TAAAAGGAATTTCTTTACTTTTCATAAATTCAGAAGTATTTAAGTATATTAGAGGAAGAGAATCATATTAAAATAATAAAAGGAGAAAAAAAGTGTAATACTTATGTATTTAATAAAAACAGTTCTTTATATAATAAAGGATTTGAAATGTATACATTTGAATTTATGAAAAGTAAAGAAATTCCTTTTAAAGAAAAATGCGCTTTAATAGCTTTTCAGGAACGAATGATGAATAAAAATAGTGGAAGAGGAACTATTTCGTCTACTCCTTTAGAAATGTCAAATATATTAAATACTAGTTTTTCAACATATAAAAGAATTGAAAAGAATTTAATAAATAATAATTGGATAACTATAATGAAATCAAACGCTAAGGATTCAGAAACTGGATGTGTGAAGAATGTTTATACCTTCGACTTAGAAGCAATTGGTCAAGCGGTATTATTTAACCAAAAGAAAATAGAGGAACATGATGAAATATTACATAAGATGCAGGAAGAAATTGAGAGACTTAATCACGAAGTAAGATTACTACATAAAGAATTAGGAGATAAGAATAAAGAAAGTGTTAAATCTACAACAATAAAAATGATTTAAAATCAAATGTTAAATAAATCTCATATTCTCATATCAATGATCTTAAGAAACGAGGGGGGTTATTGGATGGATCCGGATAATTTAGACTCCGGGGGTGAAACATACTGCGGAATATCCAGAGTTAATTTCCCTAAATGGGAAGGATGGAAGATTATTGATAAATTTAAACCGTTAAAAAGAGGACAGATTATAACAACAGTTAAAGAATTAGAAGATTTAGTAGAACAATTCTATAAAGATAATTTTTATGATAAATGTAAAATAGATGATATAAGCAACATTTATATCTCTGCCCATCTATTAGATCATTCAGTTAATGCTGGTGTCTCTAATGGTGTTAAATGCCTCCAAAAAGCTATTTCAAATTTAGGACAATCCTTAGATATAGATGGGAAAATTGGACCAACTACAATTAGATTGGCGAATTTATGCAATTCTAAAAATCTGCTTCAAGAATTTATTTCCCAAAGAAAAGAATATTATCAATCAATAGTAGATAGAAAACCTTCTCAAAGTAAATTTTTAAAAGGATGGTTAAATAGGATAGATGAGGTAAATACATATATATCTAACAAATTTAAATCCTAAACATTATGGCTTGTAAATCTAAAAGCAAATCTAAAGGTAAAGGTTCAAAAGGTGGTAAATAATTCAGAATTATTAAATACTACCAAACAATAGGATTTTTATATACAAAATCCTAACTTTGTACAAGTTTAACGTTAAATATTAAAGAAATGAAAGTAAACGAAAAATTTAAAGTAAAAATCTTACAAGAGGGCGGAACTATGCCCACGGAATCTGCTACTCAGGCTCAACCTAGTCCAGAACAAATCTTTCAGCAAATTCTTCAATTAGCTGCTCAGGCAACTCAAAATCAGGATTGTCAAGCTGCATTGGCGGTATGTTCAGCGTTAGTCGAAATGACTCAGGGACAAGCTGCTCAAGCAGAAGCTCCTACTGAGCCTGTAATGGCACGTCGAGGAGGAAAATTAGTAGTAAAGAAAAGACAATAAATTATCTTAGATGGGGTATTATTTAAATATAATACTCCATTTTTTACTTTAATCATTAACTATGGCACAAGTTCCTAAATTTGAAACTGGAGGTAAATCTCCTTCAAATATAGAAGAATATAATAAAAGAAAGCAAGAATTACAAGACCTTTATAATAAAAAAGAGCAAGAAACAAAGACAATTACTATTAACGGTAAAAAATACGATATAAAAGAAGCTAAAGAAAAACTCCAGAATTGGGTTAGTTCTGATGACTCCCGAAGTTTAAAAGACTCTTATAGAAGAAGAGGATCTGGAGTAGATGCTTCTTATAATAGATTTTTAGACGCTCTAAGTAAAGGTGATATACAAGAGATTAATAGTACTCCAAGTGGATTTGATATTAAATATAACAACTCAGAAGGATTTAATTTAGGTGATAAATATAGTAGTGATTATTTAGCTAAAGCTATAGATAATAACTTTTTAAATCTTACTGAATACTCTAATACTTTACAAGAACCTAATAAAATAGATGTATCATGGAATCCTAGAGAATTAATTAATTCCGTATGGGGAGGAAAGATTAATCAGGAAGTATATAATAGGAAAAATACTTCTGAAAGGATTGATGATGTAATTAGGGCTTTAGAAAATAATAGAGGAAGATTTTATGAGTATTTATCATCAGAAGATAAAACTCCATTTAAGGGATATGAGAATCTTCCTTTTAAATCTATACAGGAGTACGATCAATTTATAGAAGATTTATCTCAAGGTAGAAATGGGGATCCTAATTCAGAATTTGATTGGGAAGAACAGAAGAATAATCAGCGTTTTGGTGATTATATATGGAAATATATTTTTGGAGATTCAAATCAACAAAATTCTTCTACTCAAGGATCTACTAAATCCGAAGAACAAATTAAGAAAGAAGAAGATGAAATAAGGAAAACAAATAATCTACCAGAAGGTGCTCCTCTAAGTTATAATTTTAACGGAAAAAATATAGTAGTTACTAAAGAGGGGTTAAGAGAAATAGATTCTTCTGGGAATCTTGTGGGATTAAGAGGCTATTTTCCGTTTGAATCTAACCCAGCTACATATATGTTAAAATCTGGATGGTATGATACTGATTATATACCTTATGAAAAGATTAAGGATTATGTAGGAAGTAATGTTAAATATTTAAATGATATATATAATCCAGAAGTATATAGTTGGAGAAAAAATGCCGAGAATATTAAATATAAGAAAGATTGGGATAAGGAACAGAGTTATAATGCTTATTATAAATTAGCTAAGTTATTAAATCTTCCGGAAGGAGAAGAATATGGTATTGATTATTTTAATCCTTATATAGGAGATAATCAAGCGGTTGAAGATTATGAATTTATTGGAATAAATAATTCTCAAAATGTTGAGAGTTATTTAAATACTGGAAGGCCATATAAATCTAAAAGTATTTATGCTATTAATAAGAAAACAGGAGATATAATTCCTGGAGAATTTAAATATAACCAAGGTTATTTACAATTTAGTCCGACATCAAACTATCCGGGAATTTCCTCTATTAATTTAAATAAACTTAATGTTAATCCAGTTGAAGGGAGAGATTTAACCTTGGGAAGTAAGTTTTTGGCCAATTTATATTCTAAGTATTTTAATATTAATAGTCAATATTTAGGGGCTAATGAAGCTAAAGGAGAAACTACTGCTGGAGGTATTCCTATTAGATATCAAGAAGGTGGAATATTAAGAAATTCAATTTCCTCAGATCTACAAGATAAACAATCTGCTTCCATGTCAGATGTATTCTCTGGAGAATCATTAAGTGCAGCAGATAAAGCAGATTTAACAGCATTAGCATTAGATGTAGCTGGCTTAGCTTCTACCGCTGCGTTTGGTGTAGGAAATGCTGTGGGAGCTGCAACAGGATTAGGATCTACAATTTCTACTGCTATTGCTGATTATAAACGTGACGATGATTGGTCATGGAGTGATACTGGGAACTTAATACTAAATCTAGGGATGGATGCAGCAACATTAATTCCCGGATTAGGAACAGTGGCTAAAGGAGCTAAAGTAACTAAAGCAATAAAAACAGCAGCTCCAATACTACGTAAAGCATTTACTGCATTAGGATTAGGAACTTCTCTTACTGCTTTAGGTAAAGTAATGTCAGGAGAAGAATTAACTATAAATGACTGGAGATTGTTAGCTAATGGATTAAATGCTGTAACGGGTATCGGTAGAAATGTTGCTGGGAAGAAGTTATATACTCAAAAAGCTGGTGCAGGAGAATTATCTAAACCTCTAGAAGTTAATGTTAACGGTAAAACTAAAGAAATTTCATTTAAAAATAATGAGGTAGAGGGATTTAATAAGATGTCGACAGAGGATAAATTAACTACTGTTAAGACTAAATTAAAATCTCAATATACGGATTTAACTGACGAGGATTTAAGTAATATAAAAATACCTAAAGGTAAATGGTATAATCCTTTCACACGCGGAGTTGGAAAAGTAAAAGAAACTAAAGTAGCTGGGAGAGAATTAACACCAAAAACTTTAGATAAGATTAAGAATAATAAACTCTCATCCTTCCAGAAAGGATTAGTAGCAGAGCAGGCTTATTATAGACGTGGCAATATCCAGAAACAATTAGAGGATAATAATATTTATCTCGGACAAACTTTAGGTGCTCCTACTGTAGTATATCACGGAAAATTAACTGAAAAAGCTCCTGGAAAAATTAATTTAAGAGCTCCCAGATCTGAAATACTTGAGCAAAAAGAGCAATTAATACATAATGTTGTAAATCCAACAAAAGGACCTACAGATGCGGAATTAAATAGTTCTATACTAGAACAAATGCAATTTACACCTTTTGGAACAACACGTCCTTTAACAGAACCTTCTGGGAAAGCTAGTAGAGTGACTAAATCCGATGTTAGAAAAACTCAAGCTAAGCTATGGAGAGAAAGCGAAGAAGGAAAAGCTACACTAGCTAAAAATAAACAGAAACTAGAAAATGAGAAAAGACGTAGACAATCAGCGTATTTAAAAGGTCAGGAAACAAAAAGACGTAACGAATTAGGATATAAAGAAGAAAATAAAAATTTATCTAGAATAGTTACAACTCCGAACGAAAGTGTTAGTAATCAAAACGATGAAAGAATATTAAATCTCTTAAGTAAAGCGGAAGAGGATGCAGTATTAAGAAAACGTATAAACGCTCAAGAATATCAAGCCGCATCTAAACATTCCTCTAAAAAGAAAACAGTAAGTAAGAAGAAAAGTAAAGATGTAGGAGATAGATTACCTAAAAAACATAAGGATGGAGGTACTTTAGACTACTTCTTTATTCGAAATAAACTTCTTAAAGAAAGAGATAAATATGAATTAGGCTCTAAAGAATGGATTGAAGCAAATAAAAATGTTAAGGAATTTAAAAATGGAGGAGTTATTAAATATCAAGATGGGGGAGTTACACCTACTAACATATTAGAAGAAGTTGTTGTAACTAGAAAGTCGCCTTCTAGAATAAGAAGAATTGATTCCGAAGTTTTAAATAATAATACTTTTGATTTTAATTTAAAACCAATGAATAAACCTTCTTTAAATACTCCTATCACTAAATCTTCAACTGGTTCTAATATTGAATCTCAAAATTATCTTCCAACTAAATCGTCATTAGGAAGTATTCCTCTAACTACTATATCTTCCTTAGCTTCTGCTGTACAAAAAACAGCAGCTAATAATAAGATATATAAAACGTTAAAAAAAGATCTAAGACCTTCTTTAATAAATCTCCCTACGGATTTAAATTATTCCATTCAAGGAAATGAAGGAGTTAGACAAGCTTATTATAAACAAGCAGCAAATTTAGAAGGATTAACTAGAACACCTCTAACCTCAGATGCCGATAGACAATTAGCATATAATTTAGAAGTAGCTAAAAATGCAGCAGAAGCAAGATTGCAAGGAGATTTAGCAAACGAACAAGCTATACAACAGTCTAGAGAAAAAGCATTTCAAGTTAATGCTAATAATTTAATAAGAAGAGAGGAAGCTGCAAATAGAAATCGTTTAGCTACTACAGAGTATTTAAATACTTTAGCGAATTTAAAAGCTCAGAAGATAGGACAAAATGCTAATATCTGGGATACATTCTTACATGATGTAACAGAACAAACTAAGCAGTATATAAATACAAATAATGCTAGAAAAGTAAATGAACAACTTTTAGATTCTCAATATAAAAATGCTAGATTATCTACAGAGGATTCTATTACTGCATCAGATTTACAGAGAAGATTAGACGCGTTATATCAAAAAGAAGAATACAAGAAAGATCCTACTAAATTATTCTTAGATCCAGAATATAAAAATATTATTAATGCTCAAAAAGAGTTACAACTTAAAGGATTAAAGAGAAGTATAGATTTACAAAAATTAGGATTATCCGGACAATATCCTAAAGTATTTAGATTTGGAGGAATAATTAAGAAATAATATGAAGTTAAATATTAAAAAATTTCAAGAAGGAGGACAACTAGCCCCGTGGGTTGGGTATTCTCCTTTCTTTCAACCTATTGGAAGAGAAGAAGGGACATCAGCCGTAGCTAATTCTTCTGCTAAATCTGGTGATACTAAGATTGATAATTCTCAGAAACAGTTGAAAGATATTATAGGTCAAATGGTTGGTAAAGGATTAACTAATGAAGTTAATTATTTCGCAGAACAAGTTGGTAATATCTTTGCTGATACAGATCTTTTAGGACAACCTATTAGCGTTAGACAATATACAGGATTAGTATCTAGATTAAACGAGATTCATAATAATAAACAGATATTTGATCAAGCAAAAGAACATGCACTATCTAAAGGAACACTTTCAGAAGCAGCAATAGATTATTCTGGAAATTTATTCGCACAAAACTCTAATGGAGAACTTGTTATGATTACTCCAGATCAATACTCAGAAAGTAGAGAAGAGTATAGAGTATTAACTAATAATGATCTCTTAACTCTAAGGAATAATAGTAAAGCTTATATATTTGATAATAGCCTATCTCAAACGGTTGCTGGAAGTTTAAATATAAATGATATAAGTAAACGAATAGAAGAGATTGTTAAATCTATAGGAGTAGAAAAACAATCTTCTGATTATTACTTTGATAAAGCTAGAGCTAATCAATTAGAAAAAGGATTACAAGCTATTGTAAGTGAGAAGTTAAATACCGCTTCTGATGGAACTTTTAAATTAACTGAGGAAGTTGCTACACAAAGAAAAAATGCTAATCTTGCTTTAAATTACATATGGAATAATTTAGATCAACAATCTAGAAATACTTTAATTGCAAGAGCCGCTATTAATAATACTGGAGATCCTAGAGAAAATGCTATAGAAAGTATTAAAAATATCCTTATCTTCGGAACTGATCATTCTTATTCCCAATCATTAAAAGATGAGAATATAGAAGGTAGATCAGGGAGTGGTTCTGGAGGTAAAGGAGGATTAACTGATATTAACCCTCTAATGAGTTATGTATCAGATCCTAAAAATCAGAAATATGTAGTAAATGTAGGAGATAAATATTCTTTTGATGCTAAAGCTAGTATTAGACCATTAATAGGAGCTAAAGGAGAAGTATTAAATGAGAGTTATTTATCCGATATAATTACTAACGGAGGGTTAGGTTCTTTAGTAGATATTTCAGGAGCTTCTGTTGGAACTGGAGTTACTTTAAATCCTAATGATTTAAGTAAGATATTATATGAAGGAGATAGAGTAGCGATGACATGGTTACCATATATAACAGATCCTAAAACAGGTTCTAAAGTAGTAGATTTAAAAGCATTGAAGCGTTTAGAAGATGCTGATAGAGAAATTTCTGCTATAGGTCCTACAGTTACAGAAGATCAGAAATTAAATATATACAGAGCACATAATGTAGATCATTTAATACTTAGAGGCGGAGAACCAGCACAAAGTCAATTATCTTATATGCATCAATTTATGGTTATCCCATCTCTAATTCCAGAAGAAGTGGCAAAGGAAACTCAATTAAATAGTATTACTAAGAGATTAAATAATGATTTAGAGGATAAGGCTAGGGATATGTATGCTAGGGTTAGATCTAATCTAGAAAATAAAATGTTGAGAGCTAATGGTTACATACCTCCAGAACATTGGTATAGACCTGATGATGATATATATAAATCCTCTATATTCTTACCTGTACAAGATGAGTTAATGTCAATCTTATTTACTGGAAAAACTGCCCCTCAAACAGCTAAATCTAATTTAGATTATGAAAATGTAATAAGAAATACTAATCAAATTACACAACAAACTGGAGGATTAAACCCAGCTGCATTTAAATAATATGGATAATTTAGAAAAAAAGGATTGGTTTGGGTTATATTACTCAAACCAAGATAAAACTTATATAGACTTCTTACAAAATGGGGTTACTCCTAATGATATAGAATTGAAGTCAAAGGATGAATATAAACAAAACGAAAAGATCGTTCAGGCATTTACTGCACCCGATGGGAAATTTGATGATAACGCATTTAATACATTTTATAATAAAGCATTATCTTCATATAATACATTATCTATAGGACAGTTTACAGAAGAGGATCTTCCAAAAGTGCAGTATGATATAATGTCTCCTTTTAAATCTCAACTTTCTCCTGTACAAGATATTTCTTTAGATATAATAAAGACTAAAAATCCTTTTATTCAAAGCACCGGATTAAATACTATACTAGGGACAGAAATGACTAGTATGTCTACTAGAGAAATGGCTCAACAAAATAAAATTTTCGATACTGAGACTAATAGGTGGATGGATATTACTCCAGAGGATTTAGGATTTTGGGGAACAGTAACTAAAACTCCGATAGTTTTAGCTCAATATGATAGAGATATACAAGAAACTGATCCAGAAACAGGAAGATTAATACAACATAAAAAAGGAGAAATAAAATTAGATGAAAGTGGAATGCCTTATTACGAAACTCTTGGTAATAGAGAAGTTCATGGTAAACAAGTATTAAGTGCGTTTGATGTAATTACTAGAGAAAATTCTACATGGAATAAATTTGATTTTTTTGATAATGATGGAGAAGAATCTAGTATCGGATCTACTATAGCACAAACTATAGCTAGTATCGCTCCTTTATTTATCCCATATGTAGGTCAAGCTTATGCTGGAGCTTTAGTTCTTAGAGAAGGTACTAAGTTAGGGATTACTTTATATAAAATGCTGGATGGAGCTATTAATAATAATCCAAATCCTAATTTTGGGATATTAAATACTATAGAAGCTAAAGCAAACCAATTTAATACTAGTGTATCGGATAAGTCTCAAGAGAAATTATTAACCTTTGAAAATTTTGGAAGGTTAGTATCTGATATAGGCTCCCAATTATTCCAACAGAGATTATTAGCCCAAATCCCTAATTGGCTTGGTATTGGAAATTCTGAAAGGGCTGCTTTAAAAGCTATAAAAGCTAAATATGGAGATGATATAATACAAGCTATTTCTGATGGTAGTATAATTCAAAATAGAGGATTATATAATACAATTACCCGTAACGATCCTGCTGTTATAAATGCAATAAATAAAGCTAATATAAGAAATAATTTCTTAGGTAGATTTATGGCTAATTTCTATATGTCTGGAACTTCTACAATGGATGTATATAACGATGCTTTAGATGCCGGATATGATAGAAGAACAGCTGCCTTAACTGCAGGCTTAGCTATGGGTGCTACTACTTGGATGATACAATCTACAGAAATAGGACAGAAAGCTTTAGAGGGATTAGGATTTGATAGTGAAAGAGCTGCTATAAGAAATGCCGGAAAGAAGTTTATTGAAGAAAATAGAGAATTATTACATTATACTGCAAATAATACAAAAGATAAAGCTGCATTTAATTCTGTATTAAAGAAAGCTATAAATACATTTAAAAAAGTAAAGGAACCTATAAATAATATTATCTCAGGTTCTGGAATAGCTAGTAATGCTGTAGCTGAGGGAATTGAGGAAATGTCAGAAGAAGCTATTATGGATATGTCTAAAGCTATTACAGATGTATTCACAGGAATTTCTGGTACACAAAAAGATGCTTCTTTTGATTTCTTATCCTCTAATCCATTGGAAAGATATCTAATGGCTGGATTTGGAGGTGCTATTGGTGGGGCTATATTTAAAGCTGCTAATAATTTATCTGATATAAATAAAAGAGTTCCGGAACAAGCTACTGATAATATCTTTTACATATTACGAAATGGAGGTAAATCTAAATTAATCTCAGAATTAGAGAGATTAAGACAACAAGGTGTAGCTCCAAAAAATCTTTCTGCTACTAATAGAACAATAGAAGGAGAGAATATAAATTACTCTCCTGTAGAATCTGGAGATATTTCCCAAAATGATGCTGTAATAGACCTATCATTACAGTTAATAAATCAGTGGGATGCTATTATTAATGAAGAAAATCTACGCCTTAGTGATGAAGAATTAATATCTTTATCAGCATTAAGGGATAGGAGAGTAGAAGATCTTATTAAATTTGATGGAAGATTAGATATTATTAGAGATTATAATCAATTAGGAAAAGAAATAGGAAATCTACTCCTAGAAAAGAAAGATATAGAGAATCGATTAAATGCTCCTAATAAAGAAATTCCGAATAAAACAGAGTTGGAGAGTAGATTAAATATAATAAATGAAGAACTTCAACAAAAAAGAACAGAGAAGGATATACTATTACGAGGAGGAAAATCCGAAGAGTATTTAAAAAGAGCTTTATTTAATATAAGCGAAATATCTAATAAAATTTATTCTTCTGATATATATACATATACAGAAAATATTCTTGGTAAACCGTACGGATCTTTATCAGAATCCGAAAGAGAGGAAATTAAATCTAGATATAAAGCTTATAGAGAAGATAATAATGAGAAATTAGATAAAGCGTATAAAATATTTACGTCATTATCACAGAAATATGGTGATAATATTATAAATATAGTATCTAAGTTACCGTTATTAAATAAAATAAAAGGATATCTATCAGGAATAGATGAAGAGGCCTTACTTAATCTTGATGAAGATGCAAAACGTAATTTTGATTTAGCAAGAAAATTAGGACTTGAATTAGGGGTTCCTGTAGAAAGAGGGATTGATTATATATTTGAATATAGAAATACGGATTTATCTGATATAAATACTCAGAATATAATTAAAAACTTCTTTAATTCAATAAATCAGGATGGATCTGGAATTGATGTAGGTAGTATTTTCTCTACATATAAGAATTCTGGAGAATTTATATCTAATATATTTGATACAATATTTAATATAGATCAGAAAATAGATACCTTATCTAATTCTATTAACAATAAATTAAACTCAGATCCTACTTTAGATAAAAATTTTGTAATAAGAGAATCTATAGAAGAATTTTTAAATAAGAACATTTCTAATTCTATAGTTAAATCTTATATACAAAATAATTTAAATCTTCCTAATTTAAACTCTTCAGAAGAAGTAATATCTAATATTAGAAAGATTCTTATTAATTTATCTGGATTATTACAGTTTAATCTAATTCCCCAACTTAGGACTAGATCAATGATGAATTTAATTGAAAGTGCTAGAAATGAGGGAATAGAATTAACTAAGGATTTATATTCTTATATAAAAACATATCTAAAATCAGATAATAAGGTAGAATTAGATTACTCTTCTTATGTATCTAATCTTTTATCTTATGTAGATGAGAGTCTTGGGGAATTAGTTAATTATGATTTACAAAATATAAAATCCCAATCTCCGGATTTTCAAGCTGCTTTAAAAGAAGGATTTGAAGAAATTGGAGTTAATAATTTAGAAGAGGTAATACAAATATCAGAAGAGTTAAAAAATGTAAAAGATTGGTTTGAAATAGCAAGCCTATTAAAAAATTCTAATTTAAATGATGTAGAGAAAAGGATCATTATAGAAAGTATAAATGATTCAAATAAATCTAAAACAAAATCATCTTTATCAGAAATAAATATTTTATCAGAAGCTTCAATAGATCCTTCTCAGTTAGTAGAGAATCCTTTAAATACTTTATTATCTGAGATATATTTAAATGTAGATGAATCTGCTGGAAATATTAATATCTTTGAATTATTATCAAATGAAAGTGATTTATTAAAATCTACTAATACACTTTCTGATTATGTTTTGCAAGGAAAGGTTAAATTAGAACAACTTGATACTGCAATAAATGTGATTAACGCATTGCAATCAGTAGTATCTTCGATGCAATCTTCTACTATTGAAAATGGAGGATATGGATTTAATTCTACTTTAAATTATGTAAGAGAAAAATTAGGAGTATCAGAAAAGCTTCCAGAAATAGAATCTAATTCCGCATTTGAAGTTATACAAGAATTAGAGAGGATAAAGAATAAATTGGGATTCTATAAAAAATTATCTGAACAAAATAAAGGTAATAAACTTAAAGAGCATAAGCTTACAGCTATAAAAACTAGACAAGCTCTTATAAAGAATTATCAGGATAAATTATTTAGAAATAAAGCTCCCGAATTATTTGAAGGAGTGGATGATATATTATCTAATTATAATTTAGATAGTTTAAATAATTCGGATTTAACTGATGAAGAATATATTTCATTGGAGAAACTTATTTTAGAAGTAGAAGATAGAATTTATGATAATGCTACTAAATTATCTAAGAATAATACAGTATCTAAAGAACATTTAATATCTAAATTATTTCAGAATTATGATTATTCTAAATTAATGAAAGAAGCTTATAATAATCCAGCTTCTTTAAATTCTGAAATAACTGAGATGTCTCCCTCCGATTTATTTATCTATTATCATACTATATTAACCACAAAAGCATCTACATTTAATAATGCATTAAGAGATATAGTGAATGAATCCTTGGGATCAGATAAACAACTTATAATTCCTATATTTTCTCAAGAATATGCTGCAAGGATTGCGTTAGCTTGTATTATAGATATAAACTTCATGAACAACTCTACCGAGTTAACTAAGGAGTTTGAGAATAGTATTACAAATCCAGCACTTAGAGATAAATATAAGAATTATATATCTAGACTACAAAATACAGTATTTATAAATGGAGCTCCGGGAGTAGGTAAGACTACTGGTGTTGATTCTTTAGTATTTAAATTAGCTAATAAATTATTAGGAGAACAAGGTGCTGTTATATCTGGACCTAAGATGCAACAAACAGTTAATCTATTAAATTCGATTACTGGAAAATCTTATTCTGAAACGGAAGGATTGAACACTATAAATGATACTATTAAGAATAAAAAACTAACAGCAATTACCGCTGATATGTTATTAAATTCTATTTTAGTATCTCCAGAAATAATAGAAAAGGCCAAGAAACAGTTTAATGATCCTCAATCTAAAACTATTCCGGAGAATGAGAGGGTTATAGATATACTAGAAACTCAAGACAAGGAATTAGTTGTTAGAATAAATCCTAAATATCTAACTCCTTCTAATTTTAAATCTGGGATATTTCAAGATCAAAGATTGATATTTATCGATGAAGTTACACAATTATCTAAATTTGAATTAGAATTATTATCTTCATGGGCTCAACAAAATGATAAGATATTAATTACTTCCGGTGATTTATTACAATCTGGTTATGCTGGAAGTGATGGAGCGTATTTAGGGATAGATGTAGATACTAATTTAATATACACACCTACTTTAGCTACATCTTTAAGAATTACTAATATCCATAAAAAAGATAACTTAGATTCTTTAAGAGTATTAACTGATAGAGTTAGAAATGTAGATAATTACTATACTACAGGAGAATTTAATTTAGAAGAGGGAATAAAAATAGCGTTATCTAACTATGAGAACGTACCTAGTCTAAAATATTATGAAGACGACGTAAAACTCTCTGGAGATAAAATTGTTGGATCTATTTCTACTTTTGATTTAGATAAATTAGTTCATGACTCAGAAGAGCCGATAGGATTTATATATGATGATGTAAATTCTGATACATATAAGCTAATAGATACTTATATAAAAAAGAATCCTGGAAAAATAAGGAAATTTAAACTTGAAGAAGTACAAGGTTCAGAAGCTAAATACTTTATAGTAGATAAGAAATTTAATTTCGGATCTCATGGAGAATTTGTAGAAAAAGCTACTAGAGATTTATATACTGCTATAACTAGATCTAAAGAAGGTACTATTATTATAAATAATGGGTTAACTACTAAACTTACTAAAGGATCTGAAAGAATTAGTTATACACAATCCTCTATATTAAATAATGAAGCTGCTAAATCTTTCTCAGAATTAAGATTGAAAGCTCTTAATGCTTCGTTAGAGAATAAAACTATAGAACCTCAAAAGAAAGAATCTTCTACTACATCAGTCTCAACACCCCAACCTAATGTAGAATTAGGAAAAGTTTTAGATGCTGCATTTAGTGATTCTCCAGAAGCTAATAGAGAAATTCAACAATTAGAAAGAATAGAATCTAAAACAGAGAAACATTCTCCTGATAGTTTTATATGTTATTCTTATAGAACAAGAATTAAACCTAAAGCAGAAATTAATGGTGATATAACTACTTATAGCATTAAAGATTCCGCTATAATGCTAAGATTAGATTCAAATAGTGAACATAGAGCATTCTTTAATGGAGAAATTGATGGCTTAAATCCTACACAATTCGAAAGAGTTGATGAAAAGATATTAGAAGTAAAGAGTATATTATATAATTACACAAAATCCAGAAGAAATAAATTATTTAAAGATTATAATATTGAACAAGATTTATCTAATTTATATAATGACATATCTGGAAATACTGGAACATTAGATTTATCTAACGGGAAGTTTGTATTAAAAGCAACTAAATATTTTAATAAATCTATAGGAAAAGAAGATTCTGTTATTAGAATTATATATGAAATTCCTATATTAAATTCTTCTACAGAAGAGAATACTGTAGAGCTTTATATAGTAGAATTACCAAATATTAATAATGAATCTTTTAGAATTAAAGATTCTGATACTCCAGAACAAAGAGCTTCTAAAGCATGGTTTGTAGAATATCAAAAATTCTATGGACAAATAATGAATAGTTTCATTTTGGATGAAAGTGGAAAATCTAATAAATACTTCCAGCTTAGAGATGATTTCGAATTAGAACGAATTACTAATAGTATTATATATAAAGGATCAGATAAGAAAAAATTTGCACATGTTCCATTTGAATCTAAAGAATCTGAATTTAGAGGAATTTACTTCTCTAAGCCTTATATAGTAACTAATACTAGATACGGTAAATCTAATCGGAATGAGTTATTAATTCAACGTAACGAGAGATTAAATACTCTATATAATGATTATTATGAAACTTTAGAGGAATATAATAAAGCAGATACTACTCAAAAATCTAGATTAGAACCTATATTAAAATCTAAATCTGAGAGATTAAATGCTGAAATAAATAAGAATAATATCAAAGGCAAAGCAGTAGTATTTGCTACACATAGTAAATATATATTTGATGAGGATGATAATATTATCTCAGAAGATCAGTATGGAGATTATTACATAAACCAAATGAATGGAAAATATGATAATGATCTAGATAGAAGAGATAAAATTAGAATGATCATTTTAAATCCGGAAGGACAAACATTCCAATCCTTTATATCTAAATATAGAGAATTTATAAATTCATATAAAAAGAATTCTGGAGTAGCTAAATATAATGGTAAATTTTATAAATCTTACTTTGGAGATTTTATAGGATTTGATACATTGTTATCTATATATAATTATTATAATTATTTAAAAGCTAACGGGAAGCCAGACTCTAAACATATCAAAATCGCTGAGAAATTATTTAATTCTCTATCCTCACTTTCAACTAAAGAAGGAAACGCGGAAAACCCATTTGATCTTCCTAGTGCCAAAGTTAAATTTGGACTACCTCATGTTCTGAGGATAATGGAGAGATTACATATAGAAACTACTCCAGAAGAGATTAAGAAAATGGAGAATTACTCCTCTTCTATTAATGGGAATGATGTACTTAAATTCATAAATAAGATTATAGAATTTAAAATAAATCAAAGACTCCATCCCGAATTATTAGTATCTTCTCCGATTATAAATGAGGAAAATGGGGGAATATTCCAAGACTGGAACAAAGAAGATGGAATTACCGATTTAGATATAATTGATTTTATGGAATTTGCTATGTTAGGAAGAAGAAATTATAAACAACCTGACGGAAGCATTAGTTCTGTAGAAGCTCCTAATTATAATCCTTTATTTAAAAACGGAATCTTCCCATTCTCTGTTTATGAATTAACGGATAAGAAAACTGATTATACTGGAGGGGAATATTTTTATGAAGCAAGAAATCCAGAAGGACAATATTATATAGATAGAGATATTCAAACTCCACAATTTGTATTTCAACCATCTAGGGATTTAGCCTCTCCAAATGATTTCGGAATCGCAAGAGTAGAGAATAATAGAGAGGTATCTAATAAAGATGTTGAAAAACAAAAGAGTAAAGAAGTTTATAGAGCAGAATTATATAATAATATAAAAGATAAATTATCAACTTCTAATATAGATTTAAATTATCTACTTGTTAATAATATCTCCTTAGCAACTATAACAGGTTCGATGGATAGAGATGTGGAGAGTAATATAAATTCCACTATAGATGTAGTAAATACTATATTAAAAACTCAGCCTGTAAAAGTAGACGAAATATCAGAAGTAGATTATATAGAATATAAAAATAATGAATTAAAGATATATTCAAGACCTATAGAAAATATAGAACAAAACGATAGTATTTCTGAGGAAAATAATATATCTTTGTCACAGACATTCGGGAAAATGTTTGATGTGGTATCAGATCCTAAAGATTTAGAAATGTTAAAAAATATAACAAAAGTATTATTGACTTATGATAATAATAATTTATTAATAAACTATGTAACTAAATCTGAAATCATCCCCGATACAGTAAATTTAATTTTATCTAATATGAATATACAAACAATACTATCTGATATAAATAAGATAAGAAGTAAATATAATATTTGTTAAATATGGCTTGTAAATTTTTCGATTCAAACACTAGAAGCCCAGAATTTTTAATAAACCTATCTCCCTGGATTAATTTTCAGGGAGATACTATTTCAGATCAACAATTTCAGAATATTAAAAATTCTCTGCAAAAAGATTTTATCATTGATTCTGATGAAAATTTAGTAGATGCAATAAAGGAATATATAAGATTATTTTCTTATAATACGGAATTAAATACAATACTTAATAATTCCTTAGATAAAATTTTAACTAAGAATATAGAAAAAACTTTACCTCCGGAAGAATATAAAAATCCAGATCCTCTAGTAACTACATTAGAGAATGAAGTAAAGACTATAGAAGAAGATGAATCTGTGATGGAGGAGGATAGAGATTTAGCTACGAAGGAATATGTAGAACAATTAAATAGAAGTAGAAAAAACGTTACCTATAATGAAGAAATAAAGACTAATAGAGATTTAATTACTAAATTTCAAAATAATAATAGTTTATATAATAGATTTGTTTCTACATTTAAAAGAGAGATATTTAAAAATTCCTTTCTAAATCTAGATTCTGGAAAAATTGTTCAAACTTATTCAGAATTAAATAATAATATTGCAGAATATAAACAAATATTATTTAATCATATAACAAAATTTTTAGGAGAAAAAGATATTATTCCTTTATATAATCAGGATGGATCTTTTAATATTACAGAATTTACTACTATTATATCTAGATTAAATGAATATTATGATCAACATAATCCTACATCAAAATTAAATTCGATTAATAATGTTCTATACACTCCTTTATCTAAATCTAATCAAGATTATTTAAATGCATATAACGCTTTAGTGACTTTAGAGAATTTTGATAATTTAATAGTATTATTAACAGACGGATTAATTTCAATAGATCCATTTAAATTAGGAATTAAATCTACTAATAGAAATGAAATTAAATATCTTCCGTTCACTAAAAATGCATTAAGACAACATTTTAGAGTTAATGAAGATTCCGATATAAATAGAGAGACTACTAGTTTAACTAAAGCTATTATACAAAATATTCCTTTATTAGATTCTGATGGGAAATGGGATGAGATATCTTATATGACAGTTAATGAATTTAACAATGCTATATCTAGAATCGGAGATCCTGTTATTAAATCTTCTAATAAATATAATTCATTAAAATTAGGTAAATTAAATCCTACAGTAGCTTATATAGAATTTTTTAATTCTTTATTTGTTACAGATGGAAAAACTGATCCATCAAAAATAAATAAATTTAAGAAGAATTTAGACTTTAATTTAGATACTAAAAAGGCATTATTGTCTATATATAAATACATCTTTGACTCTACTCCAGAAGCTAAATCTTTATATAATATAATTAAAGATAACCAAGGAGATTTAAGTTTTAACTATTTCTTGGATGTCTTAGCTTATATGAATAAACAGGATGGATCAGAATATATATCATATGAATATAATTCAGAAAGTAGAGAGTATGAAGTAAATACATTCTCAAATCTAACTTATGAATCCTCTTTATTTAGACAGGAAAGAAATTTAACTGAATATGTTGATTCTATAGCTAGAAATGGTGATTATGATAATACTATTTTAAATGTATTACGAAATAAATTTAGAGTTAAGGTCTTAGATGATTCTATTTCTATCACCATTGGATCTAGAACATTATTTATTAATGATCATTTAAATATTGCTAACGAAGATGCTATAACTGGAAAAGATTTAAATAAAGAATTATTAGATAGTATTACAATCCCAAATCCAGAACAAGTTAGTGCGATTATAAATGGTAAAACTTTATCAGAATCTATTATGAATGGATTTAGGTTGTTAGAATTGTTACAATTATCTACAGATCTTCCATTTATAAATAGTTCTGGACAATTATATTCTATATTAAAATCACAATATAGAACAGAAGCCGAATCTAATCTAAAAGGAGATCTTTTGGGATTATTATATAGAACACTTAAAACAATTGATACTCTAGATTCTATATATAAAGAATATGATTCTAATAAAGTTAATCTTACTCCAGGAGAATTCAAATCTAAAGTAAAAAAATCCTTTCCAGAATTTAAAACAATGAAGGATATTACTTTTAATAAATTCTTTACATCAAGTAAAACTAGACCAAGATTAAAGGTTAATTTAAATTCTAAAGGAGATAGATCAAGTGTATTTAAAGCCACAGTTAGTTCCATAAATTTATTAAATAGAGAAGCTAGTCCAAGTACATATAAAAACTCTGATGGAGATAATGTGCCATCTATAGGATTGATGAATTTAGTTAAAAACATACACGAGTTTATATATACTACTAAAGATTATCAGAATAATGTTAGAAAGCATTCTAATATATCTAATATATTCGAATCTAATATATTCTATAATAATCCAGAATATTTAAAAGGAATTGGATTAAAAACAGAATTTATATCTCCAAATGGAACAACAGTACAAAAGAATAAATTCAATGTTTCTGAGTACGGAGTATCATCTATAATATTAGATTATTTCAAAAATCTAATGAATGATCAAATTAATTATATAGAATTTCTTCCAACTGTATACGCAGATAAATCTAATCAATCTCTTATTAAAATATCTAAGGATATTAAATTTGATGGGAAGAATATTAAATCTGCATCTGCTACTCAGATCGAAGTAGAGAATTTTAATAGCCAACAGATTTATTATACTAATCTATTATCAAATTTATTTAAATCTTATTATAGAATAGGTGAAAGATTAGGTGTTTCTTTATTAGATTCTATACCTAAAATTAAAAATAAGAAAGAAAAAGCTGAGATTATAAATAATAATATCATCGCAATAAATAATCTCTTATCTACTAGATGGAAGGAAGTCTCTCAAATAGCTAGAGAATTAAGTTTAGAAGATCCTAATTTTAAATTTATAGAAGAAGTTCATTATTCTAAAGTGGAAATGTCTAAAGGTAATAGCGTATTTAGATTAAATCCATTTATAGAGAATATGGCTAATATCTATCAAGTATCTACTGTAGACGATTCTTATTACAAGGATTTTATAAATAGATCAAAAGAAATATTTAAAAAAGATTTAAAATCTAAAGGTATTGAAGTAGATACTAAAGTATTTAAATTCTTAAAAGATATTCCTTCTCTAAAAAATTGGATTGGTAGGGATGGAATGATGATATTAGAAAAAGATGGGAAATTGAATCCTATATTAGAAAAATATTTCTTTTTAGATGGGTTCTTATCTAACCAATTCCTTCAAGTAAGTGTTGGAGAACCTTATGCACATCCATCTAAATTAAGAGGCGTGTATTATTTAAATTCCGATGGATCTATAAATCCGGAATATTTTATCCGGGATCATGCTAATAGATTATTAGCTCAATATAAACGTATGGTTGCTATGCAGGCTACTATACACAACTATTATCAAAAAGCATTAGAAGGAACAACTCCAACTATAAATGTAGCAATTATCAAAGATATAGAAGCTCCTGTATTTAATCCTTCTGGGGAGACTGATAATGTAAAGGTATTAGATGGCTCTATGGAATGTAATCCATTTCAAAATGTGTTAGAGAACAATTCAATGTTTAGCTCTAGTGCTGGATATAATAGAAAGAATTTTGGATATAATGTAGATCCTGAATTTGGTAATGGGTTATTAATGAAATGTGCTATATTCTCTATAACTAATTATCGAATGAGAAAATCTCCGGAGAAAGTTAAATTGTTGCAAAAAATGACTGATAGAAAATGGGATGTTCCTATTATTAATTTAATGCAAGATTTTAATGGTAATAAACGTCATCTTAGAGATATTATATCCGAGGATTTATATTATTATAATGCGAATAATGGAGAATATTATAGAATAATTGATTTAGAATCTCTAGGAAATAATACTTATAATATTATAGAACGAAGAGTTAATAATAACGGGGGAGATACTCAGAATAGTAGAAATGTAACAAGAACTGTAGTAATAGATAGTAATTATAAATTATGGAAAGCTCTAGGTGGAGAGTATTCTTATTCATTAGATAATTCTAATCCTTTAGATCCTTATTTAAGTAATTCCGGAGATAAAGGAGAGGCTTCTGTAAATGCTACAGTACAGTTTATGAATAAAACCGGATATTATATAACTAAGAGGGATCTATTAAATATGGTTAATGGTGATTTAGATTTATTAAATACAATTATATCTAAACAAGATCTTCCATTTACATTTAACAATATTCCAGAAGATTCTAGTTATATATTAGACGAACAAAGAAAATTAAGAGTAATACTAGATCAGAATTATATATATCAACCTCTTAAATACTCTGATATACATTACCTAGCAAATGGAACATCAATAAAAGTTGGAGCGTTTAATACAAATCCAGCCAATGCTAGATACGATGATACTCCTTTATCCTATGGTAGAGTTGGTACACAATTCATGGGTATTCAAATGGATGCAGATCACCATGCTGATTTATCTACTGTTACTGAATCTACTCAGATTATTAGTACTTTAGCAGCTAATGGATATACATCAGATTTAGCTGATGCGGCTTATAGAGCTTTAGGTTCTGTAGTAAATACTACTTTAAAGAAGTATTTTGAAGCGCATAATCAAGCTAATAACTTAGAAACTCTTATAGAATTAGGAGAAGCTAATAAAACATTATTATATAAACTTCTAGCTAAAGCAACTATTAAAGCCTTCGAAGGAAGCTCTGGAGATGGAGTAATTACTGGTTATTTGGAAGAAGCTGCAAGAGAGTTTGAGGAGAATTTAAATAATGAATTATTTAATGCTAGAGATTTAAGATTTAAAATTCCGTTTAGTTCCGGAAGTATAAATAGTTCTTTTATAACTATGTTAGCATCTAAAATGAACTCTGATAGTATTAAAAGAACTTTCTCTGGTATGGGAGCTGTAATGATTCCTTCTTATGGATCTATAAAACATTATTATTTTGATGGATCTGAGAATTTATTTGATTCTAATGGAAATGTTTTAAGAGGATATTATTCTCAGGAAGATTTAATACATATAGCTAATGAAGCTGGTTATTATTCTCTTACTGATGAAAATGGAAATATTCTTAGATCAGGTTTGGATAGATATTTAGAAACAGGAAATTTAACACAGGAAATATCTACGGATTTAATAGAATTTGGTGATATTGTATTAGATCCTACTACTGGAGAACAGGTAGATATAAATACTTATGATAAATTTAAATATTATAGGAATTTAAATACTACAGTAACTAATCTAAAAGGAATCAGAAAAGAACTTCAACCTTTTAGAGCTACTTGGAGTATTGATGGGATAAATAAGAAATATAATATTTATGACCATCCGATAATCGAAGATATGTTTAGATTAAGAGAGTCTAAAGCATCTAAAGAGGAAATTCTAGCACTTCAACATTTTGTTAATAGATATATTGGATTATTGGATGAAAATATTATGTTATTAGATCCGAGAATGCCTGAATATCAAATGATTATAGATAACAATGATATAATAGAATTTGGCGAAGGACTTCAAGGAGTAAGAATACATGATTTAAATATAAAAAGAGCACAGGCTGTAATATCTAAGGTATATCAATCTATATTCGGATTACGAACTGGAGATAATATTGCAAATATTATTAATAGTGATGGAGAGTATTTTAGACAGAAACTATTAAGAACGTATAATAAAGCTAAATCAGATCCCCTTCCAAATGATATAGAATTTTTAAAGAATAGTTTAGATAATACTAGAATTATTATAAATAAGCCTAGCTCTGAAAATTATATATCTTCACTAACTCCAATGGAAATATTAACAGAAGTTATAGATGGAGAAGAATGGAGATTAAATGAAAATGGAGAAGCTGTATATAAAACATCTGGACTTCATTTTTATCAGGATACTAGTAATGGAATAGTTCAAGAAGTAATTGTTGTAGATCTTTCTAATTTAGGGAATTTAGTTAATGTATTTAATTCTTCTGACGATTATATAGGAATATGGTATAATTTTAATTCTGATAATATTAAAGAGTTAAGAGATTATATAAATATGACAGATTCGAGATTAGGAGAAGAATTAGCTATAAATAATAGTAGTATAGAAGAGATAAAAGATGAATATGATGATTATATAAATAGAAGAATCGAAAGAGATTCTAAGAAGATATATAGATCATTTATTGAGAGTTTAAAAATAACAGCGAATCGTATTCCTGCACAAGCATTTCAGTCTATTATGACAATGGATGTAGTAGGATTCTCTGATGCAGAAAGTAATGAAGCTTATGTTAGTCTGTATCAGATATGGCTTAAATACTTAGGGGTCATATAAAATTGGAAGAATTGCTGGGAACTCCAGAAGTGGACAATCAGCAGCCGAGCTAGATTTAGGTTAAAAGAATCTAGAAGGTTCAACGACTAGGAGAGTGAGCCTAACAATAATCTCTCCCACGAGCATCCAACATGAATAATTCATGAAGATATAGTCTAAACTATGAATATAACAAAATGAAATCATAGAATTATAACATAAACAGTTATAAGATAATAATTCTCAGCCAAGGTTCGGACTATAGGTTATATTGTAGTCATTAAACCTCCTGAATTGCGGGAAATCCCTTAGAGCTTAATATACTAAGTTTAAATAGTAATATTTAAATGGTGAGAGTAATTACCTCAGTATAGTAAAAAGTGTTAAGATTGGGTAATCCGCAGCTAAGTCTCTTATATAAGAGAAAAGTTCATCGACTATCGAAAAGCTATTTAATATTTAAATAGAACTTAGTAGAGTAGGATTTAAATAATCCGAAGCGGGAGGCACTTTAAAAGTGATGATATAGTCAGTCTTTATATGAAAATATAAAGGTCAAACGGATATTGATAAAGTCTACATGACAATGCCTTTAATAAATAAAAATGGAATTTATGAAGCATGGTCATCGTTATTTAATTATAGAGATAATGAATCATTTGAACTCTCAAAACAATTACCATTTCCAAATTCAGATTTAAAATATACAATAACTTCTGAAATAAATCCGGAAATACCTTATATAGATATAACTCCTGAAATCTTATCTATCTTAAACGGAGAATATGATGGGGATAATACTAGATTAAAATTAGCTGTAGATGTTTTAAATAAGGTAGATAGATTCAAACAAACTAATATACAATTATATTATAATCCTGATTTAGTTAATGATCTAAATTATATAAAAGAAAATTCAGATGATAAATCAAGGAATGAGGATATAGAAAGTGCCAGAATACTTATATCAAATATGATAGAGAATTTAGATATTGATATATCTAGACATCTTAAAGAAATAAGTCCAAATAAACTTTTATCCGCTACAAAGAATTTCGTATATAATAAAATATATCAAATCTCCGATAACTTTAAAAATCTTGTAGCTGCTGAATCACCTATTAGTATGGGAGATCCACAAGCTGCTGCTGCTAAATCAGAAGCTGGAGCTTATGCAAAAACAGTTACTGATTTTTGCCCGTCTGTTAAATGGAACTTATTCTTCGAAAATATGGCCGGAAAAGAGGTTATTGGTATAAGTGCTGTAGGACAAAAGGTATTTTTAGCTGCAACTCAGTACTTTAATCAGGAGATAAGAAAATTAGCTGAAAAAGGATTAACTGTAGAAGATTTATTAAAATCAAATTTATATTTTAATAATGTTTTTGAGATTTATAAAAATATTCCTGGAAATGAAGGGAAGAGTGATGGGGAACTCGTTAAATTATTCACAAATAGTTTGGCTAACATTAATCTTGATGATATTGAGTTTGTATATGATCTTTTAAATGAGGCTAGAGATAAAAGTATTAGTGTGAATGATGCAATAGATCTTACACAAAATAGATTTCAAGAAGACAAATCTCTCGTTATCTCAAGTTTAATCTCGGCAGCAACTGATCCAAAGCCGTCAAAATATTTATTGAAATCATTAGGAATAATAAAATATAATATCTACATTTGCATAAATAATAATTTTTAATCAAATAAAATTTTATGCAAAAACGTAGTGAAGAATACATTCAAAGAGTTGTAGATATGTACAACTCAGGATTAGAAGCAAAAGAAATCGCTGAAAAAGAAGGAAAAAACCCTAGAACAATTCAGGACATTTTAAGAAAAGCTAATGTAACTAGAAGATCTAGAAAAGGTGAAACTAGAGTAGATAAGGAATATTTAGAAAAAATAAAATCTCTTTATGAAGAAGGAAAAACAGCAGAAGAGATAGGAAAAATTCTAGGTAAAAGTGGGAAAACTATAGGATTTCATCTTAGAAAATTGGGAATACAACCCAGATCTTCAAAATCTATTACAGAAGATCAATATCCAGAATTAATAGACCTATTTGAGTCTGGATATTCCGATGAACAATTAGCTGAATATTTTAATTGTTCTATTCCTACTGTTAGGAGACATAGAGGAATATTAAATTTGAAACAACAAAGATATTTCTCTCAATTAGATGTCTCTCTAACGGAAGAACAGGAACAAATGATTTTAGGTTCTCTTTTAGGAGATTTAAATTTATCACATCCACAGAGTAATAGACATAATAATTCAAGACTAGCAATAGTACATTCCGTCAAACAAAAGGCGTTATTTATGAAGAAGGTTGAGATATTAGGAGAATTTATGGGAGCATATAGATTAGAAACACCTTCCCCAGATTCGAGAACTGGAAATGTTTATCAAACGTATAGAGGAAATAGTTATAGTCATCCTATATTCACTAATATATATGACATTCTTTATATAAATAAAGTAAAAACTGTTACAGAAGAGTATCTATCCAAAATCTATCATCCAATAGCATTGGCTTATTGGTTTATGGATGATGGGAGTTCGAATGGGACTATTGCTACATGTTCCTTTACTTTACAGGAATGTAGTCTACTATCTAAGTGGTTATTAACTAAATTTAATATTGAAACCACTATTCGAATTGTAAAAGACAAAAATTGGAATCTTCTTTATATCAAAGAGAAAAGCAGAAAACACTTCGAAGAATTGATATTACCTTATATTATTCCAGAAATGAAATATAAACTTAAATATTTTAATTAAATGCGTGGTTTGTTGTAAAAAACTCCTTTAACTCAGGGAACATCCTTAGAGCTTTATATACTAAGTTTAAATAGTAATATTTAAATGGCTGAACTAATTACTCAGGTATAGTAACAAGTATAAAGATTGGATAATCCTGATCTAAGTATCCTAATAGGATAAAAGAGCATCGACTAGAGAAAGACTATTTAAACAAATAGAATCGAGTATCGTAGGAATTAGTAATTCCGAAATGGGGAGAGCCTTATTGGCTAAGATATAGTCAGAACTTCTATAGAAATATAGAGATGTTATATGGAAACGATATAACAGTAACATAATTGAATGCTAAAGAATTGATCTTATCAAAGATTAACGCTGGTCCTGACCTGGCTGGAGTATATGTATATTTATTAATCCAAGGCTTATCATTTGATAATATCTCAGATCTTATGACTAGTTCAGAGGTTAATGCTATAGTTCAAGCAGCTACAGTTAATAGAATGTATGATCAATACGCTACTATAGATTCCACATTAAGAAATATAGAAAAAGGACCATCACTTACAAATTTTATTGGAAAAGGATATGTAAAATCTGTTTCATTATATTTAAATACATTATATAATTCTAAGATAATCTCCGCATTTAAACTTAACGAACTAACATCAAATGATATAAACGAAATTATAAATGATCTTGAAACTACTAAATATAATTTTGTTAATGAAAGATTTCTTGATGAAGAGTATGCTTTAACATTCCTAGATTCTATGTCGGAGTGGGATGAATTAGCATTAGTTAGATCTTCTGAGGAAGTAGTGCAGGGATTAATTAGATATTTTAAACAAGTGAGGAAATTTAAAGATTTAAAAGATTTGTTTAATTCATCAGTAAAATCTAAAACAAATTTTACTACCTTTGTAAAAGCTTACACTGGAGCAAAAGAAATAGCTACGTTAGGTCAAATTTTAGGAATTAATGGAGGTATAAAGACTAAACAATATGATAGATATAATTTCAGCAAGTCCTTTAATACATTAATTCAGAATGGATTAGATAAACTTCAATTAACCGGAGATACAGCTGATTATTTTATTGGGGCATTAAAAGAATATAATCCTAATATTAGGAATATATATACAGATCAAGAATTATCTTCTATAGTTGGAGATGCTCTAGATAAAATGTCTTCAAATGGAACTTTTTCTAGTATGAAATTTGATTTAACTAAATTTTTAGAACAACCTGATTATGCTGAATCTGTTATTAAATTCTATAATTTAATAAAGTCTGTAATAAATGTATTTGATTTAATAGATTCTCTTCCGCATTATAAAGCATTTATTAATGCTTATTATATAAATGAACAAAATTCTAAATTAGGAAGTGTTAAATATGCATTATCAAACTCTATTATAGATAATTTAGAAAACGTAATAATGAGAAGGAGGATTGGTAAAATTACTATGCCTAATAAACTATCTGAATCTCAACTAAATATCATTAGAGATTATATAGATGAATTGATAATTAGGAAGTATTTGAAAAATAAAAATTTATCTATTTCAGTTCCTAAAGGCCAAAATTATTTCTTAAATGGGGAAATGCTTACTGCTACCGAGCAAACATCTTATTCTTTATCTAATGATGATGGTTTAGCATCCTTTAAATTATATATGGAATCTTATGTAATTCCAATGTTAAAGAGTGGATATACAATTAATTCTAAAGGAGTAATGACTTTTGGATCTCAGTTAGTTAATAACGCATTTTTAAATGGATTAATTATAACTGATAATACTTCTAAATTAGATGGATCTAATTATATATATTACAGACCATCTATAAATATGGTTACTACTGTAAATAATCCAGAATTTGATAAACAAGTTTCAGCATTTGGAGAAATTGAAAATGTTGAATTTAGAGGTATTAAATTATCTGATCTATTTTTTATATATAACCTAATTACCCATAAAGGAAGAAAAGGACAGGATAGTATATTAAAAGTATTACAGGGATCAGTATTTAATCCAGGGAGTTTAATTGTAGATTACTTTAAATATATTGGAGGACTGGATTTAAATACTATAACTCCGGGAGTAGTTTATGATTCAAAAAGTGATAAAGTAACAATGGATGATGTTAATATAGATGATATTCTTCTTAGGATGGCTCCAATTAAAGATAGTTTCGAAGCTCTTGTTTCAAATAATAAATATGTAAAAATATACAATGAGAACTTAGGTAAATATCAATTACAAGAAAGATTAGGAAATAATAAGAATAAGAGCTATAAGGATGTAGAGCTTTTAGGAGATGAGAGGTATTATCTAATAAGAAGTAATTACAATTATAAATTAAAAGAAACTATTAATAAATCTGAAAAAGCTATTAAGACAGTTGAACTTCTAAATGATCTAATGAGACTTAATAAAATAAAACTTATTATAAATTGTTAAATATGGGATGTAACATAGAAATACAATATATCGTAGATGGAGAAGAAAAGGTTGGTGGGATTATTCCTACCAACTTAAATTCATATGATGAAGTTAATGCAGTTAGTTTAAGTGAGGCTATTTCTGGATTAGATATAGATTCTTTAAATACATTATTAAGTACTCTTTCGGATTTAAATCTTTTATCTACTAAAGTAGTATATTCTAATGGAGAACCTTTAATCGGAAATGCTACTATAAATGATATTAGGTCTTTAGTTTCTTATGTACCTAATAAATCTTTACAGGAAGATTTTCTTCTATTAATTAATAAATTAGTAGATATGAATGCTATTAATCCATCTCAACCGAATATATTATTATTAGATGGAGATATAGAATCATTAAATATCGATGGAAATGTAGATGTTAGAGGGGCTTTATTAAATAATGAATTTATTATCTTAAAAACTAATGGAACACTTGATGAAGCTACTCTTAGAGATTTATATCACGAACTACTTCATTTATATTATTCTAAGATAAATAAATCTGATCCTAATTTTGAGAGAATAAATGAAATAGCTTATAATATATACACCACTGCTAAACAGAATCAGGATAAGGATCCTTATATAAAAGAATTTGTTAGTAAAGTATCTAAAGGATCTAGTTATGATTTAAATGAATTTATTGCATATTTAGTATCAGAACCTAAATATAGAGATGTTTTAAATATAAATAATTCCGATTTATTTAATGAATTTATTGGGAGATTATTTTCTATGGATGTTAATCCTTTTATCCAAGAATTAAATCAGAACTTAGAAATCATATCTAATACGAAAGAAGAATATGAAGAACCTCCTTTTGTTGGTAAAAATGATTCTTATTATATAGAACTCGAAATCCCGAAATCTAAAAATATATCTTATCAACAAATATCAGAAATAATCTGGAAGAATTATGAATCGACTGTATTAGATTCGGAAGGTAATCCTAAGAAGGATTTATATAACTTAAACTATTCAGAACCTGTTAAAGTAACTACAGAAGCTCAATTATATTCCTTAGTTCCTGGAGACTTATTACTAATTCCAAATTTTAGTAAAGATAAGAATATAATATATGGTAAATTTGATGATGATTATTTCTCTTATGCTAAATATCATCCAATTCAATCTGTTTGGAAGAATAGAAATGGAGAAACATTTATTACATTAGTTAATAAATACGGATCTAATGTAGGACATTTTACTATATCTTATACTGATTTAATTAAATTATCTCTAGAAAAAAACAAACAAATTGTATTTAGAAAGTTATATGGAGCATTGAAAGATCCAAATCTTCCAGAAGATTTAATAAAGAATGTAAGAGATACTTATGAAAGAAATATTGAATCAGAAGATTATAATAATCAACCACTGATTAAATCTATAGGATTCGACAGAAAAGGACTCTCATTCAAGTATTACACAGTAGGGAAATCAGGATTTAAATTAGATGTTTCTAACGGAACTAATGCTACTATAACCCAAGAATTACGTCAAAATGATATAATTAAATTAAGATCTTGGAATAAAGAGGATGAGAATAGTGAATGGGATTCTTTTACATATTACGCTCCTGTGGTTAGAACTATAGGTACAATAGTAGAAGTAGCTTTAAAGAATAAAGATGGTAAATACTTCACTAAAAAAATTCCCTTTCGGAATATAGAGACAGTGATATTTACTAAAGAAAATCATCCGGATTTAGATAATGTATATAATCAGTTTATTAATGATTATGATACTTATTCTTTAAATACTAAAGATAAAAGTAAATATCAATCTATCTGGTTCAATTTAAATATTCTAAAATCTGACCAACAACCTTATCGGAAATTAGAAGGAGACTTCTCTGATAATTTAGATAGGGAATCTGTTATTAAATATAGAAGAGATAAAGTTAGATCTTTACGTATTGGTGACTCTGTTTCTATTGAATGGGATTTAAAAAGAACTGATGGATCACCTGTTATTAGTAAACATATAGTAGTTGGGATAAGTGGGGATAGAATATACTTTTTAAATAGAACAACAAATGACTCTGCTCCAAAAATAGGATTTGTAGATTTAAAAACAGAATTTCCATTATTAGAAAATTCTAAAGGACAGAGAATAAATATTCCATCACTATCAGCTATACATTATAATAATACTTCCGATTTAGAATTAGTAGAAGATTTAAATACTAAAAAAGAGAATGCTAGTAAAGCTTTTACTAGAGTCGATGATAAAATAGTATTTGATCCTAATTCTAACTATATTCCTTTAAAAGATTTATATCACATTATAAATATAGACTCTTCTAACGCAGAACAAGAAACTGCTAAATTACAAAGAGGAGATATCATTAGATTTAAAGAAAATGATATAACATTTATTGGAGTAGTATCTAATTATGACCCTATAACAGGAACTATTATTGTTCCGGGTAGTTATAGATCTGGATATTTAAAAAGGAGATCTTTTAGGAAAATAGTATCTCCACAGCAATTAGAATATATCGGATTTGCTATAAATCCAAATTATGAATTAGGAATAATTGGACATAAAGAGATTTCTGAATATAATAAAAAACGTTTAAGTAGATTATATGATTTAAATCATAGCACTTATGGTTATTCTTTAGAAGAAATCTTGAAAAAGAAAAGCCTCCTGAACAAATCCCGGGATTGGGCAATTGAACAAGAGGCAGTGTATGTAATTCCTAAAAATATTACAGAAAGAGAATTTAAAGAAAGATATCAAGATTCAAAAAAGAAAACTCTTCCTCATGGTAGAGTATCACTATTAACTCCAACAATATTAGATATGATTAAAAACGGAGAGTTGATAGATCTCACTTCTGAATATATAAAAGCTAATAATGTAAAAGATACTAAAATTTACGGGCTGAAGAATATAAGAACCGGAATTCAAGTAAATGATTCAACTGGATTTTATTATGATCCTAGAATATATCAACGTTCTCCGGAACAAGTTATTAATATTATAGAAGTAGATGATGTTGTAAAGATTAAGTATAATGATAAATTTACTAAATATCTTAGAATTAAATCTATAACTGATAAAGGAATCAATTTAGAGTCTGAAATAGTAGGATTAAATGGAGAGATATATAATAATTCTTGGTATATAAATTTTAACGATATTAAATCCGGAAAATATCTTATTTCAGAATTATATTATCCAATAAATAAAACTAGACAAAAAGAATTAGAGAATTTATCTATAACAGATGAGGTTCCTCAAATAAAAAAGGTAGAATACTTTACTGATACTTATGATAAATTTGATAAAAAGAAAATTCTAAATAGGGTTATAGAAAATATTAATTCAACATATAATAATATTATTAACGTAATAGATGATGCTAAAATTCAAGAATTAGTTGATTCTGAAAATCTAAATAGTACTTTAGCTGATTCGTTTTCTAGAGCAGGAGCGTTTATTTGGAATGGGAAAATATATGTAAATATTAATAGAGCTGATATCTCTTCTCCATTACATGAATTAATGCATCTAATAATGGGAGCGTTAAGAAGTAAGAATTATTCTTTATATTCCTCTTTACTAGATAAAGTTGCTACTCTTCCGGAATTTAATGAGAGATTTAGAAATATACTTACTAATAGAACGTTAAATGATGCTAAAGAAGAAGCTTTCGTAGAATTTATAGCAGATAGTTTAAGTGGGGTATTTAGTAGCGAGGAGTTTAATATAAATAATTTATTATCTTCTACAGATTTCTTTGGGGAATATTTAAAAGTATTAGATTCTACGTTATCTCTAGATTTAAATACTCTTCCAGAAAAAACATCAGAAACTTTAAGTAGGGAATTAAGTAAGATGCCAATTGAAAAAATAATAACAGAATTTAATAGTTTATTACTCTCTGCCGGAAATAAGAGATTCTCTTTATTTAATCCAGAAAATGTATCAGAAGCATTTAAGAACAGGAATATTACTAATATAAAAAGTAGTTTATTAAATTCTAAAAATCCAAATACACAATTACTAGAAAAATGTTAACAGTATGGCATGTAAATATTTTTTAACAATAAACGGATCTAAGCATTCCTTTAATTCTGAACGAGACTTAGATGCTTTCATAGCCAAGAATTATGGAAATATGCTCTATTATAATAAATATGGAGATGCGGTATTTGATGAAAGTAATACTATTCAGGATTCTATATATAATAAACTCTTAGCGTTAAATTCTACTGTACAAGAATCCAAATTTAATCAATCAACACAAGAAAATGAAGTAGTTACCCCTAAGAGATTGGGAGTAACTACAGCTATAACTACTTGGCTAAATTCTAATGGAGATCGTGTAATTCCAGAATTTAAAGTAGAGGAATATAAAAAGAATCAGTTAAAACTTTTAACTAAAGAAGGATTATCAGAAGAAGACGCAAAGAGACAGATAGAATTTGATATAGAAAATTGGGGACATCTAGCAAAGATTGGAGATAAAGTACATAAAGTAGCTGAGTTATATTTCAAAAATCAGGATTTAAATACAATATCTCAGATTGTTGATCTTCCATATGATACAATCGAAAATTTATATTTTACATTTAAGAATTTAGAATCTAAAATTAGTAAAGGAAAAAAGTATAAATTTATCCCGGAATTAACACTACAAACTTCTGATGATGAATCTGATCCTATCATAGGACGATTAGATTTATTAGCTATAGATGAAAGAGGAAATGTAGAAATTTATGATTTTAAAATCTCAAATAAACCATATGAAACATGGTATTCTTCTAAACAATTAACAATAGATTATCAATTAGCTGCATATAGAGCGTTATTAGCTAATAATGGAATTGGAGTAAAGTTAGCTTTTTTGAATATAGTTCCTATTATTATATCGGATATAAATTATACTAATGAGACATTTACATCTTATAAAGTTGAAGAACCTATAAACAAAACTACCGAGGGAAAATCTATGCAAAGATTATCCTATCCTAATGGATACATAACTAGGATAGTACAAGAACATATTAGAGCAAATGTATCAGAAGTAAGTTATAATACAGAAGCTACTAAAAATGTGGCTAAATACTCAGAAATCGCTTTTGGGAAATTATCTAAAGAAACTCCGAAAGAATTTGTAGAGAGGGTGGCTAAATATGATAATTATAGAAAAGTATGGTTCTTTAATGATTATGTATCTAAAAGAAAGGGACAAGATATTCCCGTAATAGAAGCTCCAACTAAAGAAGAATTATTAGAAAAAGCTAGAGAGTATCAAGAAAAAATGGAGGATAGAAGTGAATCTTACTATTTTACTTTATGGAAAGAGTTTGATTATTTAAAAAAGACTTCTGAATCTTTAGAAGATAAAAATAAATTTAAATACCTTCCACAAAAAGCAAATACATATCTAACTAGAGTATTTTGTAATTACATAGATAATCCAGGATATGAAGTATTAGACCTTCCAGAATTAGCGGAGATAGGGATTTATGCGTTTAGAGATGTAGCCAATAACATAGTAGATATTATATCTATGACAGATATAAATTTAACAAAAAAACTTAATTGGAATAATGGATCTCATAATATCTTTGGAAATTTAGGATCTGAGGCTAAATATAAGAAATTAAAAAATCTATTATCCAATACTGTAGGAAACGCTAAGTTATTAGAGACAATGTTAGTTATAAATGAATTACATGATTATTTTAGTAACTTTAAAATAGGAAATATTCAAGTAATTAATTATAAAGAAGGACAATCTTATCCTATAGATATAAATAAATTAACTCATAATTTTAATATCTTATCTAAGGAACTAGATATTACAAATTACTTTAAATCAGAATTAATAATTGCAGATAGGATAGAAGCTTTAAAATTAAGACTATTAACTATTCTAGGACAAGATAGAACAGAATTAGTAAAAGGAACTTCTGATTTAATTTATGATTTCTATAATAATTATAAATTAGATAATGAAACCGGTAGATATAAAATAGAACAGTTAAGAAAATTACAAGATATTATTAGAGAAGCAGCTGGAAACAGATTAATTATTAGAGCAGATAATAATTATGATTCTGACCCAACTGGATTATCTTTATTATATTCTCAAATATCTAGGACTATTCTACATTATAAACGTATCTATTTCGATTCAGATCATGATATAAGTCAAATAAGTTTCAATCTCAAAAATATATCTGAAACTATGACCTTAGGAGGGTATTATGTAGAAAATCCAGAAATGATTCCTTTAATGAAAGATATAGTAGATTTAACTGAATTACAATTCCAGAAGATGCGTGAATGGTTTGAGAAATATAAGGAGAAATCTTTACAACGAGTGTTAGAGTTATATAAATCAAAAGGATTTACTCAAGTAGAACGATGGACTTTTAAAGATTCAACTAACGCATTTAAAAATATGTTTGAGAGAGATTCTACTGGAAGAATAGCTCGTAATTTTAGAGTAAAGAATCCTTATGACATGACAAATGATCTTTCTCAAGCCGAGCGAAAATGGTTGAAATCTTTCTTATGGAATGTAAATAGAATAAAGCGCGGAGTTGATTATAATTTGACAGAAGAAGAAGCAATAAAAACTACTCCAGTTCAAGAATTAATTCAAAGTGGACATTATTTTGATATCCCATTGTTGAGAGGTACTGCATTTTCACAATTGAAAAGTAAAGGATTCTTTTCGTGGATACAAGATAAATGGAACGAACAAGTTGATATAAGAAGAGCTACTAAAGCACAAGAAGAGACGATTGAACAGGATTCCAAAGCTGGGAAGAATGATTATTTAACAATGTATAATTTTCTAAACGTCTCTCCAACTACTAGAGAAAAATATCTTTCAGAGCAAGATACCTCTTATTGGGAGACTAACTTAGAGTTATTAGAGGATGTATTTGTTCATGCTTATATAAGGAAATCTTCTTTTGATACTATTCTTCCCCTTATTAATGATATAAGACATGCTATCTATTTACAATCTTATGATACTAATATTAATTTCGAAAATTTAAATAAGCAAATTGATATTTATTTAAAAACTGTTATATTTGGAGAAAGTTCTATAGAAAAATCCAATCAAAAATTCTATAAAGTATTTCAACCTATTACTACTGCTGCACGAGTTTCAATGTTGGCATTAAATCTTAATTCATTAGTTAGAGAGCCAATTCAAGGATTTTATCTTCTAATGACTAGAGCTGCTGGACGGTTGTTAGGAGATAATGGTTTTACTACTGCCGATGCTGCTAAAGCTTATGGTATAGTTATGGGAAATACCGGTGTAAGTTCTGATAATTGGACTTTAGTAGAAGCTTTAAACCATTTTTATGGGATGACTAGAATGGATGCTAATTCGTTAGCGTACGAATTAAATTCTGATAGAAAAGGTTATAAAGGATTATTAAGAAGAGGTGCTTATTGGGCTACTACTGCTCCAGATTTTTTAAATAGAATGGTATTTATAGTAGCTCAAATGATTCATGATGATTGTTTGAAAGCTCACCATATGTCTAAAGATGGAGAATTGATATATGATTGGACTAAAGATGGGAGATATTCTATATTCGCATCTGGAGATAAATCGCATCCTTTATATAATAAACAAAAAGCAGATTATATCGCACATCTAACTCAATTTAATATTGAACATGAGAATGATCTTGATTGGGAAGAGTTAAAATTTAACGAATCTAATCCAGTAGCATTACCTTCCGCATATACTATAGCAGAAAAAAGAAATATAAAATCTTCTGCCGATTCATTATTCGGATATATGGATCATGAAAATGCATTTGCTGCTAGACATAAATTTGTAGGTAAGATACTATTCCAATTTAAATCTTATTTCTCATCTACTCGTGAAAGATTCTTCTTAGGAGGAACTGATAAAACACCTAAAGGAGAATGGAAACAAAAAACAGATGAAGAAGGAAATTTACTTTATTTAAAATCTGTGGTAGGTGAGGATGGAGAATCTCATTTAATAGAAACTACAGAAGTTACAGATATTCCTGCAAAGGAATGGTCTGGAAGATTTATAGAAGGAATGGTGAATAGTACTTTCTATTATATGCAATATTTATTTAAGTATTATATAAATAAGAATACTGATGCAACTTTAGAACATAAAGATTATAGAATTAGAAATGCTAGACAATTATTAGCAGATTCTATGTGGGCTGCTTTACTTGCATTATTATTTAGATTAATAATAGAAGATAAAGAAGAAAGTGGAGAAGAATTTGATCCCTTAACTAAGAATATTCTAAGACAAACTTTATTAAATTCCACTGACGAACTTGTATTTTGGGCTCCTCTAGGACTTTCTTTAGATACTCCGGTAGCTCTTAGTTTTTTAGAAAGACTGAAAGACTCTACTATTAGAATAGCTAAAGGAGAAAGTTCTTTCGGAAAAGAGATTCCTAAGAATTTTTATGTAATAAAACAAACTCAGAACGTGTTTAATTTATTAAATTCAGAAGAATAAATACTTATTATATATGACTACATCAAAACAAAAACATAAACTTTTACCATTAGTAATATATAATCCACTAATTCCAGTTAAAGGATTTCTTGCTATGGTAACTATTTTTATTTTATGGATAAGAAGCGAATATAAGGGTGATACTAGAAGACTTAATGAAAGATTTTTTAGACATGAAACGATTCATGTATATCAACAGACTGAGATTTGGATTACATCTATTATTATAGCAGTTTTATCTTGTTTAATATTTAATCTCTCTTTATGGTGGATTTTAGCTACTCCTTTACTTCCATTGTTAATATATGTAATATGTTGGATTATAGAGATAATTTTACCTCCATATAATATGGCATATAAGAATATATGTTTTGAAACTGAGGCTAGATATAATGAAAATAATCCAGAATATTTAAATACTAGGAAATTATTTCAATTTAAATTCTTAAAATACATATCTAATAAAAAATATCCAGCTAAATAAAAAAGAAAAACCCTAACAATGCATAATGCACTGTTAGGGTTTCTTTATTTCAAATTAAATTCTTTCTTATATACTATCTTTTGAAAATAATAAAATACTCTTCCATTTTCAATTGTTACATCAACTAAACAATAACCTTCTTTACTCATTTTATTTAATAAAGACTGTTCAGTCTCACTTACCGGAGAATATCTCCTAATATCTATAGATGGAAGATAGTTTTGTATATTTAAATTCTCTTTTAATATATCACTTTGATATGAAATCTTTCCTGAGATTCTTCCAATTCCAAATGTTAATATTACAATTAATAAACAATAGAATATTAATATGATATCTTTATATTTCATTACTTACTAAAGTATATTAAATAATCTTTTATACTAGTATTATTCGCATCAACTGGATTAGCTCCTTTAAACAGGAACTTGTTTACTCCCCCAACGCCACCTAGATGTGCAGCTCCTAATAAGCCCCACTCATTTATCTTAGTCCCATCGATATCTTTTCCATTAGTTCCTCTTAGGGTATTTCTAAGTCTTTCTCTATTTAAATTAGTAAATTTAATAACAGCATCAATCTGCTTCTTCCAATCTGACATATAATCAGAAGTAGTCATCCCGATATCTCTTAAAGCATCATCCCCAAATTGAAATAATCCTTTAAATCCTTGTGCATTTATTACTTCTGGATTAAAATTACTCTCTCTTTCAGCTAATCTAATTAAATATTTCTTATAATCATTTTCTATGTCTAAAGAATTTATATAAGAAGTAATCTGCTTCTTTAATTCATTCTTTTGATTTTGTCCCATATTGGCTCTATTAGTTTCCAAATTGCTAGAATCAGCTGGTTTAGTAAAATTAAAATTATTGGAGCTGATATTAGTAGATACCCCAGAATCATTATTGCCAGGGCTGTTAGAAATATTGTTTCTATCATTTGTTAAATCTTTAAATTTCATATCTAATATTTCTGGAGATACTTTCTCTGTATTAGGATCTAATTTAGTAAAAAACTCCGAATATGATACGAAAGGGTTCTTATTCTTATTCATATTTAAATTCTAAACTTTATTTTATATATTTTTATCATCATTCTTTATATCTAAATCTAATTCAAATTTTTCTTGTACAATCCTATTATCTAAGATATAATACAATTTATTTGTCCAATAAGGCCCTATATAAAGACCTACACACTCTTTTGTCTTGAAATCGATATCTTGGTAGACTGGAATATTTTCTTTGTCACAACGTTCTACAAGAGTGTCTAATTGGTAGCGGGGTATATTATATATGATCTTAGTTTGACATTTATTTTTTATCCAATATTCAAATATTCCTCTATGTTTAAATACTTTTTGAAGAACATATCCGGATAAAAAATCTCCTAATTTAGATACTGAAAAAAGATTTAAAATACCTTTTGCTGTGTAATATATTATTTTCTGGATAAAATTTTCATTTTCTGGAAATTTATCGGAAAATAATATTATGGAATGGGTGTATTCGGAAGCTTTTAAAACTCTAGATCTTATTTTAATTGACATATTATATTTAATTTGGATATTAAGATTTAAAGGACTTTCTACTAATCTTCTTTAATACCTGTATATTTTTCAATAATGGTTCATTATCACTCCCATATCCAACTTTAAATCCTGTTATAAGATACATATTTATATTTCCTTCAAAATATTGTTCATATAAGTTATGTAGAGTTATACACGTATATCTAGTAGGTTTATATGGTAATAAAATTCTATATTGGTTATTGAAACATATACATTCATAATATGATACTCCACGCTCTTTCCCAACCAATTCCCCTTCATTATTATATATACCAGAACATTCATCATCAGGAATTTCTCCAAATCGAATATATTCTTTCATTAAACTTCAATACCTCTTTCTTTAAATAGATTATATAATTTCTCTGCTAGATAAAATGCATCTAGATGAGGTTTTCCAGTAGTTCCTCTATATCTAAGATCTATAAAGTGTTTCCAGTCAGAAATGAACCCTGTCATTACAAGTTCTGTTTTAAGAGCATTAGGTAGTACTTGTCTTGCTTGTTGAGGCTTCCAACCTAAATTTAGTAAATCAAAGTACATCTTCTCTGAAACATCTAAACTATGTAAAAATGAATCTACTTCTTTCCAATTATTATTTCTATTCCAAGCTTTACTATTTACAGACTCTCCAAAAAATTCTTTATTAGCACCAACTCTAAAATTTATACCATCATGGAAATAAGCTTCTCCTTCTGGAATATCTAACCATGTTGGAATTATATAAGTAATCTCATTATTGAATTTATTCTTAGAGAAATTACAATACCTCGTAGATTCTTGGGCAAATGAGTTATTCTGTTCAGAATCGTAGTCTACAATTGGATATACTTCACAATCATCTCCCCTCTGTAAAGTTTTATGTCTAATAAATTCGTTCCATATTCCCCTATCACATGTAAAATGAACACTAATTCTCTTCTCATGAAATTTTGTTGGTTTACATAGATACTTTAAATCATCTGTCCAGTCATGTTCTATAATTACTCTATAATTAGTGCTAATATATAAACTTCCAACTGGTATACCTTCTAAAGTTTGAGCAACTCTACATTCTGAATATGGATTATCTCTGTACTTACTTAAATAAATATGGTAGTTAATATCTTCTCTTGGAATAGTAAGATATACTGTACCCTGTTCTAGCATAGAGTGATGTAGTGATTTAATCATTCTATCTACAAAAGGTTTAGCAGAATCTTCTGTTATTTTATCAGAACTTTTATAACAAATACGTCCCGCACGTTCAATACTTTTATATACCCCATTTAAACCTTCTTCTTGATCCCATATTTCAACACTTGGCTTAATTAGTCTCATTCATTAAAAATTTAATCATTCCACATTCCAATTCTCTTTCCTTCCTTTTTATCTATATAACAAAACCTAGTTCCATCTTCTAAAGTAATTATATATTTCTCGGCAGCTGCGACTAATTCAGATTCTTTTCTAATTCCACTAATTCGTCCAGTTCTATGCATATCATTACCAACGGACTCTTCTGAATCTATTTCGATAAAATATACCACATCATCTTTATATTTAGAACATTCCTCGCAAGCATGATCAGAATAACCTACAATTTTATTATGAAGCTCTCGTACCTTAGAAGCATCTTCTTCCGTTAATCTAGAGTTTATTATAATATTATCTTCAACAACACTACCACATATAGGACAGACATATTTAACTATAGCAGCTTCAAAATTATTCATTGCATTTGTTTATTAAATTTTCAACTTCATCTATTTGGTTTATATAAGTTTGTTCTGCTTTCCTTAATCCGTTCAGTAATCCATATAGTTTATTTCTTCGTTCTATAAGACACTTCATTTGGTATTCATGAATATCTTCTTTATTAAGTACTATATAATGTTTATCTATATATACAACACTTCTATCCGAATCTACAGGATGTTCACTTAACAGATTTGGATATCCTTTAGAAGTGGAGAAATCTTTAATTACTAAACAATGATGATCATTATAAGGTCTGCAATATTTAACTTTATACTCTTTAATATCTTTATAATCAATAATCCATACTGTATCCCATTCTTTTAAATCTTTAAAAGTTTTCATGATGAATTTTATATTTTACTTTCTAATTCTCGAACATATTTAAGTTGTTCTAAATAATTTTCTTGTTGCTTTTTTAATTTCTTTATTGATGAAATTAATTGTTCTTTCATCTTATTTAATTTGTCTTTTGCCATTATGAATTGATATTTAGCAATATCTTCTTTATTTATTACATAGTAATAATAATAAGTAGATTTTTCAACTTTAAATACAGATTCTGATTCAGGAGCTTCAAATGGAAGATCGCACATTAAAATAGTATAAATCATTCCAGATTGGTATTTATACGTACTACATACTTCTTCTTTAGTAATCTTTTTATTACATATTTTATATAAAAAATCCCCTCCTTTTAAGTCACTAAACATTTTCATTTAATTGTGTCTCTAGACATGTTTTATAATCATTCCATTTATTATATTTCTTCTGATAATATTTTAATTTACGATTTATTTCTGATAAATGTTTTTTAGTTAATCTTAATTGTTCTTTTATAATATCTTCTTTATTTAATATGATGGTATCAACACTAATAAGATGATTGTTCTTAGGATTATATAAATATCCTCCTATAAACCCATCTTTAAGATAAAATCGTATTTCTCCTGTATCGAGCGTATTTATATCAGTAACCTCTGTTATAGTAAATCCATTCTTACGTACTATATAGGCAAAGTCTCCTTCTTTTAAATCACTAAATGTTTTCTTTTTCATAAAATGATTTCATTTACTTCTGTTTATTATCTAACCAGGCAACAGTCATTATACTGTATGTAGCGAGATCAATTAATGTGTCTCTAAGCTTCTCATCCTTTACTTCTATAGTACCTTTTTTAATAATAGATGAAAATCTACTTAATTTATCCTGCAATCTAATCTTAGATACTAATAATCCATCCTCATCTAATTGCTTATAAAAAGAATTTCCGTAATCACTATTTTTTATTTTGTACAATTCAAGTATTTCATCAGTTAGTAATTCCATAACCTCTGAATAATTCATAATAAATATATTTAAAATGTTAATACTAATCAATAAAATCTATTTTTCCAACACATGAATGTAAAATACTTCTAGGTTCATCTTCTAATACTATTCTATAATAAAAATCAGTATAATCACATACTATCCCAGCAAAATATCCAATAACATCACCATCGATTTTACATAATTTTCCTATTTTATTATATAACTTTCTTAACCTTGAAGGGATAGTCTTATTCCATTCTGGGATGATATAATCCGGATCTTGTAATTGATATGGGGTTATGTATATATCATTACCTCCATCATAAAAATATTTAATGGAATTGTTATCTCTCTCGCTCCTTTTCTTAACCCACCGATTAAATAATTCCATTCTTTTCTCTATTTGGAAATTATGTACTTTCATTTTATTTATTTAAAGAATTTAATTTAGACTCTATAATATCTACATTAACCATTGATAATCCATCTCCAATACAAATTTTAAGACTTTTATTCCTTTCCTTATTCCACTTTAAAATTGTTTCTAATTGGGCTATAGTAGGAGTAAAATCTTTCTCCATATATAACCATCTTCCACATGAGAATTTAATATATCCATTAGTTTCTAATATTCTATCAGAATTTGTTCCTGATAAATTTAAATATTTAACTAATCTATCAGAGAAATTTATATGATCATAATCTGGACATCCATATAATTCTCCATTTGGAGATAACCAACCACTATTCCATATACATTCAAGAATATCTTCTGGAAAGATATTATCTCCTCTAAGAGTATCTAATTCAGATTGAGCTTTTTTATGCTCCGGGATATATTTTAATCCGTTAGATGAATCTAATTTTAATAATTCTATAGTTCGATAGTCACGTTCTTCTATTAAATAATCTAGAGCATATTTAAAACTAAAGTTTAGTGTGGATAGGTATTCAGAAACAAGGTCCTTGTAAGAAGAAGCTTTATTAGGAGAATCTAAATGTTCGACATAATTAAATACATCAACATTATCTGCTTCCAAAGACTCTTCGTCATAAAGATAATCTTTAACTTTTAGATTTATATTACATTTTATCAAAGTACAAAACTCTTTCCAATTATTCTCTAATTCGTGAATCTCCTCAAAAGTATTTTTTAAAAGAGAGTAATAATGTCTTCTATCCTCATCTGTATCAAGATACAATCCTTTTGAATATCCCATAACCTGAGAAGCTAAATCCCTAAATTTGTATTCAAAAGATTCTTGTATACTATCTCTACTTAAATACATTCTATCTTCCTCATGATCATCTTCTATAGTAAAATTTATACCATCCTCAGTTACAGCTTTCTTTTTACCTTCTAAAATTTCTAGAAGTGTTTCATCATCTATATCTGGAATAGCTTCTCGAATTTTTTGAATTGAATCTATTTTACAATCCTGCCAAAAGTTTCTTAAATAATGTGTAAGCATCTTATTAGATTTTATATAATTTATCAGTATATTCAGTATTTATTGCTATATCAGGCTTTCCTTCGGAATCTTTAAATAGAATATATTTAACACAAAATAATCGTTTTGATTTTATATCTTCTATACATATTCTATATAAAATAGTTTCCTCTGTCTTCTTAATTTCTTCTTGACAAATAAATTTTGCTCCAATTTTTTTATTTATTGGATTATTTTTATCTAGGGAGATTAGACTAATCCAATCTTCCCTAGTAATATCAATATATTTATTCTTCACAATGTACTTCTTTAATATCTATATTAGAGGTTTCGAAAGAAAATATACTTCCTATTTCGCTAATTATATATTCTTTTATCAATTCTTTGGGAATATCAGAAAAAGTTAAATAATTAGTATCATAACAATAATTTATAATATCAAGTAATTCTTCTTCCGAAATAATTTCTTCGGTTGATAAAGTAATTTTAAAATTTCTCATAATTAATCTTTTAATAAATCAGATTCTTCTTCCTCTTCAAATTCTTTTTCGATTTCTTTAAATAACTCATTTCTAATTTCTTTCGGGAGTTCTTCTACTTCTAATAAAGGATCTACATCATCAAATACATCTGATGTATAGGGTTCATCAAAATCAATATAGGTTTCCATTCTAATTTCTATAAAGAGTTCTTTTTATAAATTTTCTATTCCCACTTTCATCTAACGAAGAATAAATACTACAAGTATATAATCCATATACATGAGGTTTCTTTAATATAATATCCAACATATATTCAAAATCAAATATACCTCCTTGTAGTAATTTTAATACTTCTGTAAGTTCTTCGGAAGTTGGTTCTTTTCCTAACTCTTCTGTAATATATATATGAACTAAGTTAGTTGCTTCCTCAGAATTTAAAGATTTGTTATTAATTACTTTATTTATAGTGTTATATAAATCTTTCATTTATTTAAATGATATTTTAATACCTATAGCATTTAGAATCAGAATATTCTCCTATTGAAGATCTTTTTCCATCTCTCCAAAGATAGAAGTCCTTATATACTTCAAATATAGGATTTCCTTCTTCCGAATACATGAAAGTATTATAAAAGACTAGTCCATATGGAATATCTCTATCTCCAAACATATTATATTCCTCACAATCTATTTCTGAACATACTGAATAATATCTAGCTTTATTTATTTCAATGAACCAAGCAATATATGGATTAGAGTCTTTATTTAATCTAATACTATCAAGTGCTAAATAGGATTTAAATTTAATATTTCCTTTTCCTGATATTGTATTTATATATCCTTTATGATTATTAAATAACTCTTCTCTAACATTATTAGATATAATATACTCAGAACCGTTACTTAATACACATCCTAATTTTATATTCTGTGTAGTTCCTAGAGCAATAGGTTGGATTTCTATAGATTGCAAGAAGTAATCTTTATTATTTAAATACTTACATTTATTTTTAATATAAATCACAAGATCGTTAAAATCATAATCTTTGCTCTCTATATCTTCAAATAATATGGTTTGAGCATATTGACTAAATAAGTTATTAGTATCTACAGCAATAGTATCTAATTTAAGACTATCAAATCTATTTAATACATTTGGAATATATATATTTATAGGAGTATTAGTTATCGCTAAAGTATCCTTTCCGAATGTTACTATAGTAGATAAATTTTCTTTCACTGGAACTGTATATAAATCCATAGAAGAAAGTGTTTTAACTAACTCACTTTTATTCTTTTTATATATGTCTCCATTACATTTTGTTAATAAAAATACTAATGATATTAATGTTATAAAAATAAATATTTTCCTCATATTATTTAATACTTTCATATGTTTTTTCAAAAATATCCGGTTTACATGGATAAAATTCTCCATTTACTCCTTTAATAATATAATCTCCAAAAGAAGCTTTCATATCTCCTTCTAAAGTTTGAATACGTATATGTTTATCATTTTTAACAGTTTTTATATCATCGTCAGTTATAAAAACATTATATATAAACTTTAAACATTCTTCTATAGAATAATCATTATTTAAAAGTTGTATAGCTTCTACGATTATAGGTTTCTTTTTATACTTCATAAATTATGATTTAAATATTAGAGATAAAATAAATTATCTCTAATATAATTTATGTTTATTATTTTAAAGTTTTTAAATACTTTTTCTTTATATTTTCTTTTATAGTTAGAATCTTTTCACCACTCTTCCAAGTATTAAAATTTACGCATTCCTGTACAGTTTTATGCTTATATAAATAATCTAGTATAGCTTCCCACGTAGCCATACTTATTGTATCAGAATCTAAGTCATTATATTTTACCCAATTAAATATCCATACAATATGATATTTTCTAAATAAGCATATTTGAATATAAGGATCCCATTCATGTCTAACTTCATCATATTTCCATTTCCATCCTAACCCTGAGAATCTTATACTTATAATAGGATTATAATAATCTCTTCTAATAGGAAGTCCAAAAAACCATAAATTTTTCTTAATTATAAGATGACATTTAGGTCTTTTAAATATTTTTCTAACTTTCCACCAATAATAAAGAGGATTATTATATTGATTAATAATCTTTATCTTTGACTTTATCGGATTCATAATCTAATGCTTTAGTAAGATAATTTATAGCTTCAAGTTCTCCATAAGTTAGATTAAATATTCTTTCATTTATAGCTATATCCCATCCCTCTCCATTAGTCCATTTGGTTATTTCTATAAAAGAAGACTTATTTTTTAAGTAATCATACTTTTGAAGATCATCATTGATCGATTTTCTACTGCCAATTTTCATATTCAATTATTATTTAATCCTCTTCATCATAATTATTATATATATCTTCTTCATATCTAATTGTTTTAAATACAGGTTGAGTTGGAATTCCACCTTCTGACATATTAAAATATGTAACAGTACCCATATGTCCAATAATATTAGACATATTCTTTATATAATCCAATTTAGTATTCCTATCTCCTACAGGTTTTGCTTTGAATCTTTTTCCAGATTTAGTCTCCATTACAAAACACATATCCTCTTCAGGTCTTAATCCTCGAATCCATCCAACAATAAGAAATTCTTCATCCTTATAGTCCTTAATCTTTATAGCTGCGCTAGTCTTCTTTCCATATCCATAATATGCGTCTAATCGTTTAATGACTACTCCTTCAAATCCTTCTGCTACATATTTCTTATTTAATTTATCGATTCCTAACCATCCAGAAATTGGAGTTTGTTCTACTAATTTTAAGTGAAACGATTTAGATATAATAGGTTCTAGTTCCTGCATTAATTCCCATCTATCCTCAAATTTCATTTTATCATCAGCGATATCGTATATCCAATATTGTAATTGGATAATATCTTGATATTTTTCAGGAGTAATTTCCTTAGTTCTAGCTAATCCAGAGATCTTTTGTAACGGCCATCCATGTTTATAAATTTCTCCATCTAACATTATATCCGGATACTTTTTAAATATCTCTATCATAGCAGGATCATTAATTAGATGTTCTGCTGCTATGTTGTAGTCTTTACCGCCCCTGGAACTTGTCCTAATCTCTCCATCCCTCTGATAGAAGATACACTTTACTCCATCCAATTTTCTTGAAGCTAAATATTCTTTATCAAAAGCTTTAGTAGCTACTTCCGTATATTTTTTACATCCCATTGGAATAGGAACATTATCGGCATTAGTTTTTATTAACGGAAGTTTTTCATTTATTTCTTCTTCTGATAACTTATCCAAAGGCTTTGTGAATAATTCTTCTACTTTCTTATATCCTTTATCTAAATACTTAGATATAGTAGAATTATATTCTAAATCTCCTTGTTGATGAACAGTTCTTTTAGCTTTACCTTCTGTAATAACTTTCTCAGGCTGTTCAATGAGTTTTCCTTTAAATAATCCAGTTTTTTTAAAGATTCTAAATTCATTAGATATAGGGAGGTATTTAGCACTAGCATATACTACTCTAATTTTTCCTTTAGAATCTCTAGATATTAATTCATTCTTATACGTTGTTCTCATTAGATAGTAAAAGATTACATATAGTTGTAAAAGATGTTCCATTAGAAAGTTCTTCTAATATCTTTCTTTGAGTTGTTCCTTCCATTTCTACAGAAGTTATTACATCCATCCATTCTGGATATGTTTTTATTGTAAAGGAGTCTTTACTCATTCTAGAAAGATATTTAGCATAGAAATTACCTTTATAATATACTTCAGTTAAAACTCCGTTTACGTCTACTTCTATTTTTACTTTATTATATTCTTCAAAAGGCATTCCATATATAGTCTCATTAATAATTTTACGATAATTATAGAACATTTCCTCAGGAATACTTTCTAAAGTTCCATCTTTAGTTATACGTATTTCTAAATCTTTGAACTTAATATAGAATCCTTCTAATTTCTGTGATCTAATCTGATTTGTGATATATAAAAGTTCAGTTTGAGTAGTTACAGTGGCGAGTAATTCTCCTTCTGGAGTATAAATCTCTACAGGAATATCTTTTGGAAAATTTAAGTCTATATTATAATCCATTTTAATTTAATAAATAAATGTTATTTTTAGTTCTAGACAATGCTACATATTGTAATTGTCTTAATTCCTCTTCATCTTTACATCTTAAAATATCTTTCATATCTATATAAACATTAGTAATCGAGCTTCCTTGACTTTTATGTGTTGAAATAGCATATCCAGGCTTTAGTGTTGCTGATTTTATTAATCTCCCATCATAATATAAATCAATCGGGGATGCAAAGTATTGTTGTAACTTATAATATTTACTCCACAATGCTCCATATAATCTAGAATTTACTTTCTTGTCTACTTTTAGAGCGGTTAGTCTAGTTGTTTCAAATAAGGATATAAAAGAATTTAATATTTCAGGATCTATATATTTAGATATAATAAATACTTCTATATCATCTTCATATATAAAATCTCTTAAAGTTAATATAAATCCCTTTAATTCTAGAGGAAATATTTGAGATGGAGGTTTAATATAAGGCTTTACATCTTTTATTATATAATCTAGAGAGTTATATATTTTTCCAAAATAATCATCGGACTCAAAGTTATCATATCCAGTTAGAAATCCTCCAATATTATATTCTTCATTATTATTAAATAAAAGTTTATTAAGTACAGTATTATACTCATTTAATCTTTTATTTGTATATGTAAGAATTCTACATAAGTACGGATCTTCTTTACTAATAGCCTTCTTAAAATTCTTTCCAGCTTCGATTATAAAATCTTTTACATTGTTACAGTTATATAAAGATCCATAGTTGGACTTAAACTCTTTAAACCTACCAAAATGTGGAGATGTTCTTAATTCATCTAATAAATATAATAACGGAGCTTCATCTTTCTGTCGGTATATTTTGGTTAATTCTATTTTATTCTTTAAAGAGAATACTTTAGATATTTCTAAATCTTTAACTCCTCGTAGTTGTGCTGAATCACCTAGAAAAACTATCTTTACATTCCTTTTTGATACTAACTCTTTATCTATAAACTCGTATAAATCAGAGGTTATCATACTGCATTCATCTACTATTACTAATCTAGGAATTCTAGCTTTCCAATTATGTTTCAACCCACTTTGAAATTCTAATTCTTTAATATTTAATTGTTCAATTTCTAGATTAGGCTTTAACAACAATAACTGATGTAATGTTAATGTTTCAGTCTTAGTAAGTTTCTCTAGATTAATCCTAGCTTTATGAGTTGGAGCACATACTACATAATCATAACTATGGTTATCTAAATATGCTATTACTTGTGATATAACTGAAGTTTTACCTGTTCCAGCTTTTCCAGACAATAATAATTTATTATTATCAGTGTTGTCTTTGTTACTAATGTTTTTATTATTTATAAACTTAATAATTTTCTTAATTGCAGATAATTGTTCCCAAGATAATTCAAAATCCAGAGTATGGAATCCTTTTATTTCAGATTCCAACTCTTGATCTTCTTTTTCTTGTATTAAAGCACTTCCAAATTCAGAAAATATGTTATTTGCATTCTCCATTAGAACATAATCTCTTCATTTATATGTTTTATAGTATGTATTACTATGCTAGAAATATGATCAAAATCTTCTGACATCACTTCTATATAATTCATTAGATCTTGATCTACATTAAGATCATAGGAGAATACATTCTGTAATGTTTTAAAATTTAAATCTTGTTGGTAACTATATATACATCTAGAAGCTTTCCTAATAAGATCTATATTTTCTATTTCATCGAATAATATTTTACATCCCGATTTATTCGGAGTAGAAAATTCAATTCCTAATATTTCTAATATAAGCATCATTGTTTTCCAGTTGATCCAAATCCACCAATCCCTCTATTTGTTACATCTAAATCTTCTAAATTATCTACTTCTTCCCATTCACATGTCTCTACCTTTTGAAGAATTAATTGGCAAATTCTATCTCCTTCTGAGATATCTACAGGTTTATTCCATGAAGGATTTACTAAAATAGCTCCATAATTCCCTCTATAATCAAAATCTATAATCCCAATTGCATTTCCAAGAATCAATCCATCTTTAAGAGCTACTCCACTACGAATATGTAAAGTAATCATATAACCTTCCGGAATACTTGTATGAATATCTAAAGGAACTAAAACTCTTGACCCTGGCTGCATCGAGATAGATTTAATTTTTTTTGTTTCCGCATCTAAAGTATATACAACAGGACCATATTTAATTAAATCTTTTGGATCAATATTACTAAAGCTAGCCCTTGCGTCCATCCCTGCTGCCCCAGATGTTTTATATTTAGGTAGTTCGTTATTAGATTTATTATATATTTTTACTTTCATTTTTTCTTAGATTTCTTTGATACTGTTATAGTTTTATTTCCTTTTCTTTTTCCATCTCCTTCTTTTAATATTTCAAGTATTTTAAAAGTTTTATTAAACGTAGAAAAGTCTGCCCAATTATTAGTTTTAGGTAAATCAGTATATCTATATTTAATATTAGGTGATGATATATCCAAAATTTCTATATTATAATTACTACTTCCTCCTTCTACAAGTATAATATCTCCAATTTTGAGATCTTCTGCTAACATAGATAAAATATATTTATTCTTTATTATGTTCGTATTCTTTTACTTTAGATATAATAAATTCTTTAGTTAATTTATACAATCTACTTTCTGCATAAGAAAAATATAAATAATTCCCGTCGTCATCTGTTAATTCAAATACTGGAAGTTCTCTAGCAGCATATTTATTTAATATAGCTCTTCCCTTTTTCTTATCCTTAGTATATGATATATCATAATAATTTATATTTAAATTCTCTATATCATTATCAGGAGGAAGAATATCGAAAGGATCGATATCAGATTCCAGACTATTATATATAAAATTTAATATCATGATTTAAAATATTTATATATAATCTTTAACTCACAACCTTTTAGTCCATCTTGATCTATATATTTAAGAGCAGTATCTTTATTATAAATAGCGTTAGTATTATACACTCCAAACTCTTTTGTTATAGGATTGTAATAATTAGATAATTTAGGATTATATATAGCATAAAAAGATTTAATCATTATCGTCAGGATTTGGAATTAATAAAACTGGAAGTACTTCACATTCTTTCAATTCTTTTTTAATTATAACATTTTTAGCTTCATCTTTTGTATTATATAATGGAACTAATCCTCCAGTTCTAAATAGTTCACAGGTATCGTCCCAGTACAATCCGTTGTTTAAATTGTGAATAGTATATTTCATCAAACATCCTCCCCATTTATTACTTGAATATTTTCTATTTCTGGATCTAAACAAGAAGAGTCTATAAGTATTTCTTCATCGTAATCCCAGTATCCGGAACTAAATTTATCTATTGCTTTTTTTTCATTATCTGCATCGATATCTACATAAAATGTAGAATCACAAGATACTGTATAAGTAATTCTATATTTCATATACTTATTATATTTTAGTTATATCACATTGTCCTCCAGAACAAGCCTGAGCTCCTGTTGTATCTGCATCAATTAATACTTTTTTCCATTTAACTGTAGTCCAATCGATAGGAGTATAGTTTCTAGTTATATCACACCAATCATGATATAATTGTACATATTTAAGAGCTTCAATCATAGTACTATAATCTTCTCCGAAATATGTATCTCCGAACTTCTTCATTCTCCGCATTATATCTCTTTTAGTATTTAGATTTTTTATATTAGTAAATGCTGTTTTATCTAAATACTTCTGAATTTCTGCAATTGGAATTTCTATATCAGAATCTAAAATTTCATCTATGAATTCTTCTGTATATCCCAATATGGATAATACTTTAACCCAATTATTATATTGAATTGAATTAGCTTTTACCCATTCAGAATGAGGTTTATTTAAATAAGAGGGATCTTCTGCTACATTAAGTTCTTTAATAAATTCTTTAGCATCTTCAACAGTAGAATATAGTTTCTCCCCTTTATAATTAAATGTATCACAAGCTTTCCACAAATTCCCGAAAGTTTTTTCTGCATCTACGATTAGACCTGAGGCAAATATTACTCCGTCCCCATACATTTCCACTAATTCTTCTGGGATAAATACTTCTGAGTATGGAGGTTGTGTAAAAGTAATGTCTCCAGTTGAAGGAATAAATGATACTCCAGCAATAAAGTTTTTATTATTCCATACCCAATCTTTTACTCTATGCCAATCTTGATTTGGAACTATAACAGTATTAGATACATTATTACATACAGGATTAGTAGGATCTACCATTCCTGGAAGAATCCAGTTGTTATATAGTAATTTAATTACTTCTAATTGTTTAATTCCTAGTAATTCCGATTTGGTTTTAACGTTATCATCCGATTCTATTGCGAACATAATACAATTATCAGTATGATTATTAGACCAAACAGATTCTACTACTGCTTTAGGATTATATTTAGCGTATACTTTACCTGCTTCTTCTTCTTTATTAACCTGAACTCTCCGGATATATCTTTTCGCATGTTGACCATGACATCCAGGAGTGTTTCCAGTTAAGGTACTTATATTTCCATCAGGCTTAATACAAGTAGTCCTAGATGCAGGATTAATTCTTAGTAAGTTAGCTATTTTGCTATTTTGTTCTTTAATAATCTCAGCTCCTTTACGCAGAATATTTTCATTTAATAATATATCAGGATTCATCATAATCCCGCTAATAGATACTCCAATTAATGGATCATTCTTAGCTAATTGCTCTGTTACTTCACCCAAGAAAGGGAAAGAATTATATGTAGCTTGAATTGTTCCAATAGTAGCAGCTGCTTTACATTGTTTATAGAATTTCTCTTCTGTTGTGGATTCTTTACCTGAGATAGAGATCAAATTACAAAACTGTATCCCGGTTTGTTTAGATACTCCATCAGGTTTCTGTATTTCTAGTACGGGTTTAAAACCAATCTCGAAGCATGGATTACACCCTATACCAGAATCAGACCTAAAGAAAAACCCAGGTTCTCCATATTCTTTAGTAGATTCAAAGATTTTATTAAATACTTCTTTATTATCATCACTTCTCTCCAAAGCAACAGAAGCATTATATCTTCCACGTTGAGGATTGTCATAAAACCAATTACCTACTTTAGAATTATACATCTCCTCATCATTAGGAGAGAATAATATAGCTAAAGCAGACCTGCGCACACCACCCGAAAGTACACTGTCTGCACAGTGTGATAATATATCAGCACAGTTAAGTGGAGATAATCTTCTAGTAGTTTTATGAACATTACTAAGTAAAGAATCTATTTTATTTAAAGCATTTCTTAAACCATCAGGACCTGGAGCTATAAATCCGCCTGATATTAAACTTCCACTAGGTCTAATTTTAGAATAATCAAACTTAGGATAAGTTACGTTAGAATTAAAATAATATTGAACTAATCTACCAATAGCTAAACTCCAACTTTCAATACTGTCCCCAATTACATATTCTTCAACTGAGCTATTAAGTCTTTCAGGCATCATGGGAAGAATATTTACGTGTTTATATTCAACAGAACACCCTACTCCACAACCACATAACAGTAAATACTCAATTTGCTCAAATCTTTCTAGACTATCTATATACGTATATGAACAATTGAAGATTTTTTCATTCTTTCTTAAAATAGGATCGCCTCCGAATTGCAAAGCTCTCTGAGATCCATAAACATTTTTATTTTTATACTCCTCAAAGGCTTCTAATAAATCATTATTAAATTCTGCATTATTTAATACTTCTGGATATTTATCTTTAAGATGTTTTAAATGCATCTGTAATATTCTATCTACAGATTCCTCAAAGGTCTCTTTCCTTTTCAGATTAGAATTATATCTAGCATATTTAGATTGAAAAATAAATTCTCCTAAAGCATTAGATTGATCATTGTACATATTAAATTTCGAATAAATTATTTAAAAGTAAATTCTTTTCAAAAGGATTGACAACATCTTTATCATCCCTTAATAATTCAGTAAATGCGTTATATGCGGTAAATAACGAAACTTCCTCATCTTCCGGAATATAATACTCTGAGTCGGGATTTAAAACTAAATTTTTATATGCAGATATTGCAGTAGTTGGGGATAATTTAGCTTTTCCGAAATCACTTTTATACTCAGATTTAATACAAAAATCTACCCATTTGCCCAGAGTATTAGTCATATCTACTTTATCTCTAGATATAAATGTATTCTTTAATTTTTTAATCTTAACTCCTAAATCATCTGTTAAATTCATTAGGTTTTTAATGGGAGAAATATCATACATCTTTTGTGGCTCTAATACTTGTGTATTTAAATATGTAGCATTAAACACACAAAGATTTAAACACGCCATATTAATCCCTCCCCTAAAAATTTTTACTACTGGGACTTTACAATCTAATCCATAAATTAAAGATATTACTTGCTGATGATCTTCATACTCCCAATAGTTTTTAGGTAAAACTGCTTGAATATAAACCCTATTATACATTACATCTTTCTCTTCACCAATACTAATCTGTTTTGGCTCTTTTACTTTACATATAAATTCATCTGTAAATTTACTCATTGATTGAAGAAAGGGATCTATATAATCCTTAGTAGAATAGAATTCTTTCTTTCCTATTTGCGTTGCTTTTCCTTTTAATAATTGTTCTAAAGTTACTTCCATGTATTAATATCCAAATATATAATAGCAATTATTAAAAATTGCATAATTAAAATTATCTTCTATATAAGTACGTGCATCTATATACTCATCTATTCGAGGATCTATAGTAATACCTAATGTATCTATCATAAAATCTATCCATTCTCCATTTCTTATCTTTCCCATATAATTATCTAAAGCATATTGATAATCCTCAAGACTAGTAATAATAGAGTTAATATATGCTAAGATGATTATAAATATATTTTCTTCGTAATAATAATATGGAATTGTAGCTATTAAAAATAGTTCGTTAATACTCCAATCTTTAGTTTTTAACAGATCAGATAAATTAGGATTTGTATTATTAGGATTTATGGTAATAATATAATTAGAGTATTTTAAGTCCTTTGCAACAAATCGTATTGAATTTGTTGTTTTATCACTATCTATACATTTCCAGAGTAAGGAGTAGAAAGAAGGATTTGATTCTAACCAGTTATAATCTATTTCAATTGTATCTGATTTCTTTGTATCACATAAATAAACAAAGCCCATGTTTATATAAAATTTTATTTAAGTATATAATAAATATCCTTATTTAAATAATTCGATTTATGTAGATACATATTTATTGTTTTGAATTAAATAAATAAATTTTATCTTCAAACTCAATTGTATGTAAATCATCTAATATAGTGTCTATATCTATATAAGTTAGTAGTTCTGAATTGTTTATACGTTCTCCAAATATAATTTGTATTAAATCCTTTTTGGCATTTATAGTTTTATAGTTTTCTATACTTCCTATATACTTCCTAATAGCTTTTGGATAATCTTCACATATATCTTTTATATATCCTTCACTATAATATAAGATAGAAATAAATAACTCAAACTCACTAATTTTATGAGATACTTTGATAAAATCTACAATATCTTTAAATAACCAATAAGTATTACTTAGATAATCTATTAATTTTTGAGAATATATATCAAATATATTTATAGCAAAATCAAAATTCTCTAAATAATAAGTAACATTATCTATTGCAGAATTATCTTCATCAGGATTAATAAGGGTGGTCAAATTTATATTATTCTTATTACAAAATTCATAAACATCCTGAGAATTACTTAAATAGATTATAGGAGTTTTAGAAGTATCTTTAATTGAATATATAAAAGCATTCATACTTAATTAGTTTTATGATATAAATACCAACAATCATCAAACTCTACAATATTGAATTTGTCACATAAAAATTTAAAAGAATCAATATAATTACATAAATCGGTTGCAGAAAGATTTATATCATAATAATCTTTTATAATAGAATCAAACTCATGATATGGATACTTTTTAAAATAAGTACTTAAAGCAATTGTATACTCATTAACTATATCATTTGAATAACCTTCAGAATAGTATAAAAAAGAAATTAATATTCCTTCATCACATAGACCTTTTTCAGAAAGTTCGATAATATTTATAATATCTTCAACTCTAAAGACAATTTCTTTAAGACATTGACATAATTTTGGATCTTCAATATTATATAAGTGTATACTGTAACCACTACCTTCTATATCATAAGTAATCCAACTTTCACAAGAATCATATACGAAAAGTTCATCATCTGATATTATATTATTCCCCTTACAGAAATTAATAAATTCTTGAATATTATTAAACTCGGTAGAATTTTTATTTCCTCTTATATTAAATTTTATCATATAAAAATATATAGTTTGTATTATTAAAGCTAATAGTGGTATACTGTTCCAAAAAGAACTTTTTAAAGTCTATATATCTAGAAAATAATGGTGTTGCTCTTATCATATCTCCATATATACTAAGATATAAATCTATATAATCTTCATCATCTTCTATTTTACATAAAAAAGATTCAAGTGCATATTCAAAATTTTCTAAATTAGTATAATTATGAAAATAATATAAACAACAGAGAAATAATTCATAATCGTCTAACTTTTCTGATTCTTCAACTATACAAACAATTTCATCAAGAGTCATTTCCTTTTCTATAAACATCTTAAGTAAATCCTCATTAAGATTTAAAAGAATAAAATAATTAGATTGTTCATTTGATTTTGGAAAAAAAGAAAGTGCATATTTTAATCCAATATAACTATCACAACTTAATGGTAAAGAAGTATCATATTTTTGTTCTTGACAATACTTATAAATACTCTTTTTATCTCTTAGGGGAATTATCATTTTAGCATTCCCTCCTACGAACGTTCCACTTATCATATCATTCTTTAATTACTCCAGTTGTTACATGGTCATTAAATACTTCCATAAAACCTACTCCCCATTTAGTCTTCCCAAAATTAGCAGCTATATAATTAGAAGATCCATATAAACTTGGAACAGAAATATATTGAAACCTTCTGGATTCTGTTATAGCATATTGATGTAAATCTCCTTTTACTACATAGAGATTGTCTTTAAATTTTAATCCAGAATCATAAATATAATCATTTACCCAATTTATTGTTCTATCATTCAATGTAAGAGGCATTCCTTTAAACTGGGAATCGCTATCTTTCGATTTTGTTATCGTTAGGCTTTTTATCCTAACTTCTATAGCTTCTTTTTGCTATAGTCCAGCGTACCTTTTTACCCACTACTTATAAAAGTGTTGGGGTAGAAACCACTCTTGGAACTATTTTATTCTCTTTCGAGGTTCAAGTTCTACGCGTTACGATGGCACAGACTCTTTACTTTCTGTACTTATCACGGGATTGACATCACAGCCTTCCCCGTTATTGGTTTCTAATTCTCTATATGATTCCTCATATAGACGGCAATATTCTAAATATCTTTCATATTTTCTTTTTAAATATATTTTTGAGTGTGAATATAATTTATGTAAAATGTTAAGCCCTGGTCTACAAGCTATTTCTAGTACTCTAGTTTTAGAATTCTTATCATTATGATTATATTCCAAAGTGTACTTAGTAGAAAATACATCTTGTATAGAATTTAAAAAATCTTCTGTTCCTAATAAGGAAAGGAGCATTTTAGAATGATCTTTAGTTGCATATGAAATACACCCATCTCCATCTATATAACCTCTTATAAAGTCCCATACTAAACTCTCGTCCTTAAATATGTTTAGACTTGGGAACTTTAAGGTTAAAGATTTTCTAGGAGTACAACCATAACTATTAAGTGTTTCCATAAATGTTGACTAGATAGACATACCCTACATCTAGTATTTCCTTTATTATCAGCTTTAGTAATCTTTAATTCTTTAGTGTATCCTATAAACTTGGCAAATTTTTCCGTGTGTTCTTTATCAGTACCAGAAGCACATAATTCAAAGTTCCAATCTGTTCTAGATTTTTTCTCTTCGATTGGGGATGAATATATATATCCATCAGCAAAGATAAATCCTAACCAATATGCTTTCTCCTCTGTGTCAATAGTATCAAAAATACGTTCATTATATTTTTTTATTGACTTACCTTTTCTGGATTCATCATAAAGGTCTAATTCTTTTAAATCTTTACTAAGAGATTGAGAATTAATTCCAAATCTTTTAGCAGAAGCTCCTACACTCTCTAAAGAATTTACATAATCATCTATTGCCAGTTTAAATAGGTTAACTTTTATGCCAGACCTTCCATTCTTCCAATAATACCCTTTGTCATTAATATAACCTTCAAATTCAACTCTAGATAGATTATATTGCTTACAAAAATCGAGTAAACTTAATTCACTCCTCAAAAATAAATTTAAAAATTTTTCCATGTTATAATTCTATTATTTATTAAATATATTATTATTTAAAAATATATAAATTATTTCCATGGAAACCAAATAATTATATTAAAAATATGAAAAATATATCACCATGCATGAATAATATAGAATTGTTTCCGATATCAAATTTATCGATTGGAAGATCAGAAATGTGGGATTCTATATTCAGTTCTTTAAGTTTAGCAGAAAGAACAACGTTATTTAGCCATCCCCAGTCACCGTCATGGTTTGAATCTCCAATACAAATATATTTAATATGAGAATTTTCTACATAATCAAGTAATTTATTAAAGAACTCTAACATAACATCTAAATACATCTTAGATTGTTCTTTTGGAGTAATAGTAGTAGGTAATTCATGACCTCTAACAGTTTCACCTTTATAAGAATCTACACTATCTCCTAAATTACAGATAATTAAATTATCAAATAATTTATTAATAATAAAATTATATACTTTATCTAATCTCCTACTAATTTCTTCTTTATTATAATCTTCCAATTGTATAAATCCATATTTAGGATTATAAGCTCCAATATGCATATCAGATAAGAATATAACTAACGTATTAGTATATTCATTAGCATCGGAATATAAAGGCGTTATAGGAGTATTATATTTAACAGGAATTCTAAGTAAATCCTTAACGAATGTTTCTTTATCCCTATACTTGTTAAGTTCCTTAGTTAATTCTAAGATATATTTATTCTTATCTTGTATCTCATCTCTATCAGCGTTCTTAGAAGCAGAATGTAATTTTAAATCTAATAACATCCTTTCTAATTCCTCTTTACTCTTACTTTCTGCAATATGCGGAGCAAACGGGTAACAATCTTTAGTAATCTGAAATGCTCTTAAAATCTTCTTTAATTGAATCAAATCATATTGTGGGAATTTCTCAGACAATTTCCTAGCTGATAAATTATATCCTCTATTAGAATATCCAACATAAATATCCTGCATTTCAGATAATGTGAGAGTACCTTCAAAAGATTCTTTATCTCTAATAAGGATTCTAAATTCATAATGTATTACTTTACCTTCTTCATCTCTTACAGATGAACCAACAATTCTACTTTCGAAAGATTCATCAGTAGTAGCATCATATACAATTTTTCTATCCTTAACTTTATTTAATTGTTTCTGAGGAGTCTTCTTCACTCCAGAGTTTTGACAAAGTATTTTATATGTGAATCTAAATGTATCTAAATCAAATTGTGGTGGAGTTAAATCCTGATAGTTTTTATATAATCTATTATATAACTTTTCTTGAATATTATCGAATTTATATTCACTTTCTACATCATCAAATGTAAAAATATCGTTATTTACTCTACTTGAGATGGATTCTAAGATCGATTTAGATAATTCTAGTTTCATATTTAATCACGGCTTTAAGTAGCAACACTGTTAAAATTATTACTGTTATGTTTTTAAAAATAAAGGGTGTAATAAATTAATATTACACCCTTCTGATTGATTATATATTTATATAAATATTTTATTATATTTAAGATTATTCTTTAACTAATCCAAATACATAAAATTCTCCTTGTTTAGTAGTAATTGACGGAGTATAAACACCTGCACACAAGATTTCTCCGTTCTTAGAAGCTTCATCCTCAACAACTTCTTTAGTCTTTCTTACTACATAATTACGTTTATTTTGAGCAATCAATTCACGCATTTTACGTTCAGCATCAGCCTTATTAACAGCAGATTGATCTACAGGCATACCAATTGATTCAATTGATTTAAATTTACCTTCTTTATCTAAGTTAAATTCTGCTTCACAAACATTATATACGGTTTCCCATTTAGTCTTACCTTCTTTCTTGAAGTTTACAATTTTATAAGGTTTCGTACGAGTATCAGCTACAGGAGAAGTTTTCTGAATATAAGCACCAGCTCCAGTAATCATATGTTTGTTGCTGATGAAGTTCTCAGCGAATGCTCGGAAATCATCTGAACCAAAAGTAGGTTCTCCAGCAGCACGCCATTTTGCAGTTGCATTTTGATTAATTTCTAACGGAAGTTCACACATTGCTTCTTCTTTACTAAATCCTTTTACATTGGTCATAAACAATTTTGCCATAATTCTAAAAATTTTATAGGTTAATAAATATTTAAGTTGTTATATTTTCCCTCAATTTGATAGTACAAAGATAAGGGGATTTTTAATGTTATCAAAATAGTAATCACTAAAAATTTATTAATAATTTCTAGTGAGGTATTGTTTTTATCTAAAGTAGTGATACTCCTATATTAAAATGGAAGTAATTTATCTAATACATTATTTATCTTAGATTTACATTCCTCAAGATTCTTTGCTCCACATAGATTTACTTTTTTACAATCTGTGATAGCTTTACATAAAGGTAAAAAATTCTCCATCCACGAATCATCATAGGTAGATATAGTATCCTTTAAAAATGCTTTAGTAAACTTCTCTATAGAAACATCCGGATGCTTCTCAGCATATTTTCTATATACAGCAATAAGTATAGATATTAAAGCTGTAACAGCATCTAAAGAGTCTACAGCTAGAGAACCAATACATAAAACCTTTTTAAAAAATCTTTCTTTTTCTTCTTGAGTTAAGTTATTAAACTGATTAACTAAATCTTGCACTATTTGTTCTGATATTAAAACATCATCTCTATATGGAATCATGATAATATTTTTTCTTTATTATATTCAGCATAAGCTGCGTAAGATAATAAGGTCTTAAATTCTTTTAATCCTTTAACAAACCATTTATTTGGGATTCTAAATACTACTGTAGAATAATTAGGAATAGTTTGTACTGATATGATATTTAAATATGATTTAGATACTACATAATTCTCAGAATTTAAATAAGATAATAACATCCAGTAATACATACCTAATTGGCGATAATAATGATAATGTTGGAAGGACCCTTCAACAAATTCTCCAGTCTCATTAATAGTTGATCCTGGGAACATATACCACATTTTACCAGTAGTTTTTAAATCATTTAAATTAAGAACACCTTCATCTATATTTAAATTCCAATTATCTATTTTAGCTTTTAGTTTCAAAGGAATTTCAACAATGGGCGCATCTGGATTAGTTATACTATTTGGAAAAGATACTAAAATTTCCATTATAATAGTATCCTCATTCCTATTTAAATATTGATCTAATGAAAATTCATCTGGAAGAAGTAAATTCATTGCATCTATATTCCCTCTAATAGAATCTACGCACTTTATACAGGTTTCTCTAGTCCTTTTATCTAGGATAATTTGTTCTTTTCCATAAGGAACATCTTTATTAGCTCTAAGAAAAAGGTAGTATTCTAATCCAGAGGAAATCAATTTAGAGATTTTATTTCCATTTAATTGTCCCACGTAATAAGACACATCCTCAGATGCTTGTTCTATAGATTTGGATATACTATACCCTTTACATCTATATTTAAATATAGATTCTACTATCTTACCAGCTTTGGCAGAAGGTTTTGTATAATCATTTAACTCAAACTCCTCTGGCTGCAAGATTAATTCATGTATGGAAGTCATTTTTGTTATCCTTTAGGCTTTTTATCCTAAAGTTCTATAACTTCTTATTTAGTTATAGATCAGCGTACATTTTCACCCTTAGGGTGCAGGACACTCTTGGAGAGATTATATTTGTTCACTCTCTACGCGTTACGATGATTCAGAGCCTTTCGTAATCTCTGAATTTATCACGGGATTGGCATCACAGCTTTCCCCGTTATTGCCCTGTGATAATCTATTACATTCCTGTAATGACGGCACTAAAAAACTTTTTATCATTTCTTCTACTTCACTATCATTTTTATTATATGGTAATTCTAGCAAACAATAATTATTTTCTTTACATAAGGTTCTTAATTCCTCATCTCTTACACATTGTTTAATAAAACTTTCTTCTCCACCAAAATGGACTATTGGGAAATAATGTTGTCTTCCATTATACTCAATTATAAATATTTTATTGTTCAATTCTAGATAAAAATCAACCTTGAATAGTCTGTGATTATTTCTTATCACCTTTTGTCTAACAAAAGGTATGCTCAAACTTTGCAATATCTTGTTCACGAACGCTTCTCCGTGTGATTCTTTACAGAATGGACATCCACATTTAAAATCTATATGTACAGAAGGAAGTTGCTCAAAATATCCATGTTTGGGACAAATAATAGTTACTCGATCTTTCCATTGGGAAAACTCTGTTTTACTATAATCATATTTGTCACCATGTATTTCTTTTGCATGTTGTATAAATTCTTCTGTGGTCCAGTTTTTTCTGAAAGCACATTTAGGACATTCTTGTCCAGATAAGTGTTTATTAGGGGATTGCCAAAATTCTCCGTGAGTAGGGCATATTATACATAATTTAGTATTAAAATTAATATACTCTGCTTTTGAATAATCATACTTATTCCTATGAATAATAGATGCTCTAGATACAAACTCATCTTTCGTTAATTTTCTGAGTTCGTTATTCCTTTTAGAAGAACAATGCTTACATCCAAATCTTAGGATATTAGAGCTAGTAGTCTCTCTAACATTCCCGCAATCTTTACACTTGACCTTTACATGCTGCTGATCTTGAAAGTCTACAAGTTCGTATTTATCCTTATCTAGTTTATCTAAAAAATTTTTTAAAGAAAGTTCTTTACGTGCTTTGTTTACTTGGCACTTGGGACATCCATGTTTAGATGCTTTTACAGACCTAGTAACAGCTTCCCATTCATGCCCACAGAGATTACACCTATGTAATATTTTATTATTTGCTCCAGTATATTCTCCAATTATATCTATAAAAGGAAAAACTTCGTGAAGTTCTCTTTCTATTTCTAACGTTGATTTTATTTTTGTTACATTTTTCATTGATGTCATGTTTTAATTTAACATGACAAGTATAACATTTTAAAATCAAAGAAACAAGTAAATAGAAATTTATTTATAAAAAATTATTTTATATTTTGCACCTATGTCCATACTTCTTGTAGAGAATTGTTTTAGTCCTTCAAGATAGGTTTTAAAAGACCCTTCCTCATCCGGATTAATAAGTTTAAGCTTGGAGTTAGATATATATCCAGAATAAGCCTTAGAGAAATAAATATCATCTGTTATATCTAGAGTGTTTATTGATACTATTTTTATCTTAAATTTAGATAATACTTCCTTAGATATCAGTTCTTCTTTTTTGCGGTACTCCATTTATAGTTTCATATATAATAATGTTTGGAATAATTCTTCTCAAACCAAAGATAAATTCTCTCCCACATTGAAAATTTTCAATTGTATAATATTCTATAGATAGGTTAAATCCAAAATCAGTAGTTAAGACATGAAAGCTTATAGAATCTAGTATATTTTCATTCCCCAATAAATCTTTAAGTATTTCATTAAGGATAGATTCATATATATCTCCTAAAGCACTGTCTGTAGAATTTTTAATAGCATTTATAATATAATACTCTGGCACAAATAATTCTTCTTTATAATTCTTAAAGAGATAGTTTATAAGTTTTAAAAATACCTCTGTCTCATTAGAAGTACTACATGCATTAAGACATTTTAAAATAGTAGTATCTAAATAGGTTTTATAATTGTCAATATTCATTTTCTGTAATTAAATCGATATAATCAAAATACTCTGGAAGTATTTCTTCTAGAGCTTTTATTATTTCATCTCTAGATTCTTTATTTAAAGTGATGATAACAATATTTTGAAGAATTTCTGGAGTTATTATTATATCTTTAAACTTTCTATTATTTTCTCCGAAGTAAACATCTAAATATTCAAAGATAATATTCCTGAATAAATTTCTATCAAATAAATCCATTATATCTACTACATCAGTAGGATGTGTATAGTATGTTATTGTGGATTGATTTAATCCATATGCAATATTTAAATAATTCTGCTCCTTAAATTTATGATTAGTTTTATTTATAGATAGTAATAACCATCCATAGTGACAATTATAGTAAGCTAATTGTTTGTATAGTTTATCAACTTCTACTTGTTCAAGTTTCGAAACTTCCATAAGATTAAATTATAGTATTTAATATTTATTATATTCTTCGTATTTATTATATATATCCCCATAATTTAGAGAATTAATTCTAAGAGGAGTATTATAATGTTTATTTTCTGGAGTGGTTAATAATAATGTAAATATTCCTGATTTATTACATTCTGTAAAATTAGTTATAGAATCTTCAATAAATACATCACATTTCCCTTTAATTAATCTAGATTTATTTCCAGAGTAACATACCATTTGATAGATAGGCTTATTGGGAAGATTATTTTTAATTATCCATTCTTTAGTATATGATTTAGAATTAATTCTTTTAGTGCAATAAGCAACTATCGGAAAGTCAATATCCCGTAATTTAGGAACTGTTGTCCAAAATTTCTTATTATTTCTTAGATTATATACATTTTTAAGTATTGTATACTCTTGTAATCTAGAAGGATATGTATCTATGTTAAACCATTTTTTATAGTGTCCCATGAAATCAGCAACTACTCCATCTATATCACATATAATTTTTAAATCTTTCATAAATTATTTAAATCTTTTATATATTATTTATTTTCTCTTTTTGCTTTAAGAAACTGTTTTAAAGATTCAGTGTATATTTGTATTAAATTAAGGTGATATAATTCCGCAGTATCAAAACCGCCGACACTATATTTATCTTTATAGTTATAGATACTATGTAATGTGGCTTCTATATCTGCTATACATTCTTCTAATTCTATTTTTTGTACTTTATCCATTTAAATATAACCTTTTCGTATTTTCTATTAAGTCGAAAGTTTTTAAACTTCCATATTTAGAATAAAAATCTGATATATCTTTAGCCTTATATCTCCTCGGAATATATATAGGAAGTATATCAGAAAATTTCTTTCTAATTTTATTCATATTACTAATCCCAGCTAAATCAGAATCATAAAACAAGAATATTTTCTTAAATCTTTCTTTTAATTTAGAATATAAAACATCACTCACAAACTGATTTTCTGAATTAGGTGCAATTGCGGGTATTCCAAGTTCATATAAACACATAACATCTTTAAGGGATTTAGTTATTACTAAATATTCTCCATTCTTCGGCATGTTATGAATACCTTGAATTATACTTTTCTTATAATTAGTTATGAAGCGATATTTTTTATTCATCGGGTAGTAAATTTTCCACAATTGCTTCTCTTTATCCTTAGTGGGATAGTAATACCCAAACTGAAACTTTTTAGAGGTGCTAAATGAGAATATTTCATTATTTAAATACACTAGTTCTAGGGAGAACACAAAGAATTTCTTTAAAGTATTTAGACTTATTCCAAATTTTCCCCACCATTTTAATTCCTCTTCCGTAAAATCCTTAACTTTAACTTTAATAATAGATCCCTCTGTTTTTTCAAATTTCGAATTAGTATATTCTTTTATACAAGATTTATTAACTGGAAAGTTAATATTTTTTCTTATCCCAAAGTCATTAGCAATAATTGCTAACGCTTTAGAATAAGAAACATTATATTTATACTTAACTACCTCAATAAAATTTCCATAAAAATCGCCCCTAAAATCTTTAAATACCAATCTTCCTGCACTATCTCTAAAAAATGCACATGTAGGAGTATTATCTTTTCTAAGTGGGGATTTAAATAATCCTTTTTTAACTGGAATTCCCAAATAATGTTCCATATAAGTTTCTTCTGAATTATATCTAAGTAATAATTCTTGAGTTAACTTCTCAGAGAACACGGAATCGTAATCAGCTATTAAAGGACTAGAAACATCTACTTTACTGAGGTTAACTCCCATTACAGAGTCATATTTTCAAAATCTTCCATATTAATATCCGAAATTTCCTCCGGATTAGAAGAAATTAATTCTTCTGTGGAAGTAGCAGTTCCAGAAGCAGCTTCTTCTCTAGCTTTAATCTTCTTGATTTCAGAAGCAGTAAATGCAATATCTCTATCTTGTTGTTTCAAAATTTCTACATTGCCGATAAAGTTATTGTTTACATACGCATTTCCTTCTTTATCTACTGCTGCAAAGAAAGGAAGACTGGCAAATCCTGAGCTATTCTTAATTAATTTAAGTTTACACCATACAGGAGTCTTTTGTTTAATAACAGCTTGGAGAATTGCAACCATCGAATCCCGGAATTGTTTCCAGCTCTTCATTTCAAGTTTTACTTCTCCTTTAATTAGTTTTTCATTATATTTAGGTGCGAAGTGTTCAATATAACACCGGAACTTTAATACTGCGGAATCATACATAGACGCAGAAGTTCCCCATCCGAATGTTTTTCTTTCAATAGAGTCTTGTGTTAATTCAAAGGTTCTATCGTCAAAAGTTGCTCCATTTTCATCCTCAAATACTACGTTGATAGTATCTACTTCCCTTCCATCTTTTAATTTTTGTCTATCAGCTTTCGCTTCTTTTAATTTAACAATATGAATTTTATCACCTTGTAAATAACTTCCTTTAGCTAATGTGTGTTCTCCTGCGTTGTTAAAATCTGCTCCAAAATTTAGTGCCATAATGTTTAAATAAATTAATTAGTTAAATTAAAAAGTGTTTCATCATCTAGATTTATTTCTTCTAATCCCTCTAAATCTAAATTTTTAAGATCTGTCGGAATCTCATAATCTCCCTCATCTTCCAAAGTAACTTCAAAAGGAGTTTTTAATTCCCTTGTATAAGTTTTCTTTATATCATCTTCTGATTCGTTAGAATCAAAAGTTACAATATCTTTATTAGATTTAATAACTTTATCATCTGCTTTAACTTCTTTATCTCCAATTAATTTACATGTTTTAGAATTTTCGGAAGTTTCCTCGAATCTAAATTTTGTACCATAGATTAATAACTGTTCTCTCTGTTTTCCTCTATAAGAAAGAGTGAGACTTTTAGTTAATTTATTTCCAGATTCTGGATCCGCAAAAACTTCTGATTTAGCAATTACTGGAAAGTAAATACCATTCTCTTCTTTAAAAGAGACTAGTAATCTATCTCCTGGTTCAGCATTAATTATATCTAATAACTTCTGAGTTAATACTAGTTTATTATCTTCCAGAACTATTGTATCCTGATCTTTTTTAGATTTAGATCTTTTAGGAGTTACTACAGCAATAGTTTTAGAAGCTGCTTCTTCAAAAGAGTCGGATGGTTTATTAATTCTAACTCCAGTAACTTTTAAATTATCCGATAGAGTAACTATAAGATTAAGTTCTATTTCCATTTTATAATTCTATATTTGAAAGTTTATCTACTTCAGATTCCTCTTCAGATATGTTAGAATTTTCAGATTGATCTTCTTCGTTAAATTCTTTTTCATCTAAAATATCTGTAACATTAATCTGGGGAGTAGTAACTACATCTTCTCCACTATAAGGTTCGGAAGAATAAATACGATCCCAATGAGGTATTAATTCCCCATCTCGATTCTCGATTAATACAAACTTCTTACCATCTAATCTAGGAACTCTACATTTACATTCTGCTGCAAGCTGTTTTATATCAAAAGTAATAATAGTATTATCATTTATATCCCTATATAAATATCCAGCTCCATCATATCTAGATGCAATAATATCAGATAATTTTCCAGCTAAATCAATATCTTTTATAGTTAATTCATTTTCATTTATTTTCGCATCTTTTGAATGACATACTAGAATAATTCTTTTACATACTTGTTGTAATAATCCGATTACTGCTAAATATGAATCTCTCATATACTTTTGGCCTAACCCAAAAGGTAAACTATATACATCAGTTACTTTTAGTTGTTCTGGATTCTTTTCTGGATTATATGCATTAGATTTCTTCCACAAACTTAAGGCGTATGGTTGTAGAATTTCCTCTAAAGAAGTTAAAGTATCTAGAGTTATATATTTATAAGGACATCCTGCTGCCTTAACTTGTTTACATACTTCTAATATATCTTTAACTGAAGAAACATCTACTTTTAATGCTTCAATATACGCTGTTCCCTTTTCTGTATCTAGTATTAGATTATTATCTAATAAACTTAGAGCCGTAGATTTCCCGGATTTTGGCTTCGAGAATATAACTAATACCCTAGGTTCAGTTTCTGTTGGTTGTATTTTACTTGTTGGTAATACTATAGCCATTTATACATTAAAATTAAATTCAAGTACTTCATCTTCTTCATCTTCTTTAATAACTCTATCTAACTCTTCTTTTTTCTTTTGTTGATTATCAAATTCTTCGAATAAATAATCCATTCTCAGAACTCTATCGTAATCAAATCTCTTTCCATCTTCGGGAGGATCTAATTCTTTAAAATATCCTATACTTCCTTGGAAAATACAACCCTCAACAACATCAGATTGTCCAAATCGTCCTTTCATTCGTTTTATCTATAGGCTCTTTATCCTATACTCTATACTTTCTTTTTGTTATATGTATAGATTAGACTATATCATCACTAATATTTAAAATATTAGGCAGGGCGCTCGTGTCGATATTACCATCCTCAACTTTACTTGTTTGGATTTGATCGTTAGTCGTTGAACCTTCAAAGATATTACTATCTAAGCTCGGCTGCTGATTATCCACTTCTGGAGTTCCCAGCAATTCACCCTGTTTTCTACTATTTTCAATAGTAGGCTCATAATATTTCCAGTAGAAATTTCTATAAAATTTTTTATCTTCAATAGCTTTTTTAATCATAACATATTTTTTATTTATCAAAAGTTATCTACCGAAAATTTTCTTTTTTATAAGCAATTGGATTAATCTAAAGTTATCTCGTAATTTCTTAATATCAAACCCTTCACACTTAGCCTTCTTCTCTCTGAATGGATGATAGACACCAATAACAATTTCTGATGCTTGTGTCATGTCCGCAGTATCCTGAGCATCTTGTAATTCGAGATAATTATGTTCGGAATTTCTTCTATCCATAGATTTAAATTGTCTATTAGCTTGTTGAACAGCGCATATTGTCATATCACACAGATTACGGTAATAAATAAAATGTTTAGCTGTTTCATCTATTTCATGCTTAATTCCGGAACCATTATTCTTTAATAACTTACAATGGTCTAATACTGCTATTAAATATTGATTTCTATCATTCTTTATATACCTCTCACCATTATCGTCTGTTTCAAACTTCCCAAAATATCCAGCCCATGCTCTGAGGATATTATATACTCCAGTGGAATTTAAAGGAGTATCGTAGATGGTTAATTTATCATCTACTTTAGTTAACCAATCCTTAGCATCATAGATATATTTAAGTTTATCGTCTGAAACAGGTTTATCTAATGAGAATATTTCAGAATAACTAATATCAATATGATATTTATCAAGGATATAAAGAGAGAGAAGTTTAGCGAGAAGTACTTCTTTTGACATTTCAAAGCTTAATGCGAGAATATTTACAGGTATCTCTGGATGTTCTAAGGAATAAACTAAAGGTTTATAGATATACATGAATATGGCCACAGAACTCTTACCTGCACCCGAATCGGCAATAACTGTGCTCATAAACCTTCTTTGTATACCATATATATACTTATCCAATTTAGGAAATCCGGATGGTATACCCATATTATTCCCTTTCTTCCCTTCTTCTACTTTTTGATAAAAAGAATCAATTAAATTCATATAAGAGTATTTATATCCACCGATCCCATACCCTTATCCCTAGCCTCTTTTAAAGCAATCCATGATTGGTTAATAACGAATGTAGAAATCCCCATTTTTATCATATCATTTTCTTTTCCCCATTGTAGCAGGTCAATTATTTCTCTATGTAATGTTGGATTCCATTTTATAGTCTTTCCGTAAAAGAAAAAGAAATCTTCCATAGATCCGAAATGATTCCCAGTCGTTATACTACGAGCATTTACAGGAGAATTATTAATGTATATAAAACTTGGGTATTCTAGGAACAATTCCTTCCCTAATTCCCCAGAATGTTTTAAATAAGACTTAATAAAATTAGCAGTGAATGGAATATCTAATGGATATGTTTTCTTATCTTCACCTTTTACATAATTAAACTGTAAATCATCTATCTCAAAATGATCTCCTTTTTTAATATTCATCTTTTTTAATACTCCTTTAGATTGGAGGGATTCAATTATATCATATTTAAATCCACCTATAATTTTACTATATCGTTCTAAAGGATCTATCCTTCCCTCAGGATATTGAGCGAGAAATAATAATTGTATAATCCACCATTCCTCGGCTGATAGATTATATTGTGTCATTAGATCTAATTCACGATCTAATGAGATTGAGATTTTTTCCATTAATGTTTGTTTATATTGTTATACAATATAACACAAACAAGCACGGTTAATTCTAGTTTATTAGATGTTACGTGAATGGAATAGTGTTAGTTTAATTCTTCTATAAGATCTATATATTGTTCTCCAATTGCGTTTGGTTCTATATCAACTATATTAGCAAGCTCAACTAAATCATAAGCATTATAAAAGTTACCAATATCTTCAATTATATTTGTAGCATTTCTATTTATATAGCCCTTATTTATGAAACATTTAATTTCTTCTTCAGACTCTGCATACACAGTAGTTGAGACTTTTACATCACAAGGAATGGTTAACGATATATCGTAATACGGCATAAATCAATCTGAAATTTCTGTTATAGCTTCAAGATCCTCATATATAACTGGTTCATCATAGTATGTATCTACGGTAGTAGATACCTCTACAAGATCTTCTATACTATCAAAATACGCAATATCTCCATACTCTTCTGGTTCAGGATCTCTATCTATATAACTATTACGTTCAAAGAATTCTATAATTTCTTCTTTAGATTTAGCATATACCTCAACTTCTGCAAGTTTTGTACAATTCATTAATATTCTGTAGTATGGCATAATTTTTAAATTTTACAATCCTTACATCGAGTACGTATCCATCCATTTTTAGAATATGTAACTACATCTATAGGAGAACCACATACTTCACATATTTTCTTAGATAATTCTTCTGCCTTTCTAACTTTTTTCTTAATATCTTCTGGAGCATTATCTAAGTAAATACGTAATTCTCCAAATTTCTCTTTTATCTGAAAAATTTCTATTTGTTGTGATTTATCTGGATGAGTCTTATTATATTCTTCTATATCAAATATAATAGGATAAACTAATCCGTACCATCCAGAACCATGTTCACAACCAAACTCATCATACGGAGTGTTATATTCTTTCATGTTAAATATTTAATAATTATAAATCATTTCCGGACCTTCAATTCTTTCTTCTAAGATTTCTTTTCCTTCTAAGACTCTTTGTAGCATTTTCTCAGTGATTGTTATATAATCATTATCTAAAGTACTTAATTTGTACCAAGCTTCTTCCATAGTATTCTTTATAACAAATGTAAAAATTTTACCTTCTTCTTTTATTAATTTTAATCTATTCTCTTTTAATATATTAGATGAATTATTACATGTAATAATTTCCACATCAAATTGCGACTTTATTTCATGAGAAATATCATTTACAGCAGATACTAATATCGGACTTGGGAAATTTATATGCTTCAATGCTTCGAACTTCTGTTTATCTGATAGTTTACTATTGTATTGAATATCTCCATACTTATAAGACTCTTCTATAGTTGGAGAGAATATAATAACTCTTTTAAATTTATTATACTCTAAAATCTTTTCAGTTAATTCTCTCTTTTTTGGGTGGAAAAATACAAAATCTTTTCTCCATTTAAGCTCTCTATAAACTCCAAAAGTACAAGCATTGACTAATTCTATTTTACAGTTCTTAAGTTTACTAAATTCTTCTCTTACTTCTTTAGATGATAAGCAGTTCATTGCTAGAGTAAGATCATAATTAAATAGTTTCATATATTTATAGAATTTCTGATCATGCTCTTTATATAAATCTAAATCATCTACATTTATAATAACTTTATACTCTTTATAATTATTAATCCATTTATTAGATATTGCTTCCTCTTTAGTAATTTCTCCAACAATTGGAAGAGATTTTAAATAATTTGAATCGTAAAAAGAAGTTATAGATAATAAGAATTTATAAGGAATCTTTAAAATACTGTATAAACTTTTCTCATTAGTTACATCATCAATTATCAAGAATGGGAATTTAGTAAAGGTAGATAAATTACTTAATATATAAGAAATACTATAAGCTTTACATTTATTATATAACTTCTGAGTATATAACCACATATTCCATTGATAAGAAGAAGAATAGTTTTGAGTTATAATAAATACCTCAGAAGAAGGATTTTTATCTAAAAAAATCTCTAATACTTTAGATAATAATAATTGTTTCCCAAATTGATTAGGGAGAATTATTCTACCTCTCCCATTATTTTTTCTCCAGAGTTCTATTAACTCTTTTATTCTATCTTCTTTTTTCATTATATGTGATTAGTGGTAATTAATTCAAATCCAAAGATACATGTATTTTCTTTACAATATTCAGGATCTTTTAGAATATATATAATCTTTATAATACATTCTCGATCAGTATATTCTCCTTTGTAATATTCTCTTAAAAGAATTAGATCTCCGAGTTTAAATGTTCTATCTATAATATTTCTTACTTCGAATCTCTTATCCTTATATATAATATCATCATAAAATTTTGGAAGTATTTTTAACTCTATCATATTAACTTATTTTATATACTGTCCTCTTCTATTCCATTCTATTTCATCTCCGGCTATATTAGCTATTATATTTCTGATAAAATCTTCTGGGCCTTTCTCATGTTCTATGAATTTACTTAAGATTTGAATTATAAATAATCCTATTGTTTTTAATTCCTCCTGATTTCTAAGAACTTGATCAAGTTTAAGAGATAATTCTTCGTTGGTTACCATATAATTAACTTATATTATTCATGAATCCAAAAATCCCCTATATCACAAGTAGCATCTAAGGGAGCATTTGGACAAAAATATACTCCAGCAGACTTCATTGCAGTTACTACTACAGAGGCTATCTCATCTGCTATGTTCTCTGGTGCTTCTAAGTTGACTTCATCGTGTACTGGCACACATAGTTTAACTATATTTAGATAATTGTTCTTTTTGATATAATTAAATATCTTTACCATTGCCAATTTCCACATTGCAGCACCTGAGCCCTGTATCTTGTAGTTGATTGCCTGCTTTTCTGAAGCTGCTTTCCTTTGTCTATACTCTCTTGGGTTATTCTGCTTTAAATATTCCCAATCAGAGAAGTCATATATATGAGCACGAAGACCTAGTTTATTTAATATAATATAACCATATCTATTAACAAAATCTCTCTGATTTTTCTGATATCTACATAAACCATCAAAACCAGACATGTAGTTATCGTAAATAGATTTCGCATAATCCTCATCTATCCCATAATTTTTTACTAGAGTAGAGGCATTTCCCCCATAATTAAAGCAAAATTCATAACCTTTAGCTTTTTGTCTGAGATCATGGTATTTTGTCTTAATTTCTTTAAGTGGTGTATCATCTGGTATCTCTTCGAACACCATTCGAGCTGTTAGTGAATGTAGATCTCCTGATCCCCTAAGTAGCTCATCTAACATAGCGGAATCATTGGATAGAGATGCCATAATGAAACTTTCTTGTCCGGAATAATCACAACTAATCCATTTATTCCCTTTTTCTGCTACAAAGCATGATCTAGTAAGTGCATCCTTTGGTAATTGCTGTAGATTAGGACTTGTAGACGACAATCTCCCTGTATCTGTGCCAAACTGATGAAAAGTAGAATGTATTCTTCCAGTAGCTGGATTAACAAAATCCAAAAATTTCTGTCCGAAAGAATCTACTAACTTTTCTGCTTCCTTGAAATTAAGATATAGTTCAATAATCGGAAAATTTTTCTGTTGTGGTGCTATAACCTTTTCGTTTATAGATTTTTTAGAAGTTTTAGTTTTCGGATCTATTGTAGAACACTTTATACCTAATTCTTCAAAGAGAAGTAATACTTGTGCAGAACTTTTCCAATTAATAGTACATTTAGGAGTTAAATCAAACCCGGAAAACAAATCTCCCTGAGTATTTATACTAGAATACTTCCTCTTAACTTCTTTCTCATATGCTTCTGCAATTAAGGTGCCATCTTTCTCTCTGATGTCGGACTCTTTTCTTCTCTTTGCAAATTTTAATTTTTTCCTATCTTCTTCTATAACATTATCCCCTCTAAATTTAGAAACATCTAAATATACTAACTCAGATTCTCTAGATATTCTATCATTTTCCCAATCAACAACCCATGAATCGAGGATATCTTTAGCTTTATTTAAGTTCTCCTGATCCCTCTTCATTTTCTCCTTCCACTTAGAAATATCTAATCTAGCTCCACAAAATTCAAAATAAGCGTTTACCTTAACATATTCATTTTCTAATTTAAGTGCTACATTTAAATTTTGATTATCTAATTCTGGTTGTTGAGCAATCATTATATCCTCCAAGTGCTCAACATCCTCTGCGGAGTATACGATAGTTTCCTCATTCAAACCTTGAGTGATAATTTTCCCTCTAACAGATTTATCTAGACTCTTCTTTAAATACTTCCAGGCAGCTTCTTTCAAAGCCATACTATGCATACCAGAAGGGTATCCTAGATATATAGCTTTTTCAGATAACATCAAGTCTCGAATATTATTTGGAAAAATTCCTATTTTATAGAAGAATTTAAGATCAAAATTAGCATTCCATAAAAGAAAAATTCTTTCGGATTCTAAATAATCTTTATATATAATGGGATTTATAGTAGTACAATCTATAACTACTTGAAAATCCCTACATCCAAATTGAATAGATAAAAGTTTCTTACTATGACAATCTAATCCTTCAGTTTCAGTGTCTGTTCCTACATATTTTAATGGATGTAGTAATTTTAACGACTCTTCAGGGGATATAATAGTATATCTATTAGATTTATATAGTTCAGAAGCTTTTGTTACATAATAAATCATTAGAGCAATTTAAATCCTTTAGATTCAGCAACCAATTCAATCTGATGCTTTAAAGTTTCCCATCTTGAGATATGACTTCTTACACTAGTTCTTAAGTCTAACAATACCCTATATCTAAGAGTTGTTAGCTGTTCTGTAGTTAATTCACTATACTTTTTAGGATGGTTAGTAATTTCTAACATCCCTTTTATCTGGGATAAAGTTAATCCGGTTGGATTAGATCTTAATTTATCATGTTCTTTAAGTCTTAAATATTTATATACTTTATCCATAGGATTTAAGCTAGATAATTTATTTAACTCAGCCCACTCTTTTAATTTCTTATGATCTCCAGCCATTTTACTCATCCATAGCCCCATTCTAAGAATAAAAGATTTAGTGATATGAGGATTCTCAAACAATCCCAACTTCCCAATACATCCTTCATATACAGAATGTAAAGTTAAATCTTCATATTTCCTAGCTACCTTAATAAAGTTCTTAATTGTAGCAACTTTGGGATCTACATCTTTATTCTTTTCCAAGAACTCATCGATAGATAATGCGAAAGAGAATCTATCGAAATTCTCATTCTTAGCTTCGAAATCTCGAAGCATTAACTCGACTCCAATCTTTGTAATTTGGTCCTGAATTATTTTTAACACATTAACTCTTCCGGGATTTTCCTTAGAGTCATTATATAACATTTTATTACAGTGGGAATAAAAACCCTTAAGTTGTTCCTCAGTACAAGATACTAATTTAACCTCATTCTGAACATTTCCATTATCTCTATCTTTCGGATATAACCATGTAAAGTTTTTAATATCATTCTCTTTTCTTTCTTGTGCCTCTAATAGTCTTTCTTTTAATAATGTCATAACTTTATGTGTTTAAATAATTTTTATTTTAAGTTTATTATCTTTATCTTTTTTAATTATATTAGAATTATCTTTAATAAATTTAACAAGAGCTAAATGAGTATAATTATATGGAGTATATACTTCTTTTACATTTTCTCCAGAATTAACATACCATTTAGATACTCCTGCGATTATTATATAATAAGTAACATATCCAATATCCCCGATATTTATAGGACCTTGATTCCAATTTGGATACTTAGTTATCATATAATATTCATTTTCCAGATCTAAATCTTTAAATATATACGTACTGTATAATCCTTCTTCTTTCTCAACTACTTCTACTCTTGCTGTTATAGGAGTAGGATGTGTGTAGATATTTTTATTATACACTAGAGATTTTATCCTTTCATTTATAAATAAAGATTTAAGTGGTTATTAGAATAATTAGTTTTGTATGTTTTATTTAAATAATATTAAATATTTAAACCTTTCCTACAACAAACCACCTAAGTGTATTTGCAGCGGACCCATGTTTATATAATTTGGTATAATATAGGTAACATCTCTTTAAATACTAATTTGGTTATTTATTTAATCTATATTCAGATATTAATTTATCAAAAGCCTTTATCCTTGAATGATAATCGTCTATTGGCCACCAATAATAATCATACCTTTCACTTACTCCAAAATGATCAGGATTAAACTCCGGAATCATTGAAAGAGGTTCTATATCTAAAGAATTACCAAGTCCTCTACCTATATGAAGTAATGGATTACATTCTAGAGCAATTTTGATACAATCACACATTCCTACTTCAATATTATTATTAATACTTTTTAAATATAGTTCTTTTGCATCTTTTAAAATGTCTACTAATGTAATTTCCTGTGGTCTATCAATTTTTATACTTCTTCTACATAACACTCTTTGTAATAATTCCGAAAATTTTTCATTATAAGTGTATTTGTTATATGTATCACTATCTATTTCTAATCCGGATAGAGAAAATAGTGCATATTTTTGAGAATCTGGTAATGTTATATCTATATAATCTTCATAACTAGCTTGAAAACTTGATTCTAAAATATCATAGTCTGATGATATATTTGTATTACATAAAATATTTAAGATATCAGTATTATCCATTACATGTCGTATATAGCGGACGATATTATTTATCCAGTCTATTGTATATAAACTAGTTGGATTATACATATATATTATTAGATTTCTAATACATAAATCCATAGCATATTTATCAAAATCTTTAATTTCTGATAGTGATTTAGTTATATGTGAATCAAAAAATTCTAATGTCTTTATAGAATTTAAAGGCTCTTTATATAAGAAGCCGTATATTAATTTAATAGAATAATATAGTAAACTTTCCATATTTATATTTCAGATATAATATTAGTGATTCTTTCAATAGCTTTTTTAAAAGCATCATCAACTTCTTTTTGTAATTCTGTATACGTTGTATAACACTTATAAGATAAACTGCTACAATTATCAAGTATATTAGAAGTAAATATACCATCCATGTCTAAATTTTCCGTAACTATAGAGTGTTTGTTTAAGAGAGCAACTTTTGTTCTTGCTGCTATTTTATAATCTCTAATTTGTTCTTCTGTCATTTGTTAAAGTGTTTTATTTTTGATCTTAGTTATATTATAATCATGGCGAGCCAATTCGTAGTAGTCTAACATAATATTATGTGCTAATTCTTTATGTTGAAATTCGATAACCTCTTCATCCAAGCTAATAGGACATTTCTTCTTAAGCCATCTCCACATAGGAATAAATCCGTAGAGATAATATTTTACATATTTAACAACATAACATCCGTTTTCATTCTCTAAAACTTTATACTTGTTATAGGAATTAATATCTCTATCACGAAGTTCTTGAGCAGCAAAAACAAGAAATAAAACAATTATTGTAAAAGCTATTATAAAATTAATTGGAAACATAGTTAATCCTCCTTTATTTTAAGTACATGTCCTGAGAATAGATTACAGAGTGTGACTTCATCTCCCTGTATAAGGATATAGCATTCTTCTTTATCTTTAAGAGCACAATCATTACATACTCTTGAGTCCTCGTTCTCTATATACGTTATCCCGTCAATTTTTATTTCCTGTATTTCCATTTTACTCTAGTAATAAGTAATCCCTATATAGATCAATAAAATGAGTTCCTATGTAAAAAGCATCATCTTCTTTTCCACAACATAATTTAGGATCATAGGAGACACCGTATAAAGTATGACATATATCACCGCATACAAGTTTACCTTCCTTCCACATAAAAGACGGGTAAAATGCACATTGAGTACCAAGAGGGGTAAGCTTCCAATTATCATTCAATATATTAGAGGCCTTATAGATCTGTATCAGTTTTAAACGTGCCAATTCAGACCTGTCATCATATTCTATATCAGGAACTGATCCTGTGATTTCACATGCATCCTCATAGGTCTTCACCAGGTCCTGGAAATTCAATGTAAGTCTCTCTATTCCGAAGATATCTTCAAGCTTTTTCTTAAATTCTCCGGATATACTTGAATAAATCATCCTAGCCTCTACTTCTGTTATTGATAATACTTTCATCTCGTTATCTTTTTCTAATCCTTTTAGGAATATGTAACCTATTTCAGAAGGGGAATAAACTCTCATAGGATCTATATGGGTTCCTAAATGTTGAACTCTGGATAATACCATCCATTGATCACTAGGGATACTCCCTCCATTTAACTTTTTAATGGTTTCATATATTTTAAGACAGTCTCTGGCGTCCTCTGAATAGTCTGTCTCTAATTGCTTTAATAATCGATCCTTAAGTTCACTCATAATATTTAATTTTATTCATACCACTCTATCTGGATAGTGTCAACAGCTTCGCTTATTATCGCATTTGTTCTGGCATCTTTCTCTGTTGTATAAATACATTTTATGCCTGATACAGTATCTTCATCATCTACATGATATATATTAATCCATCCTGTTTTCTTTTTTAAAGGCATTACAAGATCTAAGGTATGCATAAGACCATTACGACAAACTTCGCCTTCATTGGTATAAGTACGTAAATATTCCTGTGTGGAATATCCTTCTTTAACTAAAGCTACTATAGGATAATTCTCTGATTTAGCATCAAAGCAAATAATTCTTACTTCTTGTCCGTTTCTTGTACAAACAGGTCTTCCGGCTTTAGCTTCTTCGAGATTAAATGGTTTATATTTATTATTTTCTTGTTTCTTCATATTTAATTTTCATTAATTTTATTTATATCTCCTAGAGGATAATCACTAGGAGTATTAATATAACTATAGCCATTCTCTAACCATCGTGTCTTTGTTACCCCTACATATCTATCTGATAGATAACAATATATTTCTGTTTCTTCATCATATCCTAACTATCTTCATTTGTACGATGATAAGGGCAATCTAAACAGTTTGTATATTTCATGTGTACTTAACATATTTTATATAAATTATTACTTCTATATTATCATACTCCTTTTGGATTATAATAATCAATTAGTTTATCAAATGCTTTGATTCTAGATTCTGTATCAGTACGTGGCCACCAATATCCAATTAGTATATCAGAAATTCCAAGTAAAAACTTTTCATTAAATTTTGGAATCTGTTCTGCAATTGGGATATAATAAAGTACTTCTGGAATACTTCGTATATAATAACACATTCCCATTAATACACCATTATGTTCTATACAATCTAAGTATGCTTCTTTTGCTTTTATTAATATGTTATATATTTCTTTTTGTGAATGGTGTTTGGAATTACGTTTTTCTTTTATATAATTTTTAATATTTTTATATATTAATGGTTTGGAAGATTTAGGAGTAGAGAAAATCTTTTTAATTATATTTCTACCCATAGATTTATATTTTAGGAAAAATTTCATCAGCATATGCCCATTTTATAATATCCTCAAAATGATATATAAGACTTCCAGGAACGGTGAATAAGTAATGATTTTCTTGTAATATAGCTAGAAATTTACCTTTCTTATGTAAACATAAGAGTAATTTATAATATTCTGGTAATTCCTCTTCAGTATTCCAAATATCATTTATTAAGTTATTTTCATCTTTTGGTATTAATATATTATAGAATTTTATAGAGTTATCTGTAATAATAATACTTCTGTGAGCGTTAATGATAGCTTCTTCCGGAGATTTTCCTACAAAATCACACAAGCAATCTCCTTCGGCACTGTCGATCCAACTAACATGCCATTCCTGATCAAAGTAATAAAGATTGGGCGCATAACCCCAATCTTCTACGATATTACACATACTATCACAGTGAGGAAGGCTTTCGAACAACCTTAAATAATCAATATCATTCATAAAAGTTTTATTTAAATACTACAATACTATCTCTACTAACTATAGTAGAGTCTCTAATAATCATAGTTATTTCTAATTCCGTTCTTCCACGATATACGTCAATAGCGGATGGTGTTTCTTTGTTTATATAACCATAAACCAAAACCCCAAAGATGTAACTAAGTAGAAACAAACAAATTGCACGCAATAAAAAATTATACTTATTCATGCTCCTTTACATATAAGTATAATAAAAGTAATTATAATTAGCCCTGAATGTAAAACCTGTTAATTCATAGTGGTAAGATCCACAATAAGGACATCTACATAAATTTACTGTATACATTTCTCCAATTTTTTAAATTTTTATCAGTATTATAAGTTAAGAATATTATTCTCATTCCAAGATAAAGAAATATCGCCGTTTACAAGACATTTAAATATATTTATCTTCCTGTTCATGATATCATTTTCACATACCTGGAAAGCATGTCGAACTGATGGATACTTACAACTTCATCGGATTCTTGCTTTTTGTCTGGTATTAGTGTTGTTTCGATTCTTTAAATTTACCATCTTGTAAGGTATAGTACACATCTTCTTTTATCTCAATCCCATCTACTTGTTTTGTTACAATTGAAAATGGGATATCTCTTTGTTTTTCTTCTGAATACTTCCATTCTGCAAGAGTAATCCATGACCCTATTTTTGCTTTAGCTGATGAATTAATACCAGCGCACATTATGACACAATCATCACCAGAAGAACTGATTTTAGCATCATCACCGAAAGAACCGATTTTAGCACTACTACCGGAAGAACTGATCTGAACGTAATCACCGGAGGAGCCTATCTTAGCATTATAACCGGAAGAACCGATCTGAGCGTAATTACCGGAAGAACTGATTTTAGCATCATCACCGGAAGAACTGATCTGAACGTGATTACCAGAAGAACCGATCTTAGCGAAATCACTAGAAGAACCGATTTTAGCATTATAATCAGAAGAACTGATCTTAGCATTATAACTGGAAGGTAATTTTTTAAAATCTTCTTCTGTAAATATTGTTTTATTTTTAATCCATTCAATTCCCGCTTTAAATAAGCCTAAGAATCCTATTTCAATACCAATCTTTATTTTCTTTCCGCATATTTTCGAATCTTTATTTCTATTCGGATCAATTTTATCTAATTCTACTTCGCAGAATTTGTCATCAATGTTATTATAATAACTCAGAACGTCAAGAGGGTTCTCGCAAGCATGAAAACCACAATGACATAAATTAGCTTCATCTTCTTTATATTCCTTACCAATTTCGTATTGGAAAATTTTCCCATTGGGCGCACATTGCATATGCTTGTTAAATCCTTTATATGCTTTAACTGGTTTGTTTACTTTTTTCATCTCAATTATATTTAGTGGTTTTTTAATTGTTCAAATTCTTGTTTTCGTCATTAATATGTTTTATTTGATAATAAATTTGTAGAAATAGTCGAAATGGCAGTGCTTAAATACTGTCTTTTTATCAACAAGGCAATGAAAATTATCTTCGCTATTATCACCTTCTCTTTTTAAGGAGAGATTGGATCGTCCTTTTGCTACATAGTAAGTATCTCCGTGTAATGTATATTTTTCAACGTATACATATCCGAAGTGCTCCTTAGTATCTGCATACTCTGGATATCCAGATATTTTATCAAATGGGCAATCGATATTATCTTTCACATAAGAGACGGCTTCTGAGAATTACTTTATCATAGCCTCCTTTTATATAGTCTTCAATATATCCCATATTATCAGTCCTTATTCGTCATAATTTCTATTTTTTAAGTAAATTATTTTCAGCAAGATAACAAAGCATTTCATAAACAGCTTCTAGTAACGTATCCCCATAAATTGGAGCGAAAAGTTTACTTCCGTCACTATCCTCAATAGTCCTGTAGTATACTCCCCACTCATCTATACATCTTTCTATTCTAAGAGAAAATACTTCATTTGATCTAGAGGATACCCTAGGAGGAATAACATTCAATAAATCTTGGAGGGTAAAAGTTGGAATCACTTCATAAGATATAAATCCAATTACCTGAAACTCTTTCTGTAGACTAAGAAACCACTCTCCTGTAGAATCGTCGTCAATTTTACATCCATGACAACGACGTGTCCAATATAAAGTAGCTTCGCTAGTATCAATATCTAAGTCTTTTAGATGTTTCATTTGATCTATTGATAAAACCTGATCTCTCATGCTAAAAATCTATTGGCTCTATTTAATAAATCTCTAAAGCATTCTATAAATTGCGTTGCCATACTTTTAGATGGGAACGTAAGAGTATGATGGTATACATAACGTGATATAAATGATACTGTTAATTCTCCATCTATCGTACTTTGGATATAATAAATATTCGCGCATGTTTTCTCTGGATCCCATTCACCTACCCAAGCTTTTCGTAACCTTATCAGTTGAGTAAGAGCTAATGTGGCTTCTGCTTCTACTTCTGATGCATATAAATTTCTATCCCCACAAAAAGCTCTGCCTTTATTCTCTCTTAAATTTATTTTTGAATCATAACCTATAAAATACTCCCGTCTAATAGGTGTTCTATTACAAAATTCTTCCCAAGTTTTAGGTATTACCTGACAAATTTTATAGATATTTCCTTCTTTTATAAGTTCTGAATCATCAGGAATTTCAATAGTTACTGTTTTCATAATTATTTTTATTTACATAAATATTCTTCATACTTCGATTATAATATCATTATATTCTGCACTATTTCCAAAATCACAATAATGAATTTCACTTCTTGAGTCTTTATCTCTGAAAACTGTTTGTTCTTCTGGATTTACTGTGGTATGTCCTACGTATTGTATTACAGGAACATCATATAAAGGAATTTCTGGATCATACTTAAGAAAATCTCTTTTAGATTCTAACATATCTGACCATAATGGTCCACCATAGAAATTACTACCACCTCTACACATAGATATAGACATTACTTGAGATAAATATCTATAAGAATCTATAGATAAATTTATCTTTTCGCAGAGATTAGGATAGTATAAATGATTAAAAGCTATATCTTTTTTATTCTCAATATTATTAAATATTTGCCCATAAAAAGATAACCATTTACTTGTAATTCCGGCATGAGAAAACCAGTAAGTTCTATCTATCTTTTCTGTTTCTGGATTATATATCTTAATATTGTAATTTAATTTAAATAAGTGCAGATTGGTTCTGTAAATATCTTGGAGTTTATCAGATATACTATATCTATATCCAGAACAATAACCTATATAAGGAGAAATATAATTAAATTCATGATTGCCCAATAATAATATTACTTTATCCTTATATGCTTTCTTAAATTCAATTATATCTAATAAATTATTTATTATTCCTTCATCAGAAACAATATAAGAATCAACATAATCCCCTAAGAAAATATTTAAATCAGAATCTCCAGTTTCAACTTTTCTCTTCCACCAATCTCTTCCATGAAGGTCTCCTATTACTCTAATTTTCATGTTTTAAATATTCCGAATATAATCCAACTTGTAGTGCTACCCAACTAACCTCTTTTTTCGCATGTTTTTTATCTATATACCAAGGATATAAATGTTTGCGAATTAATTTATTACAATAATCTTTCCAAACTTCTTCTTGAGATTTAGTATTAAAAGTATATAAATTATACCATTCTTCAATACCCTTTATATCATCTACTGTTTTATTGTAAGGTCTTAATTCCTCATTCACCATCATTATTAGCATATCCTTAACAGGATAGACCTTATTTGGTCTATACCTGTTCTTTTTCTTTTTATATTTTCTCATTAAAATCAAATGTTTTAATAGGGGTTAAATCAAAGGAGCTTGGAGTAATAATAACTTTCCCATTTTTAAGAATCATATTCTTACTTAAACTTTCGGGAGGATATATCCAAGTTTTAATTGATGAATCTGTTAGATATTTATAAAAATGAGCTCCAAAGGCAACATTTGTAATATTTAAATCTTTAATCGCTTTTTCTAGAATTTCCCATACTCCTGGTTCTAATCCTTTAGTAGACCTTCCAGAGGGCATTAGAGGCAATAGGACATGATATTTTATATCGTCTGAGTAATTATACCAACTATCTATAAAGTCTTGTACAGAGGCTTTATCAGATATTATATGATGAATATTAATATGACAATCTCCTTTTTCTAATAATCCTTTTATAGCATTTTCTGCATAAGATCGGAGAGATTTGTTTCCGAACGAGACAGCAACTCCTGCTACATAATCGTGAGTATATTTAAGGATTTTATTCGCTAAGTCATAATATTCTGTTCCAGGCTTATCATAATATGATAGAATTACTCCGTTAGTAGTATAATTAGGAACTACTCCAGTATTATATACAGTTTCCAAGAAATCACAGAACTCCGGCGACTCGTCCGCAGAGCCTTCAGATCCAATCGCTATTTGAAAGGGTTTTTCTGTGATAGTGATATTCTTTTCTTTCTTATCTGGAGCAAATGTAGCGATAAACTTCTTCCATGTATCACATACATTAGTATAATATTCCCCATTTGGGTTAGAATCAACATAACACCACGGACATTTTCCAGTAACACACTTATTCCCTAATGAAACATCGTAGAACTCAGCTTTATCTGCTGGAAGTTCTTTAATCTCTTTATCTCCAAGACGTATTGTAATTAAATTACTCCATATTGCGGTATAATTACAACTACTTATACCTTTAAACCTAACTCCAAAGTGTTTAAAATCTTTCATCTCTTAATTTATAAAGTTAAACAACTATAACCTTTTACATTATGTAAATTCTCTAAATAAAGTCTCATCCAATAGGGTATCTCATAAGTTAGTACTGCTAAGTCTTTAGGATTGCAGCATGTTGTTACTTCAATAGCCGGTTGGATCTTTCTAAAGAAATCTTCGTATGATCTTCCCTCAGGCTCTAATAGTTTATTTAATATATTACTTATAGTAGTTTCATTATAGTATTTAGAATCAAATACAAAAATTATTGGAAACTCTATTATTGACTCCATATATAAAGATATTTTTTATTCTTCTTTTGATATTGTATAATCAATATTATTTTTATCTAATACATATCTTAATCCTTCTTCTAGTAACGAAGGTGTATAATCTTGGGAACATCTAATTTCAATATAAGGATCCTCTATACCTTCTTGAAAAGGACCATATATTTGTGCACAACATTCATCAAAAACATCATAGTTCCCAAAATAAGGAGATAATACTTTTAATACTTTAGATATATCTTCACTATAAATAAAACAAAAGGTCTCGGAACTACTATTAGTAATAATATCTGAAATAGAATGAATTTTAATATGGAAAGTTTTCATATTTTAAATTTGGATTATTTGCAATAAATTCATAATGATAGCCATTATCTATTACTATAGCTACTATATCTTTAAAACTCTCAGCAAATACTTTGTACATCTCATCACGTAATATACCTATTTTTAAGATATTATCATCCCAGTCACTATCGTAGAAGTAGTTACTGAAAGCATCAGTTATATCACGTATATGATCAAGTGTTATACATAAATCTCCATGATTATAGTCTTTATCTATACCCCAACTATAAGTATGTATAAACTTTAGTAAATCAGATACGTCTCCTAAATTCAGTTTCTCTTGCAATCCTTTTATATTCTTTATCTCACTATCTTTAGAAACAAGAAATACTTCTGAACTACTGTTTGTTATAATATCTGATATTGAATGTATTTTAAATCTCATCCTAAATGATAATATGTAATATTAAAATTATGCTCAAGCCATTGAAATACATCAGAATCTTCCGCAAATTCTGAGCGGTTAAATTTTCTACTACATGAAATGGAATTCTCCTCCTCGGAAAGGAGAATAATCTTTCCATTTAATTTTCGAATGTCATATTCGAAATTTGTATTTAGCAAATAGTCTATGATTTTGTTTATTTTGTCTTCATCATATGTTTGAAGAAAAGCTTCAATTTCTTTATATGAGGAATAATTAGTATCATACTTTTTAATTAATTCCGCGTATAATTCTTTAAGTAGACTATTTTCTAATTTAATATAGTCCTCTAACCGTAACTTATAAAGAGTATCCCTAATATAGTAAGTTAAACCACTAGGATACTCTAAATCAATGAACCAGTCGTATATAGTCTGAAAACATGCGTCTATATCCGTAGAATTATCCTCTTCGGAACTTTCTACCCATTTTCTAAACGTATCTAAATTAAATACAAATGGTTCATAATAACCATCTAATATAGGATTGATTATATTCTTAAGATGGTCTAATGTAGTATTTTTATCGTTTATTACAAATAATTCCGATGAGGAATTTGTAATTACATCCGAGACTGAATTAATATTATCTAGAACTAACATAAGTTATTATATTAAATTATTATCTTTGTTTAAGAAAAGAGTTATTATCAATAATATCTCTATCTCCTTCTATTACTCTATTCAATCCATTATAATATGATAGAATAGTATCTTCCTTAGTCTGCCAGTCAGTATCTTCCTCAGACATTGTTAGGATTATTCGGCTAACATCTTCTTCTTCCCAATTTTGTTATCGTAAGAGTTTTTTATCTCTTACTTCCGGGAGTCTCCTCCTTACTTTATTGAAGATATAAATAAAGATATTCTGATTTAATCATCAGACGGTTCAGCGTACATTTTCATCCTCAGCATCACCTGTAGGAGTAGATCACTCTTGGGTATATTTTATTCTATTAAATTATTAGATAAGAGAAATTATTTAAAATGCTTCTTATTTCCAAATCTATCTATAAATATAGTATTATTCTCTTTATACTTTCTCTTCTTTTCAATGATCTTTTTAACATTATCTTGTCTTTTCTGTTTAGATCGTTTATTACTATCCTTTTTTATGGATTCCTTATGATTCAATTTAATAGAATTAAATGTATCTATAATTTCCTTATCATATCTCATCCATTCAGTATCTCCAACTAGATATTTAGATAGTATTTTATGTAAAAAATATTCATCAGAAGCAGTACCCTCTCTTGTATACAATACAGTTATAGATGGATTATGTGTTAAATATTGTTTTATCCTTTTCTTTAAATTTATTGTATATCCAATCTTTAAGTGCTCTCCAGATTTAATTAAATATAGCATTTCTAATAATTAATAGTTTCAATACCTACGCGTTACGGTGGCACGAATCCTTTAAATTCATACTTACCTCGGTATTATCTAAAATAGATTCCACCGATTTTGATCTATTCACCTGTATGTTACCATACTTTCAGACAGAAATCTATCTGCTCTTCCATTAATGTCCTCTTCAACCATCCCTCAGTTTGCCAATCTTTTTCTTCTCGTGCAGCTTCAATCATTTTGGCTATCCACATAGTAGTTTCAATCTCCAAATCAACAGTTTTACCAAAACTATCTTCTGGCTTTAATATAACATGATTAGATTTAATAGCTGGTACTTCTGGATAATTAAAATCAACTCCGGCTCTATATAATCTATCAACAATCCATTGATGATGATTATATTCCTCGTTAGATCTCATCTCATAATAAAGATGTAATTTAAACAATCCTCTTACATAATAGTAATTCGCATATGTTCTATATACATTATGATTATATAATTCTCTTGAGATTTGGTCTATCATTAATTTCTCCATATTTTCGGAGATAGTTCTTTCTTTTCTATTCATATTATTTAAGTTTAAGATTTGTTTATTATATACCTTTTTAAAACATTTAGAGCAGTAAAACTAGAATTTTCTCTACCAGGTTTAATAAACCCGATAGTTTTATCTGAATTTTTAATCATCTCTAAAGCAGATTTTTCATAACTTGGATATAAATGTAATCTTATAAGATCATTTTTAATATCCAAATTCGGACCGTATACTTGAACTGGAATAGAGTATTTATTTAAATACTGTATAGTATATAAATCAACACCTTCACATACTCCAACTAAGAATACTGCATTAGAATCTTCCTGAATAATTCTATCTATTTCCGGAATATAAATTTTACTAAACTCCTCTTTAGATAAATCTCGATGTCCTGTAATATAATATCTCATCCTATGTAAAGATTATGTTTGTAAATATAATCAAGCACATCTTTCTGAACTAAGGGAAACGGATTAGAATCTAATCTTATATAATTCCGAATTTTATTAGATGTAATATTAATATGATCATATAAAGGTATACTAATAATATCTTCAGATAATTTCCCTAAATCTTTAGTTTCACAAAGAACAATAAATTTATTATCCTTTAATATCTCCTCACCCTTATCCCAATTAGGAATTTTGGAATATCCAGGGAATGTAGTTATTATATATAATTCAACATCTTTTATATTCTTAAAGAATTCAATAGTCTTCCAAGATGGAACCCCTTCTCTATAGGTTTTCATATCTGTAGAAGCTATTAAACTTTCCATATTAGATATAGTAACCTTTTTAAATGGTTTAAACGCTCTCTTACACATAGTTACTCTATCTGTAAAAAGTGTGGAATATGATTCTTTAACACTTCTATATTTAGGAACAATAAAGATTTCATCTAAGAAATTATAATTTACAATATTCCTAATTATATTTTGATGACATATAGTAGGAGGATCAAAGTTTCCTAAGAATATTCCTATTTTTCTCATATAGTCTGGTTTAATATTGATACTTTAGTTATTTTCTCCTTAAGCTGAAGAATAACTTCTTTGGGACTATTATAAAAAGTAATTTCTGGGAATAATTCTCTATCTATTCTAAAACGATATTTAGACGGATCTTGTTCATCAGCAACCCAATGACGTACAGATTTATAAGGTTTATATCTAAATAAATATAAATCATCATTTTCTTCTCTCGCTATCCACATAAGTTTAAGGTATTAATTTGTTGATTTCACTTAATTCTTTAGATAAACATGAGGTATTTCCTTTTTTATGTTGAATACTTCTAATAGATTCTACTTCTCGCAAAATAAATTCTCTTCTCTTTTCTATAAGAAGTTTTCTTGTATTATTAAAATCTTTTTTGCAAGAAAAATAAATATTAATTTTTTTCAGGAGTAATAATCGCATAATAATCCCAACTAGCTCTTGGAGGACGTATATAAACCTTTTTTGAAGATTTCTTTCTTAATTTTTTTAATAATCTTATTTTCATAATGTTTTAATCTATAATTTTCCTTCTCTTTAAATAAGCAAGAATAGGGATTAAATCTACAATATCAGTCTTCCGATCATCCCATATTATTCTAAAATAATCTACATTCTTAGATGAACATTCTCCTTTAAGCCACTTATTAACAACCTTTTGATATTCAAGATTTTGTTCTATGTATTCTTCTTCATCGACAACATCTTCTCTAGTATAGATATTTATATCAAGTATCTTCTTTAAAACATATCTACATTCTGCGGTAGTAAGTTCTCTTTTAAGTACTAATCCTTTTGGATAATTATCTAAAGTCAATGAGGTTGTAACTGTTCCAATATTAAATGTCTTTGTGGTCATAAACTATAAGTTTCCAGAGTAGACAGTTATATAAACAATCTAATAAAGATTTGTCCTCACTATAATATAAATATCTTATAGAATCAACATTACGATATGTTATGTTCCATCTTTTATTAAATTCTTGAGTATTTAAATAATATTTAACGCCTTCTTTTTCTACATATTTTGGAAGAAAATCTAATAAATCAATTATTGTAAAAGCTGGAATAATTTGTTCTACAAAGTTTAAATCTTCGTAAACTTCTACATTAGTTTTAGTAACTAAAAAATTATTTGTGGGTCCAGATACGCGAATCCAGAAGAGTCCTGAATTTGGTTTATCTGCTAATAGTGTTAACAAATACTTACATTTCTCTAAGGAAAGCACAGATTTATATAAATTATCCATATCTTATTTAATAATATATTACATATTAGAGAAACAGTTAGAAATATAATAATAGTTAATAGAACACTAAATGCTTCATCATCATCTTTATACTTATAAAGCAATATACAAGCAATTAAGATGATAATTATCATAAAACCTTCCATATTTACTTAGGTATGAGAATAGTGATACTTCCTTATCTTTTAATTCTTGCTTCATTGAAATTAATGTAAAAATAATTTAGCTTTTTCAAGTAAATAACTGGAACAAGTTATAAATTCTGAGGCACTATCTCTAGAGTTAAATTCCAAGAGATAGTTTGAAAGTCCTTCACCTATAGTTAAACAACTATTGTCGTAGTCCCATATAATATAGTATTTAAAAATACCTTTTGAACAAATATTTTTTTCATATTTATCCCATTCAACTTTTAATCTTCTTAGTTGAATAAGGGCTACAATAGCTTCTACTTCTTCTCTGGTTGCACATAAATTTCTATCATACATAGGATCTCTTTTTACCAGAGCTTATCGAAATGCACGTTTGAAAATTGATCTATATAATATTCATTTTATAACTGGTACAATATCACAAAAAATCTTTCCAAGTTTTAGGTTCTCTTTCTGTAATTACTTTAAAAGTTGTATCGTCTTCTTTAATTAATTTACAATTGTCTGGAACTTCAATGGTTATATTTTTCATAAGTTATTTAAATAATTAATTCTATTCTCCATATTAGACTTCTTAAAATTTTTATTCTCTCTAAGTTCTTTAATATATTCTAGTATTCTCTCTATTCTATGTTCTTTTAATACTTTATATAGATATTTATCAGATGTTTTTATAAATTCTGGATATTTTAAAGTAAAATAAATTTTAAGGTTTGAATCATATAAACATACTAAATCATCTACATAGTTATATTTAACGTCATTCTTTACTTTTTTTCTAAGTTTCTTAAGAAGTTTTGTTTTCATGTTTAAAATGTGAAATTAATTCTTCTACTATTGTTCATAAAGTTTCTTTTCAGATGGGTGGAGATAGTATTCAATTCCTCTAACTTCTTGCGAAGTTCTGAAGTATTTCCGGATAAAACAAGGTGTAGTAAACATAAGTAATTTCCTTTAGAATCTTTTTCTTTTTAACTTTTAAATAACTGATAATTTTTTCAAATAATCAATGATTAAAACCATATTCATTATCCCTAGGCTATTCTCCAAATAACTCATATAAGAATCTAATATATATTGATCGTCACGGTCTCCCTTAAGCCAAGCGTTTACAGTATCTTTATACTCATCCATTTGCTTTTGATATTCTTCTTCATCATAAAAATCTTCAAGTGTATATGATTCAAATCTAAATATTTCAGAAAGAATATACTTACATTCATCCAAAGAAAGTTCTCTTTTAAGAATTAATCCTTTACCAACTTTTCCAGTTGTCATTTTAATGATTCCGAGATTATAACTTTCCATAAGATATTTTATTTATAATTATTAATACTAAATATTACTTTTATTTTTCCTAAATTTCTTTTTTATTAATTCCTCCGAATCAGTTTCAATATATCCATTATCATATAACCATTCTTCTGGAGCTCCTATTAAATCCATATACGTAAATGTATTAGACTTTTTAGGAGCTATTGTCTTTTCCGGAATATATGTCTTAGATTTTAAAGTTTTACTATCTTGAATTGAGATAATATTACCTTCCCGTTTATATAATAAAACTTCATAAATAAATTCTTCTGTAGGATATATATAAGAATTATTCTTCTTAAAAATTCGGGACATTATCTTTTATTATTACGTGGAGATTTAAACCATGTAAGAACAAACGAGGGATCTTCTTTAAAATATTTAGCAAATGTTTTTAAATAAGCATTACAAATTTCTTGATTCATTCCTTCTACTCTATTACATTCAACGAATATAAAAGGACGTTTACAAGCCTTTCCGTATGCTATCTTCTTTCCTAACTCTAAAGAATATTTAGCCATATCCTCCTTTCTTGCTACAGAAATCCCGAAACGAGTAAATTTTCCAGATGAGTTTGAGATGGTTACAGCACAGATAATAAATTTTCGTTGACACCCATTATTATCAGTAAAAACATCTTCTACATATTGTATTATTTCTTTCATTTTATTTATTATTTAAATTTTCAATAAATACAGTTGCAAAAACATCTAAATTCATATTTATCTGATCCCAGACATCTATTTTAAAGTATTTATCTTTTACAGAAGGCCAAGGAGAAATTAGAATTTCCCACTCACATCTAGCCCAAAACATATACATACCTTCTTTCTTTATAAATTTTTTACACTCTTCTAAATCAGAAGATTCAAATTTCTGCTGTCTTGCACATCCTAAGAAATAAGGCATTACATCATACTGCTCTAATTTAGTAGAATTAAAATCTACAATATATACATACCAACTTTTCATTAATTATTAAATTTAAGTTTTAATTTATTTAAAATAGAAAGATCGTATTTAATAACAAAATACTCTCTATCTATTCTAAGTGTTATTTCTTTATTCTTATTATCATTTAAGTAAAATAATTCTACATCATCTAGATGAAATCCAAATGGAGTAGTGGTATAGACTGGTTCTTTGTATACTCCCGTTTTATCCGCTTGTTCAAGCTCTTCCTTATTGATTATTACTTTTATTTCAGCAATCATTTATTATAGTATTTAAATGATTAATAGTGTCTTTATATGCTTTTATATATTCTTTTAAGGAACATTCGTTTAACTTTTTATCTGTTAAATGATGAGAAAGAGTTTTGAGGATTGTAGGCATTGATATATCATATCCTTCTAATATCCAATCCTCTCTCTCTAAACTCTTTCCGGAGGTATCTTTTTTTCCTTTATTTATAATCTTCTTTAGATATAGATCATATCTAGCAGGAGATGAACCTTCTTCTATTTTAAAGTCGTTTTCTATTATTATCATATGTAATAAATTAGTAAATATTCTATTTCAGCTGCTATACACAGATTATTATAATTTTTATAATAAAAACTCCTTTTACTTATTTTGATATAGATTAGATCTAGTTAAACATATATTAAATGTCTAATAACCAATGAGTATATAACGCTTTTATATAATCCCAATCTATTTTCGGTAATACTGATTCTTGTCCTAGATCCTTAGGAATAATATCAAATAAAGTATCTGGATTATTTGCATCTAAATTTCTTATTATATTATAGGAAGATGATATATTATTGATTGTTTCAAAATATACCATTAATAAACCAGAACACTTTAACCATATCAAGAAATCGTTTAATGTCTTTTTAGTCTTCATTATCTTTTAAATCAATTATTGATGAATGTTGAGCTAACATATCCGCGAAATTATTTCCTTCATCTTCCTCATGTCCTTTAACCCACTCAAGAGATAATTTATAATGAGGTAATAAATCAATAACTTCTCTCCACAAATCTTCATTCTTTTTATCTTTAAAATTAGTCTTTATCCAATTATAAATCCATCCTTTTTTAATCGGATTTAATACATATTCAGAATCAGAATATATAACAACTTCGGAGTTAAATGGGAGATGTTTCAATGCTGAAATAAATCCCATTAACTCACAACGATTATTAGTTGTATTCTTAATTCCTTTAAATACGTATTTAATAAGATTCATATCGGAATCATAAAAGACTACTGCATATCCTCCTTGTTTTCTGGAGGCTCTGTAAGATCCATCTGTATAAACTATATATTTCATATTTAATAAATGCAGATATAGCTATAATATATCCGGTAATGAATATAATATACTTCATTCTAATCCTTTAGCACATTCATAATTTCAGATTCCGGAAATTCTCCTGTTTCTAAATTGAATAAATTATATGGAACTATATACTGATATCTTGCACTTATCCTTTTTGGAAAAGTTGTAGTTACACATTGATTTCCTTCATATGTTCCTATTGACCAAAATGTTTTATTATTTGATGCAACTACTAAAGTTTCGATTAGTAACTCTTTAGGAACATCCACCCAGTCTAAATAAGAAGAGTGTTTAAAAGGTGTTAAAAATATAGATCTTCTACTACTAAATCCAAATTCATCTAATGTATCTATGTGATAAGGTGGAGTAGATGTATATACCTCAATATTACGTTTTTCTAAATTCAATTTAATCTTGCAATCTCCAACATCCTTATAATAAAACATTCTATTAGATATATTTAATCCTGCTAATCTAGAAAAGATATTTATTCTATATCCAGAATCAATAAAATAAGCCTCCCAATCCCGTTGGTCTTTTTTAGGAAATAAGATACATTCAGAAGCTTCAAAAGATGAATGTTGTCCATATTTATTTAGTATAATATTTCCTGGAAGAATTTTAATATAATCATTCTCAAGTATTTCTACTGTACAAATTCCAGTAAGTATGTTATAATACTCAAAATCTTCTGGAAATCTTTTTATTATTTCTGCTATATTTATCATAATAATTTCTGAAATATTGCTATAGGAATTAACAATAGACCGAACATCATTAGTATTATGGCTATAAGCTTTTCAAATTCTCCAAGCTCTAACTCACAATAATTCTCAGCATGGTAGTATATACCCCATGACAATAATAATAATATAAAACCTACAATAATATACATTTTATTATAATTTATTTAAAAGATCTTTTAATCTTTCCTTGTTTACAATTACTTCATCAAATGCTCCGAATTTACATTTTCTATTAAATAAATATCTAATAGCGATCTTTAATCTCTTCCAAAAACTCGCCTCCGGATTTAAATAATATTCTATATAAATCTCCTCCTCTCCTTCATAAGAGATGAAGCGAATTAAATGTTCAGAGCAATTACATTCACATTCTAAATATATAATATCCATTACACAAACATTTCATCAATTTTAAATAATAACTCTTCAGTTGTTAAATCTAAATCTAACTGATTCTCCTCAATAATTCTATTTATATCCGGAAGCTCTAAATTAAGAGGAGTGATAGATAATATTTCAGATATAAGAACTCTTGTAGTATCTAAAACCTCACACATCTCCACACAAAATTCCTTATAAGGATTTAAAATTTCTTGGAATTTATTATATGAAAGTATTTCTGTACTCATAATTATATATAAAAATCAGTGAGTGGAATATTAACTAGAGATACTTCCTTATCCTCTGGAATATCTGCAAATAGATCTATATATTTAATCGGATATAATTTACTTGTCTGAATTACATCTCCCTGAGGGAATTCACGAGATTTTACTACTATAAAAGTAGTATTATTTATGGTACGTTTAACTGCTTTATATACATTGGTCTGAGTTAAATATAAAGCTTCTAAATATGCTATATAATCGTATAATTCCCCAAATGTATGTTTTCCATCCGAAATAAATCTAGTATCAATTTTGTCAGATAAACTTGAAATGATACTATTTAAATATGTAGCTTTAGTAACTCCTTCATTCATATTTTGTGTATTTTAATATATAAACATCTTTTTACTTTTAACACTATTTAAATCAAATTTGGGATCTAATTTATATCTAAGAGAATTTAAGAACGATTGATCGCTATCAAGCTCATCTCCTATATAAACCATTCCATTAAATTCTGGTGAGATTATATCGAATAATTCTTTTATAGATAAATTGGGATAATCTTTAGTACTTCTCTTGTTTAAAGTATCTTTTATCACATTTAAATTATATTTATCCCCATTCCCCTCTATGTAATAAATAGGATGAAGCTTTACGGATGAGATGGACCAATAACCAAATCCGGAAGATTTTAATACCATCCATCCCATCCAATTTACTCCAAATTTACCGCTTGTTTTAAATACTCTATTCCCCTTAAGATCTATTATATCGGAACTCCCTTTAATAGTTCTTCCGTATATAGTCTTAGTAGATTTAAAATATTCCCAAAACTTTTTTCTGGCGGTTATTCTCATGGATTAATAACTCCTAGAAGAGTTAGTATTATCAATATGACTCCAAAAGCTATCACCCCAGCACTATCTTCATTCTTATGTTCTTGCATAATCTTAAGTATTTATATTAAACAATGTTTTTAAATTCTTTGATAATTTAATACATTCTAGATCATGTAAATGAAACCATTTACAAGAAACTAGATCTTTTGGAAGGTGTATAAATTCCGGGATATGATCTAAATTAATAGAGTAAAAATACCTTTGTTTCTCTAAATCATTATCCCTATCAATCATTATAAACCTCTCTCTCCGAAACCTGTGATTAATAGAATTTTTCACAATTCTACTTGCACAAGATTCCATTGTTTCCGCTTGAAGTAGTGGACCTTCTAAAGAATCCCATATATTTTTATGTCTTTTTTTGAATAAGAGAATTAAATCATTATATCTAATTAATATATTTACTACCATCATGTTTGAAAATCTGAGTTTGAAAAATGAAAATAAAAAAGCCTAGAACTCCAAAAATCTATAATAGTCCAAACATACCATATCTGGAAGTTGACTTAAAAATAGTTTTAGAGTATCTAGGCTTGATAAAATAGACAGAAAGGGGTATTCTACTTATAAGCCATAGAATCCGTTTAGTTTTGAAATTTTAATATTTTACAGTCTTTTAAAGAGTTATATAAACAAAACTTTATTTATATAATATTCAGTTAAATAACTATTTGGAGTATTTTTCATATCTTTTCGAATTTTTCAATATTTATTGAATGAAAAGAAAAGTCCAAACAAAATTTGTCCAGATTTTTCTATAAGAAATAATCAATCTAAAAATTCCCATTATAGAATTGTTGTCCTACGAGGATTTGAACCTCAATTCTCTGGACCAAAACCAGATGTATTACCATTATACTATAGGACAAATGTTTATTAAAAATAGTTATGTATAGATTATATAATATAGCCAAAGAAAAAGTCAAAGACAAGAATCTTTTCAAGGACAAAGATTAGGACTTTAAATCTAATTATAGATAATATACGATGGTCGTAGAATTAAATAATAATCAAATTTAAATGAAGATTAGATAAAGATTCTTACTATTTTAAAAGCTATTTATATTTTTAATATACTAAAACGTGGTAGAAACTTTTAGGTTTCTAAATACTATTAGATGTTATATAATCTATACATATAAAAATACCTCCATTCCAATGAATTTCGGCATTACCTATTTTTATTTTTCTTTAGATATTATTTCTAAATAATTGTAAATTTTTTCTAACTCTTTTGGAATGATAATTTTCAAATTCTCAATTTCCTTCATTTTATTTAAAACATATGCATGATATTTAGACTGTAAAATACCTATTTCCTGCTTATATCGCTCTAATTCTGATTTATATTCTAAATTAAGATGTACTCTATATTCATGACCAAGACTCTTTAATTTAGATTTAATAGAATTTAATTCTTTCTCATGTTCTCTTCTTAAATTTTGATATTTAAGAAGTATCTTTTCCACATCTTTAACATCTACACTAGGTATCTTATTCGTAAGTAGTACTAAACTATCTCTTGTATCTGTTTCCACATTAACCTTATTATGAGCTATATCTAATAACTCTTCATAAGCTTCTTTTAATGCACCCTTTTTATGAATATACGCCCCAATTGAAGATACCAAAGCTTCGGAATATAGAAATTTAACTCTATCGGAGATTGATAATTTCCCAATTCCATATTCAAAATCTTCCTTAAACTCCTTAACCTTAGAAACTGCTTCTTCAGGAAAATCAGATATATAGTCTTCTAAAGTATATTGTGATACTCTAGTATTTTCTTGATCCTTTGCTTTTATTCCTTCACTCATCCAAGCAATGAATGCTTTTAATTCAGCTGCTTTCATAAGTTTGGAATTTAAATCAGATAATTCTGATGAATTATATCCCTCTCTAGTTTTAACTGTATTTTCAGATCCTAGTATACTAACTTCTTCTGTAATAAATGAGACATTATTTAAGGAAGCTTCTAGATCTTTCAATAACTCTCTAGCTATATTACACAAATATGTAGCGGATGTAGATGTAACTCCAACTTCTCCAAAAAATACTTTATTTTTATTACTAATTTCCATATAATTTTATTTAAATTAATATTAGGTACTTTGTAAGGAGTCGAACCTTAACCTCACATCCCTCGGAGTGCATCCGATGCACAAAGTACTATTAAATAATCAGATCCAGAGATATATAAAATCTCTTTCGCCGGGAATATATCCCAATGAAGTTTGTGCCTTAACTTCATCCCCTGTTTTTCTATAAGGCACTATAGATTATCAGAGATTTCATATAATTTCTTATATGATTGATTCCCTATAAATATTGTAGTTTTTGGAATCTCACCTTCTATATAAATAGATTGGCTCAGTGTCACCACTATCCTTTAAGGACTACAGGTTCTCTTACGAAGCGTATTTCTTGTATTTAACTTCACTGATTTTGCTACATCTAGATAGTACTAGAAGTGGGATTCAAACCCACACGGATATTACTATCCACAGAATTTTAAGTCCTGAGTATCTGTCAATTTCACCATTCTAGCATAATATATTTAATCCCACCATTCTTTCATATAATAATATCTTAATTTATTATATAAATACCACGCTTTTTCAGTTCGAAGAGTTGGGAGAATATCAATATCATATTTATCTATAGAAATAAATCTATTTATATTCTTAGTATTTACATAACCTTTAAAATCTAAATCCTCATCCCTAGCAATATCTAATAATCTCACAGCCAATTGCATCTTCGAAATTATTCTGGAATTATTAATATGACATCCGTTATCAGTAAAAAATTTAATACATTGAGTTAATTTCTCTTTTTCTACATCTAACATAAATGCCCAATCAAAATTATAATAAGCATTAGTTTTTATAAAAAATTTAATCCATCTCTTTACTTCTTTCGGGAGTTCTCTCTTTTTCATAATTAATAAATTATAAATCTAGACATATTTGTATATATAAATTATTAACAGGATCATTTGGAATTAGATCTTCTCCAGATATTTTCCGTCTTAATCTTTTCTCTATACATCTATCACATAAATACAATTTTAAATCCCACGTCGAATACAATACATTATTCCGAACTGATTTCTTATATTAACTTGCTTCTTATAATACGAAGCTACATTAGACAATTATAAGTGTATCAACTCTGCTCATACGGTTTATTAGATTAATCCGTTAGGAAATAATGCTTGTTTCTCATATAATTATTTTTATGGAAGTTCGATAAAAATGCTATCATTAACCGTACTCGATAGCTAAGTTGGGTTATACGACACCCAATAGGACTAAATTTATATGTACAATACAAAACCTATAAGTTACGTTGAGTCCTACACTAGTACTACACTCTTTATTATGCTCCTCAGGTAGGACTTGAACCTACGACTCTACGGATTAACGGTCCGCTGCTCTAGCCAACTGAGCTACTGAGGAGTTAATTTAATGATATAAGTTCCCAAACCTTATATTTTAAATTCAAGAAAGTTTTATAACATTTCTAAGTTATAGAGTTATTCTCATTACCAATACAAACTCAAAAAGATGGATCTGCTTTTAATTTATACTCCCCTTAGACATAGGATGAGTTGGGATTTATAATTAGCATGCATAATTATAAAATATAACAAACTTCTATATTCCGCGTTAAATATCTGAAGTCTATTATATAGTAGCGGGAGATGGATTCGAACCACCATCCTCTAGGTTATGAGCCTAGGATGTTACCTTTACACTATCCCGCATAGAATATAAACAAAATTATTAATAAAAGGGTGGTTACAGCTCATCTGCATTATTGCTGATTTTGATACTATCTCAAGGGCACTGAACCCACCCCAACCCTACTGTTACCCTTTTTCGGGTTAATATTAAGATATGAATTATATGAGTTTCTTTATCACTTCTTAGATTGGATTCGAACTAATATTTCCTACTGTATGTGACATTTTCACCAGTTAAACTACTAAGAAGTTGATTTAACAATAAGTATTCCACGCTTATTTTATATCTAATCCTAAGATATTAGATTTTAGGTCAATTTGGAAATCTAAAAATCTAGGTTTATTTATACTCTGTAACCAGTAGAGCTTGGAATATCTAATTATTATACACTAATTAGATTTACATATGTAAATATCTTACTCCATGAGGATAATTTCTCTATGGATGTTACCTATTTGGATTTCAGAGATTTTATATTTAAAATCATCTCTAACTGTTATCGTTTCTAACATATCTAAAGATGCGTTATCTCCTAATACTTCGATACATCTTACTAATCTTGGGCTACTCCTATTAATATTTCTCATATCTAATGGAGACTTAATTACTTTATATTTAATTAAATACTCTATAGCTGGTAGAGATAGATTTAATCCAATTCCGGATCTATTAATCACGATCTTCATAATTATTATATTTAAAAGATTATTTTTATTTATTTTAATTAATATAATTTTAAAGTATTTAAAAGATATCATTCTTATATATTTCCGAATATAACCTTTTAAATATAATATTTAATGAGAGCGAAGAGAGATTCGAACTCTCACAATATAGTTTTGCAGACTATTCCCTTAACCAATTTGGATATTCGCTCTTATTTAAATAGAATTAATGATTGATTCTAATGAAGATAATAATAATAGAAATATAAATATTCCTATTATTGTCATTATATATTTTATATCTATCTTTCTCATAATAAACAAATTTAAAAAGGAGAGTATTAACTCTCCTTAATAAGGAAGGAGATATCACATCTCATTAAATGTTGCTAATGTTAAACACTGATCATGAAAAAAATTACAAAAAACATTAATCCAGAAATTCTAAACATCAGAAATCCTGAAAATCAATATCGTGGTCCCACTAGGACTTGAACCTAGAATCTCAACATTATGAGTGTTTTGCGTTAACCTTTACGCTATGGGACCTTACATATCCTTAGATAAGATATATAATTATATACTTATCATCATATGTTTAAACATATATCATAATCATATTTCTAGCGATCTGAATATGTTGATCTAGATAATATATCATAGATCTTTATCTAATAATCCTTGTAATTTATATTATAACTCTTATCTAACAAAAGAGAAGAGCTAATATTGTAAAGAATAGATATATTCTATACATCCAAGGACTAGCTGTCTTTTTAATGTTTTGTAATAATACTATTAACGCAGTTATACATACTGCATTAAGTACTGTTAAAATAATTAATATTAATTCCATAATTTTAAATTTAAAGTTATAAATTATAGACACGACAGCTTATATATTTATTGATACTAGAGGCAAATAAGAGGTGATTAGGGTTCAAGATTAGAACTTGTCTCACCTCTTTCATTAACACAGGATTTTCCATGGTTTTACGAACTATGGAGAAAATTTTTAGTGGTGTTGTGGATTAATACTGTGAGAAGGGGGGAAATTTGTGGTTTAGAATCACAAAAATCCCATTTCTCACTTCTAATCACTTAAAAAATATTATCACTTGAAAAATATTATCACTTGAAAAATATTATCACAACTCCCTTAGTACCTAGTGAAGGAAACGAACCTTCATTAACCATTCTAGGTAAATCGAATAGGTCATATTTCAACCCATTCGATTTTTCTTTTATATATTTTATACTCTCCTGTTTCGAGCAATAGTTTTATCGCATCCTCAACAGAGAATGATTTTTGCTTTCTTGCTTCTGTAATACTCATATTACGTTCTAAATTATACTCTCTGAATAATTCCAGAGCACTTTTAATTTTCCCTACATAAATAGGATTTTCATCAGTCCAGTCCACAAGAACTGTGGAAGTATTTTCTAAAATTCCTACCTCAGACAGGAATTTTAAAATTAATCCTTCTCTAATTGGGAGAATTTTAGCTAATTCCTTTCTTATATAGGATTTCTCCATTGGATGATGTAGATTTTCTCTTTTGAGTGAGTTAAGTTTTTGACTCAGTTCTTTGTAATCTTCTTGTGTTAAATTTTTAATCTTTTTCATGATATCTTGTGTTAATTTTTTAATAATAATACATAATATAAATAAAGGATAGCATTAGCTATCCTTTATATTAAGCCTCATCCCAGAGACACAGAGTTCTTTCTGTGCCGGGAACAAAACGATTTGGGACACGTTTCACATCAATGACTTTGATCTTCTCTATGTCGTCCATGACGTCTAAGATTTCACCGAGACTTGAACATTTTCTGATCTTTTTCATAAGACCAGATTTCTCCTCATCCAGTCCGTTTACTCTGTTTACGAGCTGGGATAAAGAGATAATCAATGTTTGTGTTTCTCCCTCTCCACGAACAAAACCTTGAATTATGCGTTCCTGTCCATCTTGAGTTGTGAACGTGTATTCGGGGTTAAATGTTGCATCTGAGAGATCTACGATATCTCCTAGCATTCTACCTCCCTCTGCGTTACGAACTACTACTGGAGAGTTTAATAATTCTTTTGATAATCCTTTTGAGAATGAATTTCTACCTTTCATGGCTTTTTTTGTTTTATTTAATGTTTTTTATTCAAAGATGGTCACGGGGTGTAGGGTGTGATCCTTTTTCTTTGCTCATAATCATATTAGTTTAAAATTTCCCTCTAAAAATAAAAAATATAAAATTTTTTTTTCTAAATCCTCAACCATTTCTATTTTCACAAAATTTATCCTATCTCTTGTTTATCTTCTTACCCTTTACTATTTTTGAATTTGATAAAATTAATACTATGGAAAACTTTTATTTAACAGGAAAAATTTCAAACAAAACATTTATTACCTCGGAACTAGTCATGAGATGGGTATGTCATTTTAGAAAAAATAACATCTCTCAATTTACTAAAGATCAAATCGTCCAATGCGGTATAGGACATAATGATGTTAAGAAATATCTAAAAATATTAGAAGAAAATAAAGAAATCGAAAACTTAACAGAGAATGGATATGCGTATAAGATAAAATTAAATCTCATCAAACCTTGTTATAAATTTCTACTAGATAAAAACATTACAAAAACACACAAATTCTTTTTATTAGTATTATTAGAATATAGTAAAATT